GATGCTTGTGCATTGTGCATGAGCATTAGTCAGTTCTCATCGTGGACTGACAGAGGAAGTTTGATCCCGATCATATGTAGCAACGGCAAAGAGTCGTTTATTGACACGACGACGCCGTACTACTATAAGCCTAAGATCATTCAGTTGGGGATGTATCATGGCTCTATCGGGAGCGATCTTGCCGAAAAATTACGGCAAGTCTATTTGATTCGATCGGGTAATGAGCCCAACGTGGAAAATCGGCTGGAGCATTTGATGTCTCAGCTGAAAGGCGAGGTAACAACCGAAGAAACCTCGGAGACAGAAACAACAGAAACTGAAGCAGTTCCTGTTGTTTCTGTTACACAGACACAGCCGCAGACAGAGCCCAAGAAAAGGGCATTGTCTGTAAAGAAACTGACGTACGCTCAGATGCATCAGTTTCTTGATCTCTACAACAAAAGAGATTATGACAAAATTTGCGAGAATTTTTATGTCGCTAACAGAAAAGCGGCATATCAATATTCATACGTCGTTCGAACTGAAATAAAACGACGTGCTGAGTATGCCTTTCCATCTGGAATCGCGATGATTCCAGTTTCTAAATGGAACAATGAGCAAATAGAATCTATTCTTTGGTGTGACTACCTACGAACCACACCAAAGATTTCTGGCGTTTCGGACGCTAGACGAATATCACTGGCTTCCGAAGCTAAAACGGAAGCCAAGAAAAGAAATATAGTAGAATAGGTATAAAATAGGATACGCCGCCGACTACAACTATGATGGTCGGTGGCGTATTTTTTTATATTTTTTTTATAATTATTATATATTATTTTTATAAATTAATAAGGAGGTTATAACTCATGACGGTTACATTGTTTTATAAAATTGGTGATGCTGAAAGCTCTTATGCTGAACCAGTTTTATACGCGTACACAAATAAAAAAATATTAGCAAAAACATTTAGACAAACAAGAAAGATGGAGATGTTTATAATTAAAGAAAAAGAAATGAATGACGAAGAATTTTATCAACTGTGCTCCAGAAGATCAAGTCAACTCTTATTAAAATCAACTCTCTTGACGAAAGATTTCAGTTGTTATAATAATTGCGGGACAGTTAGCATAGTATTAACTAAACATGAAGAAGAAACTGCAGTATTCATGTCTGATAAACTTTACGAACAGATGTATCGTTCAATGACAGAGTACGCTTTGCTATTTAATGATGAGATTATGGATGCATTAAAACTCTTGGGATATTATGATTTTTATAAATTTAATAGTTCAAGTCTATATTATCAGCAAGAAATGTATGATAATTTTAATAGAATTCGGACCGACCAATTTGAAGTATTTATGCTTTATTTTGGTGATACAATTAAATCAAATTAATGGAGGTAATTTATCATGGGAAACATTTTAAAAGACATTAATAATCCAGACTTAATTAATCCTTTTGATATAGTTAAAGGACGTATTAAAGGAAACACTGAAGTTATATCATTTGAAAGAGTGCCAGACGATAGTGATAAAGTCAAGTCACTATTAAATATAGATAAGAATGCTGAACACATAAAAATGATTAATAAATTATCACCACCTACACATGAGCCTACGCCTAAACTTGACCCAGAAGTTTCTAAACCTGTATATGATAACACTGTAACGAGTGCACCATACGATAAAGAAAAGTTTATCTATGATTGTATCAAATTTCTGAAATTTAGAGAAGACAAATATGATATAGTCGAAGAAATAAAATCACTTATATAATATTTCGTTATAGTACACAAAAAGGAGGTATCTAATATGTACTATGATTATAATTACGAGACCCATCAATGCGAACCGGTGCCTGATTATAACAATAATTATATTGTTAAAGATGATCGCCGTCGTGAATTGGGTCGTAAAGTTGCAAATGTTACGTTTAACTTATTAAAGATTGGTCTTGGAGTCGTGATGATAAACAAAGGTCAGCAAATCATCAACGAAGCTTGGTACAATCTAGATCAGAAAAATAAGTATCGCTAACAAACGCTAGAGATTGATAGGACTTTATATGTTCCTATCAATCTTTTTTTGTATTTTCGTTCATACTTTTTTTTAAAAGTTATATATCATATTTTTGGCAAACTTTATAATTTATATAGAAAGGGGCTTTTATAATGCCAAATAAAAATAACACTAAAGATGAACACAGTGAAGTATTCCCTAAGTATTTAATAGTTGGGAAAGATTCTACTGTGGAATGTGTGGGTTATCTTGATGATAACTCACGGGTTAAAGCTTATTCCAAAAATAAGGGATATATTTTAGATGATATAGTTTGGATATATTCTGATATTGGAAAACCCAAAAATAGTATTTATCCGTACTTTTGGATAAACGATAACGGTGAGATAGAATTCAGTAAGCTGACTAAACAAATGGCTGATGTATTCTCAATCAAAAATTTAAATGATTTGGATTTGTCTGTAATGGTTAATGCATTACATGCTGATGAAGAGTTATATGATTTGAGAATAATTAATGATATGAATTCGTCTGGGGAAAAGTATATACCTACATTAAGTGAGCATGATGATTTTCTTAAGAAACTCATTAAGGCATGTATCATTAATAAGTCAATCAATTTGAATAGACTTAAGTGTAGGGTAAACGAAAAATATGTATTACCCAATATGAAAGCTGCGTTAGATAATAGCACTAAAATGTCAGTTTCATATTTTAATATGTGGGCCGAATTGCTTGGAATAGATTATCTCATAGTGGTATTTGATAATGGTTCGGATAGTATTGACCCATTAACAAAACCGATGATACTTTCATCTCAATGTGATGAAGTTACTCCTTGTGACGAAACGACAGAAGCTCTTATATCTAAATTAAATAAAGATATAAAAGAGCGTAATAGATTAAAATAAAAAATGATACTAATATTGACAAGATTTTAATGGTTTAAATGCCTTTAAAATAAAATTTAAATTGAAAGGAAGTTTGTACAATGGCTAAGAACTTTACAAGCGCAAATCAGGAGATTGGAGAATTACTGTCTAAAAGAGATAAGATTCTCGAAAAGACTGCAGGCTTTATCGCAGAGGCAGTGATGGATAGGGCTAAGAGTAAGAGTATATCTACTGGTAATAGGGATGCAACCTATAAGGACATAAACTACGCAATCAAGAATTTTAGTACCGAAGAACAGGTACAGATTCTGATTAACACAGTGCTGATGGTTGCTGCTAACTCCGGTGGAAACTCCCAGTCCTACTATAATAGCAGTTCTTCTATTGGTGATATGCTGAATAATAGAAGAAGATAACTTTATGGGAATATGTGAGACTAATATATAAAGGTCTCACATATTCTTTTTTATGAAAGGAATAAAATTTTTATGAATATCAATCTTTATCAAACTCATATTGAAATTTGTCCATATGAATTAGGTAGTGTACCAAGATTAGAAAAAATGTTATCTAAATATGATACCGTTACTCATAAATATATACCAATTGGATATTACTATGATGGGTATACTTTATATATTCCACGCGGTGTTAGTCTAGTATTATTAAAACAACTTTTTGGTTGTCAGATAACTGTAACTAATAGATGTGATGAATATGATAGAATCCCTAAGTATCAAATGCTATTTGATGCACGAGATAAAATCCAAGAAGAATCTATAGATTTTTTAACTACAAGTAGCGAAAGATTTATGAAAGGAAATTTATATTCTCAGTTTGGTTTAAATTTGGATACTGGTGATGGAAAAACATTCTGTATGATTTCGGCAATAGTATCGCTTAAAATAAAATCAATTATTATTACTCATAAAAAAAGTATTAAAGAGCAATGGATATCTTCTATATTGAATATGAGTAATGTTCCTCAAGATAAATTATGTGATATATCAGGTTCTTCCATTATAAATCAAATTATGAATGATAAAATAGATGCTGACATATATGTGGTGAATCACCAAACATTAACAAGTTATGCTCGTACAAATGGATGGGACACTATTCGTGAATTATTTAGAAAAATGAGAGTCGGTATTAAAGTAGTAGATGAAAGTCATAAGTTCTTCGAGAATTCATTAATGATAGATTTCTTTTCTAATGTTTATAGGTCTTATTATCTTACCGCTACATTTAATCGTAGTGACCCCAAGGAAATAAAAATTTATAAACTTGCGTATTCTTCATTATATAGATTTGGGGAAGAAACATTTAATTATGAAGAAAAACGTAAACACACTGTATTTATTGTAGTATACTATCATAGCAGACCATCTATTCAACAGCTAAATACAATGTCTACAGGATATGGATTTTCAACTTATAAATTTATAGACTATGCTCTCAAGGAAAAGGATAATACCATGATGAGAGTTCTAGAAAAAATCATTAATGAAACTAATCACCTTGACGGAAAAACTCTTATAATTTCTCCAAAGGTTGAATCAGTTGAATATATAGCAGACTATATAAAGGAACTGACTAATAAAACAGTTGGAACCGTCCATAGTAAAAATTCAACAGATGAGAATGCTAAAGGCAGAAATTCTGATATAATATCATCAACTATTAAATCAATAGGTGAGGGTGATGATATTAAAGGATTGCGAATATTAATAAATCTCGAACCAGTTGGTTCTAAAGTTTTAGCAGACCAACTTAGAGGAAGATTGAGAGAATATTCTGAAAATGATGATACTTTTATGTTTTATTTAGTAGATACCTCTGTTAAAGAGAGCTATATATTTCTAAAACGTATTATGCCAGTAATGAAAAAGAAATGTAAAGAAATAATAATTATGAATATGGATATATAAAAACGTAAACTTGAAAATCTTAAACGAGACTGCCGTAAAGAATCCAATTTTAATATAAATTGGATTCTTTACGGCAGTCTTTTTTTTATATACTTTTTTTTATAGAAAAACAGTTAAATAAATTAATATATAAGAAAGCGAGGGTTTTTCTATGGAAAATATACAAGAGATATATGAAGGATTATATGATATGGTTGAAAATGATGATATGTATATAGAGACTGGATCAGATATGAATAAATATAAAAGAACTAAAATATTATTATCAATATTTGTGATCAGTGGAGTAATAATTGATATAAATTTAATTATTAAAGCATTAAATAAAAAAGGACAAGAAAATTCTAATAATAAATCCTTAATAAATACTTTAGAAGCTTCAAAAAAAGAATCTTTAAAGATTCTAGAGGAGCTTAAAAAATATAAGGATATTACATCTAGAATAAAGGGAAGAGACCTTACTGATGCTGAATGGAAAACAGCAAATGGATTATGTGAAAAATGTAAACGTGTTAATGATAAAATTTTAAAAATTGAAGAAAAATTAAATCTCAAAGTTAGAATAACTAAAAGAAACGAAAAGAAAATTGAGAAATATAACGAGAATTTTATGAAGGAATGGGATAAAAAATATAATAAAATCGTTAAAAAAGAAGATGATTCTAATGATGATGAATCAGATAGTAATACCGCTGAACCTACAAAAAAATCTCCTGATAAATCATTACTCTTTACATCTGCTGCAGACGATCCTATTGCTTCAGTATTTCTTTCATTACATCCTACTGCATATTTATGTGAAATGACAGATGAAAGTGTTCAAGAAATAACTACCAGTTTCTTAGAGTTTGCTGATTCTATTATGACTGATAATCGTGAATATGTTGAACGGTATAATGCTAAACATGAATTCTATACAAATATTATTTTAGAGAAAGCTGACAGACGCGAGATTGATTATGAGAAATGTGCTGAACTATTAGAATCTGTTGATACATTCTTTAAGATATAAAAAAATGAGATGCCTAATATAATTAGGCATCTCATTTTTTATTCTTCTCTAGTAATTTCTATATAAATTTTTTCTTTTTTATCATATATTAATACTGAAAATTTATCAGGTACTGATTTTCTTAGTTTATTAATTACTTTTTCCGTTTTAATATTAGCTATTCCTACTTCAATCTTTAGTACTTCATATTTACTCTCTTTATATTTTAAACTATAAATGTAATCGCTATATTCTTTTAGCATCCAATATGATGCTACAAACTTCCGGTATTTATTTCCAATAATGTCCTCTAACACAGAGTAGTCATTATCGGAAAGAACCGATATATATTCAGTCATCGACTTCTTCATAGTTAATTCCTTCCTTTAATTAAAACTATGTGTTATTAACATCAAAGAAAGAAATTTATTTATCACTTACTTATAATCCGATTCCGTATTGATTCACTTTCTGATTTTTTACTTTCTTTTTCTATTTCTTTACTTTCATCCATCAATCTATTTACACGTGCTGTTCTCAATTCAAGCAGTCGCCTAAATGGTAATTCATGTAGAATTTCTGTTAATGACAATTCGCCTTTAAACAAAGCTATTGTTGTGTCTAGAAATCTTGCATGTTCTCCACATTGACGTTCGTACTCAGCAACTGTTGAAATGTCTGAAAAACCAGCTCATCCATTGTCATGTTAAGATCATGTGTTACGTTACCACAATGAGGACAAGTAACATCACCAAATGAGAAATACGAATTATATTCTCCAGCAAACTTATTAGTTATTGCTGCAAGAATCTTAAAATCAGAAGGGTCAATATTATATATGGCATCAAGGATTTCTTTGTAACCATTACATGTAGTATAGGTACCATCTTTATTGGGAATCATAATAGACTTAACCGTAGTAAGGAAAAGAATATTATTTTTATATATTTCTGAAACATTTTCACCGAATGACTTTTTGAAATTATCTTCATCAAGAACCGGTATAAAGTTATATAAGAAATCGTATGCAGAAATTATGCCCATTTCAACAACAAATTTGCTATTGGGAAGTCTTACATATTTAGAATTTAATACAGCAGAATTTTTACGAATATTATCATATTCAACAGCAGGAGCAGTTGCAATCTCTTTCATCTTTTCTAAGAATTTAGGTGTACACTTTTCAAGTCTAATTACAGATCTTGTATTGAATGTCCAGCTAAATCCCTTTTCACAAGTTTGTACTCCACAACGTAATTGAATAGTTTGTGTTTCACTCTGGGTTGCAACATATAACCCATATAAAGCCATAGGTATATCAACATATGCAAAACCTTTAAGGAAATCTGTAAAGCTTTCAAAAGGTGCAATATTGAGATTTGTGAGTTTATTATAAATAATACTAAGTCTCTTATAATACTGGTCAAATGTTACATTATCCATTGAAAGTGCTATGTCTGACATTTCACCATAAGTAAGGCCCTTCATCTGTGCTCTAAAGCCAGAAGCAGGGAAACATATAGTAGTCTTAGAACTGGAGAGTTGATATTCCGAGATAGACTCCTGGAATGACTTATTACTCTTATTTTTAATAACAGATTCAATATCGACAAATTCAATTTCAGTGAGCTTGATTTCATCAGCTTCAATAACCTTTTGTTTTTCAATATCATTTAATATAAAATCTGTACCAAGGCCTGTCTTATCAATAAGAATCTGAACAGTTTTTTTCATCTCTTCATCTTCAGCATTATCTTTTTCATCATTAGTTTTGGATTCATCTGAAGATGCGTCTTCAGATTTAGAACCCTCTGATGATTTTTGTGCATTGGTGTTGTTGGGTCTTGACGCACCCTTGATGTCAAATGCTTCGTCACCCTCTTTTCTGAGACGGATAAACTCAGGTTCAAGAAGATTACCATCCTTATCTGTATAATTAATCGAAGCAGTTCCATCATCATTGATTTTAACAGAATCAAGTTCCAACATCATCTTTGCGAAGTCTGCTTCGTTTTGAGGATGCTTAATTACAGTAACATACTTACGTTTTTCAAAGCTCTCGTCAAGCTCTTGTTTACGGGCTTCAAACTCCTCAATTCTCTCTTCATCTTCAAAAACAGAATGCTTTAAAGGCTTCTCCTCTAAATCAGCTTTTGAAACAATAGCACCGAGGCCTCTCTTATTCTGAGCCTGCCTCATCTGCTCTATGGAGATAAGGGTTTTTCAGCTTTCGGTTTTACTATATTAGCTTTTTCTTCAGGGGTTTCTTCTGTATTTTTTTCGAATAATGAATTAAGATCCATGTCTTCATCACTATTGCCACCAGATGCAAAAAAATCATTATTGGTAATTTCATTATTGCCAGCCATATGAATATAGCCCTCCTTTAAGATTTATATAATTTGAGTTTCCTCAGGATTGGCAGTAAATTGATAAACAATTTGACCTTTTTCATTTAGAGTAATACCCAATGATATTGATACTTTCTTTTCTTGAATTATAACCGGTAACATAAAAAGAAGCATAGTTCTTCCTTTATATGTAGTTACCGCAACATCAATATCACCGCTTTTTATATAAGGTATAAAATCTTTACACTGTGATGCTAAAGCTAACTTCACATCTTCAACATCAATTTGATCTTCAAATAAATAAAGTTTTTCTCCAATATTCATTCCAAGTGTTGGTAAAGATGGATAAAAACCGGGTTTTCCTAAAAGGACTGATAGTATGTTTTTAACGAGGGTTTCACTTTCGTTTAAAACTTTTCCTTTTTTAAAGTTATTGAGCCCATAAACAGGATCCACTGGCATATAATCATTCCTTTCTTTATTTACACTTGTGATTTTAACACAATGTAAATTATATGAATTTTAATTTTTTATTATTTAATAATAAAAAATTAATGATGGGTAATACAAAATATTACCCATCATTGTTATTTATCTTTTATAATACGCATTTTTTTCATATAACCGTACATATTTATCAACTTTATTATGAAATTCGTTGATCAATTTGCTATATTTTTGTTTATACATATTATAAGCATCAACAGGATTCATGCCACTAATTTCTCTCATCTCACCCTTAAATCTATTTTTCTTACGTTGCTTTACAGCGTTTCCTACTGCTGTTCCTGCAGTTGCTAATCCAAGTAACGTCACCTCGGTCATTAAACTATCATCTACTGATTCAAAATCATCCCATTCATTATCTTCATTATCCCTTGTATAAGATTTATTTAAAGATTTATTTATTAGTGTTTTTATCGTGAAAGATATTCCAAATATTAATGCAGTTTGTTTCATTAATGTTACAAAATATGCAGATGAATTATCACCTTTATTAAGTTTTACGCTATTAATCATCCTATAAGATTCATCAATAAGATCATGACATTTTTTAGCAGTATCTTTAACTTTATCTTTATCATCAGGGTCACCTTTTTTTGCTAATGCTTTAAGCTTTGATAATTCTGATTTAATTTCAGTTTTACATTTTTTATATTGAAATATTACCTCATCGTTACCTGATTCTGACATATATATATTTTCCAAAATATTTTCCATTAAAGTATAATATTTATCTTCAGATAAATATCCGTTTTCATACGATTCTGTGATATAAACAAGATTCATTTTATTAACCATAATTATTTCTCCTTTGTTTGCATTTTGTTTTATATTAATCTTCATAATAAATATTTATATCTATGTTATTTTTTAATAAAAAACAGATATTTAATGAGAAATAATTATTGAAAGATGGTGATTAGATTGTCTACAAAGCGAAGAGTATATTGTAAATTTTGTAATAAATTCTATTATGATGTTGCAGATTTAGTTGCACATACTGAAAAAGAACACCTTGCGTTAATTCCTGAAGATATGGATGCGTGGCAGTTTTGTTATTTCGTAAGAACTGGTAAATCATCAGGGTCTTGTGTTGTTTGTAAAAAACCTACAACTTGGAATAATAAAACTCATAAATATAATAGATTTTGTAATGACCCTAAATGTAAGCAAAAATATATAGAGACATTCCAAAAAAGAATGATCGGAAAATATGGAAAAACTAATTTACTTAATGACCCAGAACAACAGCGACTAATGCTGTCTAAAAGAAAGATAAGTGGAGAATATATATGGCGAGATCATGTTACTAAATCTGCGTATGTTGGGTCGTATGAAAGAAGTTTTTTAGAATTCTTAGACTTAACAATGCATTTTGATCCTAAAGATATAATATCGCCTTCTCCCCATACATATTATTATATATATGAGGGAGAAAAGCATTTTTATATTCCAGACTTTTTCATTCCTTCATTAAATCTTGAAGTAGAGATAAAAGATGGAGGAACCAATCCTAATATGATGCAAAAAATCGTAGAAGTAGATAAAGTAAAAGAAAAACTGAAAGATGAAGTTATGTCTTCTAATAGAAGTACGTTTAATTATATAAAGATAGTTGATAAACAAAATGAAAAACTTTTAAGGTTTTTAGAAATAGCTAAAGAAAGATATTATGATGAAAATAACGAGCATATTGTAATGCTATAAAGAAAGGACTGATAATATGCTTGATAGAAACGAAAGAATATTTAAAAATGGTTTGTGTAATGGTAGCTGTGAAAGAAGAAAAATTTATTATGATCATTTATATTCAGCACCGATTAGTATAAGAACCTTTATGAGAGTATATTCTCAAGAGCATAATGAAATGATTGACACAATGCATTTCGAACGAATGATAACAAAATGGTGCTCTTTTAATCATAAATTACCGATTCAAGTAAAAAATGAAATTGATAGAAATATTAATAGCCCCACTTATTCTAAATCAGAATTAATAAAATTAATACTTTACATAAATAAAGTATGCACCGATTATGAAGATTTTTTATCTTTTGTAATTTTTGATTTAATACCGTGGAAAATTGAGGAATATGAATTGTATAATAAAGAAATTAATAATTTTGAAGATATTCAATGCATTAGTGATAATTATACTAATAAACTTTTGTCATATATTAATACATTTATGACAAACGCCAAAATTGGCGGTTGTTTTAATGCATATTCATTAGCCTGTCTTTTATTCCTATTATTTACAGAAGTTGGGGATGATTCTGGTTCGAATGTCGGTCTGACTATTTTTTGTAAACCATACGTAAATTATTTAAGATTATTTAGATTTGATTATGCATATAGCTTAGAAAAACATCTAAATACATTATCTGAAAAATATCAAAATAAAGAAATAGATAGCTTAGATGTTTTACAGAATGTATCAGATATAAATGATGATGATTCTGAAATGTATTTTTCAAAAAAAGGTGTGTATAGAGAATCAATGTATAAAGATATAGTAACTTTTTCTAATGATGAATATCAGATATTCGGAGAAAAAGTTTATGATGGCGATGTTACAAAATTCATCTATCAAGTTGAAAGATTGACTCCTGAAGAAGTATGGCATTATATGGGTTCTGATATAAGAATTGATTTTGATTTATCTGAGAATATGTTAGGGTTTATAAGGTATAATCTCAAACCATATGAATGTATAATAAGGAGCATTGAGAATCATATCAGACGTCATATAGTTAAAATAGATGATAGGGTATTCTTATTATTTAAGATATACAATGATTCAGAAAATATTTATGGTATATCTTTAACATCATATAGAGATGATGATGGTGAAGAATACCGTGATATTTTACAAATTAAAATGGATGATTCTGATTATAAATTAAAAGTAGGTGATATTCATGATAACGGATAAAAAAAGAAAACAGATGGAAGATTTAATATATAAATTCTTCGACGCTTTTGATAAATCTGGAACTAATACTAAGAAATATAGAAACATATTTGAACCTATGAGTAATGAGCAGTTTGATTCATATTTTAAAGCATTTTTTGAAAATGAAAACGCTTATCTTATTTTAGATATAGTAGATTATGAACATACTATGACATTAGATGATATCGAACGTGCAGCTAAAGTTATAAATGTTCCATTATTTGAAGATGTATTCATGCCACATTTAACTATGGATAAATCTCATGTTATTACTACAAAAGAACCTGTTCCTGTTGGATACATTAATATAAAGAGGACTCAACAAACAGTAAGTAAGAAAAATGGTATTTCAACAAATATAGATTCTCGTTCTTCTATTACTGGTCAAGTTACAGGTGGTGATAAGAATGGAAGAGAGTCTGATCTTGAAAACTTTATGTTACTTTCTTTAGGATTAAAAAATACATTAAGAGAATTAAATGGACCCAGAGCAGATGACTTACATATGAAAGAAGAAATGCTTCGAGACATATCTCTTAATGGTTATACTACTATGGAAAATTTAGAAGATGATGTATTAAATAAAACTACTTTAAATACAACATCAGTATATTTCCTAGGTATGGGATTAAATACTGATTTAGTCACTAAAGGTCTTATGTTACCTAAAGAACTTAAGGATGAATTGTAAATTATGGAAGAAGTTATATCACGACGAATAGTTTAGTGAAATAATTAAAAAATGATCACAAAGTGCTAAAACAAATATATAATAATTCTACAATTTGTAAGTTTTTTATAAAGGAGGTTTTAATATGGGTCAAACTAATCCCCAACGTCCAAATGTTAACCAGAGACCTGCTGCTAAACCGCCAAGTAATAAAAAGAATACAAAATTAACAACTACTAAAAAGTTAATGGCATATATAGTAGTTAACTGTACAGTGATTGAATTGTATACAATGTTTATTGTATATAAATTTCAGGAAGCTGCTATATTAGAACCTTTAATATCAGCGGTTGTTGCAGAATCATTTTCATTTTTTGTATATTGTTTAAAATCATATTTTGAGACTAAAGCCGAAAAAAATAATGATTTAGCATATTATCGAATAAATAAAAGATATCAAGATGAACAAGATAGTCAAGATAATATTAACGATGATAGTTAACATATATAATTAATATAATAAAACAATTTATATAAAAAAGAACACGCTACTCACCAAAAAAAAAATAAAAGAAATGAGGTTTTTATTATGAGTACTTTTGACGAGTTAATGAATCAGCTTAATGATGAAGATGATACCTTTGAATCAGAATTATTATCATTAATCGATAATGATAATAGTATGTATAGTGAAGCAAATATCGATAAAGATGCTGTTGCGGATGCTAAAAAGGTGTATAACAAAGCAAAGAAAATAAAGAAAGCATGTATTATAGCTCTTGGATTAATAGCTGCAATAATTGCTGGTGCTGCTATATATAAGAAAGTACAAAAGAATAAAAGATTGAAAGGCATGCACGATAGCTACAAACAAATAGCGGATATGGATAAGCGAATGATATCGCAAAAATTTAATGATCAGCGTGCGGCTCAGTATGAGGGTGCAAAGCAGGAAGCTGAAAACTTAAAAAAACAGGCAACACACTCAGCTAAGATACTTCAGCAGTCTATAGATGACTATAGTAAAGCTGTTAAATCTGGCAATGATCGTACTTATAGCAATTGGCTTACTGTCGCTGAAGGCCGAATAGCGCAGGCTAAAGATATACTCAAAAAAATAGCTAACTTAGGCGAAACTTTTGATGATAGTAAAATTACAAATCTTACTGATAGATTAGAGACATATATATCCAATGATAAAGACATTGAAAAGTTTATAAAATCGTCTGCAGATACTGTATTATCTGGATATAATGATTTCATGGAAAATGCTGTAACTGAATATTTAGATGACAACATTTCATTTACAGAGCTTTGTGCTCTTAGTGTGAAAGCTTCACAAAAATTCGATGACTCATCATATAATGAGTCTGCATACAATGATGAATATTCACGTATTGTAGATTCCATTTGCGAGAAATACAATAATGATGAACTTAGTCCGGATGATACAGTATTACTCTTAGAAAAGGCTGCAGAAAAATATTTAGGATGATGATTTAATCATTTGATATTTATAATAAAAAGGTGCTGAACAAAGTAAATTGTTCAGCACCTTTTTAATATAGACGATACCATATTGCTTTTAGAAAAAGCTGTATAAAAATATTTAGAGATGGATTTAATGACATTCTATTAAGAACACATGTTCGTGAAATCTAAATAAAGTGAGGTTTTTAAGTATGGATACTTTTAATGTTTTGACATATCAACTTAAAAATGATGAAGAAGATACTTTTGAATCTGAGTTATTGACAATTATTGATGATGAATATGATATGTATACTGAGTCAGAAGACATGACTCCCGAAGATGTTGAAGAAATAAGAAATAAAGCTAAGAAAATAAAAAGAAAACTCATAATTGCTATTTCTATTGTAGGAGTTATAATCTTATTAATAAAAAGACATGAAAAACGTAATAAACAAACAGAAGCAGAATTAACTCTACTGCGTACCGAACTTATAGAGTTAGATAAAGATTTTGGTGATCTTATAAAAAGTAAACCTGAAATTACGTATACTTCAAAAAAAATATCAAAAGATGAAGAAAAAGTTCAAGCTATTAAAAGTGTTTCGGGTTGGTATAGATCGTATTGTCAAACTTATGAAAATTTATTTAATCGAGCGGCAATACTTACTGAACAAGTAAATAAGTACGGCTCTAAATTCAATGATGCAAGTATTGCTAGTAAATTAAAGAATATAAAGATAGAACGAGATCATAATAAAAGTGCAACATTGCAATTTACAAAAAATAAATATAAAGAAGATTTAGATACTAAATATACACATGGTGGAGATATGATTGATAAAGCACTTAAACATGCACGATATAAAAAAGATAAGTAATTGATAATATTATTCATTAAAATAAAAAAAGAAGAGAGAAATAACTTTCTCTCTTCTTTTTATTTATTTCTCATACTCTTATCCATAGCATTTAGTGCATCTAAGCAAAATCTTAATTTTGCTTTATTCTCTTCAAGTTTTTTAGTTAATTCTTCTTTATATTTATCATAAACTTCATCATACTCATCTGTTAATTTACAATCACTAACAAATCTTCTGCTTAAATTAGAATACGAAAATCTCCTGCTATCTTTATTAAGTTCCTTATATTTAACTAATACTTCTTTCATTAATTCTCTATTAGTATAAGTTTTATCTTGAAATTCTATAGTATCATCCATTTTAAGTCTACTAACTTTTTTAATAATTTTTTTAGGAAATATATCTAGTCTTTTTTTAAGAAAAACTATATTTCCATCTATTAAAACATTTATCTTTTTTAAATATGTTTTTATATCTTTTTTCATAATAAAAAATCCTCCATATACGTCTAATTAAAACAATGTTTTAATATACCTTTATTATGAGAGGTGATATAAACAATGAATATGTCAAATGTGATAACTCGTATTAAATTAAATTTAGGATTAATGGCAATAGCAACTCCTTTTGAGAATTTAGACGAGACTATAAAAACTATAATTACAGATATAACCATACCAGTTTTTTCTTTATATAATCCTTGCAGAGATACAATGACTATTAAAACAAGTGATTTAGATAGAATAGAAAAAACTGACCAATATGAAGTATTTTTACTTCCTGAATTTAAAAATAGAAAACTTTTGCAAGTAATAGATGTAAGATATGCCGATTCATGTTTATCTGGTTTAGGATATTATGGTGGTGGTATGCCATTAATGACAGGAAACCTGATACACCAAACATTACTTGCAAATGCTGGAGCACATTTAATAACACAAATGATGCCAAAAATGACATTTAAATATGAACATCCAAGAAAGCTATTTCTTTATAATATGTATAGTAGCTCTACTATAGTATTAGAACTTGGATTTGAACACGATAAATCATTAGCAAGTATACCAGAAACCGCAAGAGAATCATTCATACATTTAGCATTGTTAGATGTTAAAGCAAATTTATATCCTACAATGAAAATGTATTCTGAACTTAATACCGCAATAGGAAATATAAATCTTAAATTAGATGATTGGCAAAATGCTGATTCTGCTAGAGAAGAATTGATTAATAAATGGGATGATACATATCATCTCGATCTTCCTCCAATGTATTATATTTAAAAAAAATGAGGTGAAAAATATATGGGTTTTAAAAGATATACAGTTCCGATGTATTCAAATCCAAGAGCTCAATTGTATAATAATGATAGTAGCTATAGTAATAATACAGAAATTAATGACATTACCGAACACGGACTTCAATCTTCACATATAAATAAATATCCATTATGGAAATCATTACTGACCGTACGTTATGAACATCCGGATAGTATTTTGTTAGATAAAGATAATATGAATTTTCATTTACGAACTGTGTCAGGTAGTACTCGCGTTGATAATCATGGTGATGAAGAATATTACCGGTTTGCTGATAATACAGATACTGACATATTGCTATTTGGTACATGGCGACGTACTTATATTAGTGGCATAACCAGTTCATCATATGCTTATGCATCGAATATTGTATTTATTGGTCATGATGGTTCTGAAACTATATCAGGCAGTCAATATGATTCATTTGATGATAACTATAGAATCACCCATGCGGCTTGGTCAGGTACTCAAAAACATGGTGCATGGGAGCTGTATGACTCCATATCTGAAATATTGTATATTAATAAAAGAACCATTGCGTTTTCATTAGCTCACCACGATATGAGTATATACGATGATGTTAAATCTCCAGGAATTATAATAGTAACTGTAAGTAATAATAATAATATCTGTATAATAGCACCCTCTAAATTTTGTGGAGCTGATAAATCTCTTACAACTGTGTATTATGGCGGTTATCCACTTTCTAGAACTGCTATCATTACTAATAAACTAAGATGCTATACTAAAAATACTAGATCAACATCATTATATTATGACACTGTACCTTTTTATTCTGAATTTGGAGATAAAACTATTTTAAATCCAGTATTAGTAAAAGCATCCGACGAATATTGTCCTGGAGTATTTTATGTACCAATTTCACAATATATAATTCCTTCAACAAATGATACATTCTTATTCATTAATAATAAAAAATATTGGTATAATGGATTTATTGCAGTTGAGTTAGATGAGGATGAAACCGAATAATTCAGAATAAAGGTGATGATATTTATATGAATTATGAGAAATTTCCGATATATAATATAAATAATTATAATATTCATTTTAACGATATAAAAAATTGGTTTGAAGAAAATGCTCCAAATTTTTTTTCAAAAATAATACTGAATGAATCAGATAATGATTATGGAGCAGGTGCATCACTTGATTTATATGATAAAATAAATGATGTTGATACCATAGTTTATACAATTTATACCGAAGAATTTGGCGCTAGCACTACATATAATTCGTATTGTAAGCGTTTACGAATTAAATCATATATAAATAACGGAAATGATACTCATGAATCATCAATTGGTAAAGAGTATTCAAGTGTCGTTAATGAAAGTGATGTATTAGAAGTAATATCTGATGGTAAATTATATTCAACCCCTGAATATTATAATGCTATTTATGAAATTACAAAAATGAGAGAGAATATTATTGGCTTAACATTAACAAATCGTGTAAAAGTTGGTGCTGATAAATTATCATCCGTTTTAATTTTTGCAAAAACTCATAGTAGTAGGATTGCATTAATCCGACCCACTATAAATTTTTCAAAAGAAGGATTATGTAAAAATTACAAGTATAATAATACTACAGGAAACTATATAAATTACGTTTCAGTATTAACATATGACACACCACTTGGTAATAATCATCTTGGATACTTATATGGGCGAGATGGACAAACAGTAACTTCATTTATGAAGTTACCTGTAGTTGGATGTGATGATTATATACCGAATGTTTTTTATTTACCATCAACATCAGTGAGATTAAAACCTGATTCAGAATGTACATTACATATAGGAAATTTTGAGTATTATTACAACGGAGTAATTGCAGTTGAATTACTCTCGTAATAAAGGATGTGATAATGAATGTTTTATGAGAAAAAGAAAGTATTGAGAAATGATGCTAGTGTTAATAGTATTCGTACATGTTTACAAGGCATGAATGACGCATTAAATGAATATTATAGTAATTTCATTGTAGCTGATTCATACAATTGTATCAGAATCACTGATACCGATAATAATAATATCTTAGAAATTGGTGCTAATTCAACTTATTCCAACGCCGTTCAGGATACTGAGTTTAAGTTATCTGTATACAGAAATGTTGGAACCGTTGGAACTATACAACAATCAGGAAATACGGCTAACTATGGATCAATCAGATTTCTATATAATATTCCTACAGAGTTAATATTAATAAATAGCACAACATTTGCGATGACATTAGGTCCTTTAAATGAGATGACTACTCCTGGGGTTAAAAAACCGGGATTAATTGTTATTACCAAAACTGCTAAGGGAAATATTGCTGTGATACAACCATCATATATGTTAGGTATTGGTAAAAATACTGATGATAATCCTAATGGATTATCATGTCTAACGAGGGCAAGCACTGGAGAATCATATGCTTTCACCAGTATTTTATATGAATCAGATTTAGCATATAAAACTGTAATATCTCCTGTTATGGTTAATGGTGATTCTGATTATTGTAAAGATGTTTTTTGGGTACCAATGATACAATTTAATGTAGAACGTGGAGATGACGCTATTTTAGAAATTGCTGGAGAATATTACTATTATAATGGATTCCTTGCATGTAAAATTGGGAAATGATATATATATTGAAGGGGGAATCATAAATGGCTTTTAAAAGATACCCTATTAAAAATAGAAATGAAATTGGACCTCATTTAACAGAAATAGCTGAAATGTTCATGACTTATAATGAAAATTTATTCAGTCGAATTGAAGTTATAAATGATAATACATTAGAATTTTACGGTAAAGATTTATTACCAAATAATATTTTTGATATAATTGAGAGAAAATTATTTAAAATATCTATAATTAGTAAAAGTAATAATAGGAACTATTTTCAACTTAAAATTTATACAAGTAATGGTAATGATAGTTATACACCACCTCAGCCTGTTGCTGAATCTACTATATTATCTGCTGACGAAGATACCATTTTACAATCTAATTATTATTTAAACTTTATTTCTGAATATATCCATATTAGTGATAATGCTGTTGCATTAACATTAACTAATATTGGCACAATAGATAGATTAAAAGCATCTCCCGGTGTTATAATATTTACTCGAACTGCAAATGGTAAGATTGCCGTAATATGCCCATCATATACATATTTTAATACATCACCCCCATCTGTTGCAGGAGATACATCTACTAAGAATTATTTAATATGTGCAACAATTGATAGCATGGGCCAATTATATTATGATAATATCGAATGTGTTAGAATATCATCAACTAATACAATATTTCAACCATTAGTAGTTTATGGAGAGCCTACTGATTATATTGTAGATGGATACTTTGTTCCAGTTACATCATCTAATATATTATCATATATTGATGGTATAATAACTTCTGGAGACAAATCTTATTATTATAATGGAATGATTGCTATTAAAATATAAAAAGGAGGTTAAAAAATTATGAAAGACCAAGATATGGGATTAGTATATATATCTGAAGCAGTTAGTGGAGAAAAAATGATATCCAATCTTGATTGCTATGATAAAAACAATTTATTCTACGTAGTATTTGATACTAATTTACAGTCTTTTGACGTAATAAATAGAAACCAGAGAATGTACAAAGCAGATAATATATGGGAATGTATTCAGCAAGAAAAAATTCAATGTTTACTTAGAGACGGTTGTTGGTTTGGTGAGTGGGATCATCCTACTCCTGAAAAGAAAGATGAACAACTTAGTCCTGAAAGAATCCAAAATGTTCCTCCTCTTAAGAGAGCATTTAAAATTATGCAACCTAAACTTGTGGGGAATCTTCTTCAGGGAAAGATTCAATCTGCACAGAATGATATTGGTATCAGCTTTGCTAAAGAAATATTAGCTGGTTGGAAACCTTCATTTAGTTGCAGAGCAATTGCAACACTTAAACTTATTAATAATAAACCCACCGTTATTGTAAGACGACTTATTACATACGATGGCGTTTGGTATCCTTCTCATAAAGAAGCTCATTCTATCAGTGGAATAAAACCTGTAAATAAAGTTATTAATACTGTAACAGAGTCAGTTAATGATATTAAAAATACATTTAAAGATATAATGATACCTCTTAAAGAAATTTTAGAATCTGTTGGGAAAACAGATGTTAATACTCAGATGATTATGGAGTCGTTTGATTTATCCATAGATTCATTAATAGGTATTGACGACACGCATACTAAAGCAATTATTAAAGATAAAGATAACATGATATATGCTAATATTAGTCCTGAAACTAAACATAAAGTTGATGATTTCTTTAACTCATTTAACATATAACTATACTAAAGGCATAGTACATAATTTGATGTACTATGCCTTTTATACTATTTAAGTTAATAACAAACAGTGTGATAAAAATTTTAAAGAAAGAAGGTATTTAATTATGCTTGCAGCATTAATTAAACAAACTCGTTATTCTGATATAGCCTTTAGATTTGAGGTTGTTGATATTATCGATATAGATGATAAAAGAAGTCTTGAAGCTGTAAGAAGATTCACAAATTCAGATTATGCACTATTTGTCAATAGCACCATAAAGATAGGTATGTCGTATGATCCTGAAACAGGAATAATATACGATGATAAACATATCAGAGTTTATCCTCCCCAATCATCAGAGGAACGACTTGTTGATCTTGATAAAGCTGTTAAGAAATTAACATTTGATGTTGATATTTACTCCCCCGATATTTCTATTAGCGATGCTAAAGATTATCTTATTAGAAAGAATAAAAACAATCTTGAAAATTATTTATATGAACACCCTCTTGTAAGAGATGGAAAAGTATATACAGTAACTTCAGATAAACAGAATCAATTAACAGGTCTTCTTAATGCATATAACTATGCAAAATCTATAGGTGTTGAATTATCTTTATCGTGGAATGAAACAGGAAAGACTTGTCAAAGATATTCATATGAGGATTTGGTTCAGTTATATCTTACAATGCTTGCATATGTTAAACCTATAGTTACATATCAGCAAGAAGTTGAATTAGATATCAGGTCTGCTGGTTCTAAAGAGGAAGCTGCCGAAGCTGATATTTATTTTACTCATTACACTCCTCCTGTAGTTCCTAGCTATGAATCTACAGTTGAATCTAGCACTCAGTTTAATCCGTTACCCGAAATAACTTCCGAGACTGAATCAATTGAACAAGTTAGTGATCCAGTTGAGGAGTTTGAAGAAATATTATCTGAAGAAATTCCTAATTTATCTGACCCGTCAATAGATGAGGATAATCAGGAAGAAGAAAATTCAAAAATTGAATGAAACATATAAATAAATTTAGACAATTTAATATTTTTATTATATATTTTTGTGTGCCTTTATCAAGGTACAATCTCTATCATAATAATGATTGAGAATTGAATGGAAGGATAACTATAATTATCCTTCCATTCATAATAAAGTGGGATGTGATATATAATGAATAATGAGAGTAAAGCTTCCAAGATAATAAGATTTATTTTGTATTCAATTCTAAAATACATAGTATTATTTACTGTTGATGGTTCAGTATATGTATTCATTGAATTATCTTTCAGGGGAAGATCACACATTTCTATGTTTATTCTGGGTGGATTTTGTGGAGTAATTATCGGTGGACTAAACAATTGGTATACATGGGAAATGCCGTTACTCAACCAAATGTTAATAAGCTCCGGAATAATAACTTGCCTTGAATACATAACAGGTTATATCGTAAACATAAAAATGAAATTAAATGTCTGGGATTATTCAAATTTACCATTTAATTTAGATGGACAAATATGTTTATTATTTTCATTCTTTTGGATTTTTATATCACTCATTGCAATAACACTAGACGATTTACTTCGTCATTTGTTATTTGATGAACCGTATCAAAAATATAAAATTGTCTAAGTAAAACGAGAAGTAAGAGATAATAATATCTCTTACTTCTTTTTTCTTTCAAATATATATTATTTTTATGTAGTAAACTGGTCATGGTATACTTTCGAAAGGAGTGTTTAATATGAAAGTAGAAACAAATGACATATTCGACTTAATGGGTCAGTATGATGTGGATGCTGACACTGAAGAGCACAAGTCGAAAAAGAAAAAGAAAGGAAAAGGTGATAAGAAGAATAAAAGTAAGAAGATGGAGCCTAAGGAGACTTTTAATCGAGAAATAGAAAATTCTCGATTGGAGATTGCACAAATGATGTGTACAATTAACGGAATAGATCCGAAGTCGTTCTTTGTAAAGACCGAAGAGGGTTTACGTTCCGAACCAATATCTACACAGACGACTTCGCTGACACGAAATGATTTTGTGTTTCGGTCACGGTTAAACTGGAATAGTAGTGCGTTATACGATATCGGCACTGCGATATTTAGATTACGATTCCTCACCGTAATGATGGAAGAAGTATCTAATAAATTACGTAAGATATCGAAGCAGCGCTATCGTTTAAGTGACGAAAAGTTGGGATTATATGAGAATGGATATTTTCATATTAAAACGACAGTAAATAATATCAGAAAGTTAATAACTGTAATGACAAATGGCATTCAGTATAGAAATAACTTAATGATATGCATCTTTGATTCTTCGTATGGCGGTCCGTCTATTTATAATCCGAAAGACCCTGAGACGAGTCCCCATAGACCTAATAAATTGAATGGACAGCTTTATGCTGGAATTCAGGAATTAATAAATGGGTTGAATCCAAAAAATCTGTTAACAGATAAAATTCTTGAAGATGATATTGCAATGTATGATGCCTTCAGAATAGCTTATATGTTAGCCACCGGTAATGATGATAATAAAAAGTTATTCTCTTTTAAAGTGATAGAAGGTCACAGAAAAAATGATGATCTTAGTCGAATCATCAAGTTGCTCGGTGAATGTATATATAGGTCTCATCATAGAGGAAAGCCTATAGTATATACAGCTTTTCACGAAGCTCATCCGTCTCTTACAACAAACATTACTGGAGGATATCACGATGCCGCAACAATTATGGGAATTGAAGCGTTGAATTTGGTGAAGTTTGTCATCAATGATGACAAAGTAAACAAGTTCATTGACTTCATGCTTGGAATCAATGAAAAAAAGAGTTTATTCTCATAACTAATGATTGACACAGTTGGGATATCCCAACTGTGTCATTTTTTTAATCGTATTTCAAAGAAAAAAAAATATATATTATTTATATATGAAAGGAGGTCGATGATATGATATTCGACCGTGCGAATAATTTTATCGACAATGGAGGTTTAGATTCCGTAGCCGATAAAATGGAGAAAACTAACTCAGGACTTTCTGGAAAATTAAAAGTTTTCCAGAAAGTCCTGGAGGGACTTAACAAATGGTCCGGACAGGCGTTAGAGGAGCCCGTGACCGAACAGACCCTAATCGAATTGTGTTGGGTACTTAATCAAGTATCTAGCACAAACCGACTGGGAGTGACCAAGATATCACTGAATCATTTTAGTGATATCCTGAGATCGTTTTCCAGCATGAACCTTACAGGATATCATGTTGGAAACAAAAACGTTTGGCTTACTAAGTTTGATAAGCTTATTATAGCTGAACACGGACGACCTGTTGCCGCCTTAGTCGTAAGAGACGGCAACTGGATCATCGTTTAAAAAAGTAGCGGGCCACGATTTAAATGTGAAAACTTTATCTTCGTGACTCGCTACTTTTTTTATAGAAAAACAAAGTAGTAATAGGATTTTTGTAAAGGAGGTAATTTTTTTGTATAGATACTTACAAAATCGTATTGATAAAGAGATTGAAGATAAGTATAGAAGACTTACTCAACGAGATGTTTCAGTAAAACATAATAATGCTGTACAAGATAAAAGATTTGTAACTATGATGACAAGTATCTCTCATACGTATGGAAATGTACTAGCATGGCTACAGCAGTATATCTTAGATATGATGCCCGAAAATCTTTTTAAAACTATTCATGTGAATTCAAAAATTGCACATAGACAAATAAGAAGTACTAATCATGAATTTCTTAGAAAACCTAAACCTATAATAATCTTCCGTCCTCGAATTGCTGATATGGATGAAGACCGTTTCTTAAAAGGAACGATGCTTATTCAGAAACAGTATGATTTATATAATACTAGAGGAGCTACAAATTTACAGCCATTTTTTAACGATCCTAAAAATGATATAGTAATTAAGTTTCAGCAGAATCGTGCAGTAATGTATGTAGATGTAGTAATGTTTTTTTCTACTTTAATGAATCAAATTGATTATGTTCACTACTTAGAAAATCTTGTAACATGGAATTCATCAAGATTTTGTCCGACATTCTTAGAGAGCTACATTCCTCAAGAAATGCTTAAAATTATTTCAGATATTTCAGGAATACCCCTGTTTGATGAAGAGAACTCTACAAAGTCATTTCTTAGATATTTGGAACAGAATTGTGAAATGCCCGTAACATATAAACTTCAGGGTAGTAGTGGTACACGAGAATTTTATCGTTATTATCCTACTAATATTGATTTAACTTTCACTAATCTTAACTGGGATGATGGCGAGAAAGCAGGCCATGTAATGAATCAATATCAGGTATCATTTACTTGCAGGCTTGAATTCTACACCACAGGATTTTACTACTTATTCTCTGATAATATCTTTGATCTTCATCTGCCTGTATTTAATCCTGAGACAGATAATGTTATTCCTATATACACAGATGTTCTTGAAAGAGAAGACCTTAATCTTAGACCTGGTTGGCATTTATTTAATAAAGCATCATGCGTTCTTGAAAAAGAGTATGATTCAATTTGTATTGATGAATTACTTAATAACTCAATACGTACTGCTATTAAATACCACCAGGATAATGGAATTCCTTTAGTAGAATTTCTTGATATTAAGGTTCGTAAACAGGGCAAATTACAACACGAAAACCGAGATTATACAATAGATTATAATACAATGACTATTAACTTTAGAAATACTTCACCGTATTATACATATAGAATACTTGTATGTATTAACGTTGAATATATCAATGACCTTGTTAAAACAATATTCAATCTTAAATAAATATAAAAAGAGCTATACCTAAAATTCTTAGGTATAGCCCTCTTTTTATTTAAAACAAGCAAGCTTATTAGGATAGATTTAGTTAAGGCTTATTAAATGAAAATCCTAACGTGTTGCTTGGTATTGTCGTTGAGTCTTAACTATATGTTTATATTGCTTTAAACTTAAATATAACCAAAAAAATAAATGAAAGGAAACTTAATCAATGAAAATTGAAAAAATAATTTTAAAAAATTTTGCATCAATTGAAAATGCAATGAACTGTTCACGAATTGAAATAGATTTTACAACTGCTATTAATAAGATTTGTTTATTAGTAGGTAAAAATGGTTCCGGAAAGACATCTTTACTTAGTTTACTGCATCCGTTTGCGGGCATTGGTAACTTAGATGTTCGCGACAGTTTGAATTTAATACTTGAAAATAAAGAAGGATACAAAGAGATTCATATCAGTAATGGTAATGATTATTACATTATAAAACATTTTTACAGTCCTCATAAAGACAAGAGTCATAGTGTAAAATCATACATTACAAAAAATGATAATGAAATGAATCCTAATGGTAATGTATCATCATTTAAAGAATATGTTAAACTAGAATTAGGAGTAGAAACAGACCATCTAAAACTTATACGTATTGGAAGTAATGTAACATCAATGATAGATTTATCAGAAACTGAACGTAAAAATTATATGAGTAAACTTTTAGATGACATTGGAGTATTCCTAATGTACTACAAGAAAGTAAATAATGATTTACATCAGCTAAAAGAAATGATATCTCATACGGTTGATAAATTAAACAAACTCAATATTGACGATATAAATCTAGCTAAAAAAGAATTAAAAAGTTTAACCGAAACTCTTGAAATAGAGCAAAGTAGATATGGTCAAATTTCAGGAAATATATCAGTGTATGAACATGAAATAGAAGCACTGGGAGATATAACAGATCTTCACGAAAGATTATCTTCAGTAACTAAGAAAGTTGTAAAAATGGAAAAGATTCTTAATGATAGAGATAATTTGGAATCCGAAGACCCTGAGTTTTATAGTAAGAAAATTATTGAACTTGAAAAAGAAGTAATTGCATATCAAACACAAATAAGTGCTGAAGATATTACTATAAAACGTACGTTAGACTTATTACAAAACTTCTATGAGCAATTAAGGATATTCAAAGTCCAGTACGATAAACAAAAAAAGACTGATGAAATACTCGAAAACTTATCCGAGGAGCATAGAAAAATATCACTAAAAATCTCTGAAATTGAATCTAATTTAGGGGATTTTAATCCCCAATGTACAAAAGAAGAATTTGAATCTTTTTTTGTATTCTTAAAGAATAAGCAGCTGATATTAAACAAGACTTATGAATTTGGTAAGGATATTATTAAAAAGATAATATCGCTTATTAAAGATAATAAGAACGTTATGCAGTATATTAATAATAAGCTAATCAATTTATCAGATTCTGATGATAATGAACATGTATTCTTAACATCAATTGCAAAGCGTTTTAATTTTACAAATGATGAAGAATTATTCAAAGATTGTAATAATGATAGTTGTTCCGCAAAACAGTTGTGGATTCAGATAAAGAATCTATTAAATAGCAATGAAATGATTAATGAAAAGAAAAAAGATTTTGCTTATTATAAGGATATGGAATATGCATATCAAAATATTAGAGATGTATTATCATCATTTAGTGAATATAAACATGTTATAGATAGTCTCCCAGAAGTTATAAAGAAACATTTTAAAACTGATGTTTTATATAAAGCTATATCATCGCTAAATAAGATATATGATGAAAAAGAAATGAATAACTTTTTATCTCTACTATCTGAATATAGTGAATATAATAACCTAGTTGCAAAGAGAGAAGAACTTGAATATACTATAAGAACTTTTGGATTAGATTCGGATACTGACTCAGATTCTATAAAAACTCAAATTGATAATATTGAAAAACAGATAGAAGATGCTAATGGTACTGTACAATCTGGAAAGAAGTTAATACAGAAACTTCAAGAAAAATTAGATGAAGATATTAGAACTCTTGAATCATATAAAGACTTAAAAGAAACTTTTGAAGAATATGATAGTTTAAAAGAAGAATATAAAAAATTAAGTCTGGATTCAGAATCATATAAGTTCTATATAAATCTTATCCAAAATACTGAAAAAGAATTACTTGAAAGTAAATCATCTATGGATAATATCAATCAAGAAATCAGATTATTAGATTCAAGGATTTCTCAATATAAATCTCTAAAGAAAGAATTTGATTTATATAATAAAAAATATGATGAAATAACTTTAGTAAAAGAAGCATTATCATCCAAAAAAGGTATGTCCCTTTATTATATTAAGAGCTATTTAGGTAATACTGAAGAAATAACTAACGAGTTATTAGATATAGCATACAATGGTCAAATATATATTGATGACTTCAAAATAACTCCTACAGAATTTACTATTCCTTTTTATAATAGAGGACATTTAATACGAGATGTAAAATATGCATCACAGGGTGAAATAAGTTTCTTATCAATAGCATTATCATTTGGGTTGGCTTCTCAAACATTAAAGAAGTATAACATCATGCTATTAGATGAAATAGATGGTCCATTAGATACTACTAATAGAGAAAAATTTATTAGAATAATGGAAAACCAAATAGAGCGTATTGGTTCAGAACAAAGTTTCTTAATAACGCACAATGATATGTTTTCGTCGTATCCTGTAGATGTAATAGATTTGAGTTCTGATCATAAAGATAAAAAATATGAATTAGCAAACTATATAACTATAAAAAAAGAATAAAAAAACAAACAGCAGTGCTTCGCCCCCATTGCTGTTTGTTTTCACCCGTCCTTCAACCCCACTATTGCAGAGCATACGTGAACGGGTGAATGACTTTTTATTCGTCTTCGTCGTCGTACTCGGCAAGTTCGAGCATCTTGCCGAATATGTCGTGATAATACCGAGCATATGCTCGGAACATGGTATCAGAGGGATATATATTATACACCCCATTTTCCTTGTAGACGCATCTTTTAAATGCGTCTACAAGGTCGTGTGGAGGGATTGCCATATCGTAATGGCGAATCTCTCCTTTCACTACCTCGTCGGTGGTGTACGTTGTTCCATAGTAGTTCGCCAATTCGCGAACTCTATCGAAATCGCCGACGACAAAAGCTTTCACTATGTCGTCACTATCGTCTGGGTCTACTTCAAAACCAGTCCAGCAAAAAGCAATGGACTGGATTACCGCGCCCATATAGTAGGCGACATTTGATTTCTCTACCTTTTTCGCAAGTCTCTTTTTCATAGTTTTAGCCCCTCCCAGGCATTACTTTGTGGTTTTCTTGACTAGGGTAACCAAAGACTGCTGAATCACAGTGAAACAAACCCCATTAAAATTTTTATGTAATAAAAATCATTATACGAAACCCTACGTCTTACTTTCTTCTATTAAGAATGCGTAAGTTGTATAATGAATATTATTCATATACACTGAGATAATATAAAAGAAATAAAACAAACAGCAGTGCTTCGCCCCCACTGCTGTTTGTTTTTACCCATTCTTCAACTCCGCTATTGCAGAGCATAAACCAGTGGAAGAATTACAAACTGATGTAATTCTTCCTCGGTTTATCCGAAAGATAATCTCTTTCATCGACCGTCATGTAGACGACCGATGCCATAGGGATTACAATCTCACGATTGTAATCCCTAAGTATTAAATAATTATCGGTGTCACGTACGACGCCGTCCTCCGTTCGGAGTATGGCCTTGATGAAATGATTATTCATGCGAATGAATATTTCGATTTGTTTATCATTTTTTTCTGCAGTGGTAATCATCTCTCTAAAGTTATATCCAAACATATTTATACCTCCTAGGTATTATACTTTATTTTTATTGACTAGGGATAATAAAGCCTGGTTGACATCCAGTGAAAAACCCTATATATTATTGGTCTGAATACTAATAGTTATTTAAAACCGAACCGCCAGGTTGGTATAACTATTCATATTCACAGTGATAGTATATCATTGAAAAAAAGGACTTTACGGTTTTTTCTTGTTATTTATATATTATTTCTATAATAATTAAAAGGAGGCATGGACATGTCAAACCAAGATAAGCTTGAGAAGGAACTCGACGATATGTTCACTTTAATTGACAAGATTATTTGTCGTGAAAATGCTGAACATGTGGCTATTAATGAAGGAGGTGATTGTAATGGCAGTGGTGGAAATGATGGAAGACTTGAAAGCTATCCAAGTACAGCTGACTGAAATTCAGGAAGGAATTGAGAATTTAAAAGTTAAAGCCGTAAAAGATAATATGATGCGTGATAACGCTTCATATTTGATACACATGATAAACAACGATGATGACCGTCGTTGTATTCCTCGCAGGCAAATGTATATAACTTTGCTTTCAAGATTTTCAGAGGAACTACGGTTGTATATTCTGATGAATATCGTGGATGTTGGCTTTGTTACTGATATCTATACATCAGTAATAGACAACTAAGTGTTAATCATAGATAATCCGATTATGTAAAAAATAATCGGGTTATTTTTTTTACATTTAAATAAAAATATTTTTTATAAAGGGGTATTTTCTATGTTCCGAGCAAAGTCACACAGACAGTTAGACCATATTTCCCATAAAAGAAATAATCAACGTACTCGTAATATGGAATCAATTAGAGAACAAGCTGAGGCTAATAGAGATATTGCTTTTTGTAAAAAACATGGTAAAGAAAAAAAATCATTATCTCAAATAGATTATTTACATAAATATTTTGTTATGGAATAAAATAAAAATCCAGACGTATTATCATAATACGTCTGGATTTATTTATACTTTAGTTAAAAAATTATAACAGCTGTCAATGAATTCTGAAAAAATTTGTTCTTCTGCTGATAATTCTTTACGCGCTTCTTTATCAGCATATGTGTAATTTGAACCGAGAGTATGTTCAGCAAATGCAGCTAAAGTATTTTTGGTTTCTTTCGCTGTAAATGTTGAGCAAACTTTTTTAAATGGAATATGGTATCCATGACATAAAACACTCGTAGATGTTATACTAGATACTATATTAAATACCATATTTCTTGATAAACATAAGTATCCTGTTTGTATTATAGGATTATTCTTTAAAAAGATTTTTAAGTACGGAGAGCCGTTATTTAAACAAACGGTTTTAATTAATTCAATATTTCCCATTTTTACTTACCCCCTTTTAGGTATTTATAAGAATGTGCATTAAATTGGTAAGATATAGTTCAACAGAGAACTATATCTTACCACTTGGGAGGAAAAACATGAATAATCAAGAAAACACAAATGACTTAATTTATTTAAATATCTGTTAATAAAAATAACGAATTTAAATAAAAAAATACCGTGATAAGAGTACATTCTCATCACGATATTTTCTAAAGATTACAGAGAGAATCGGTCTTCAGCCGACTCCTCATTGTAATCTTTATTTGTAGCCACGATGAGCCACAGATCATGCAGCTCATTAGCGGCTAAAAAGTCCGACAAAGATTCCATATTGAAGTCTCTGAAGGACTTTATAACTTTGATAAAGTCCTCAAATATTGGGACGAATAATCTATCCCAATCTTCGTTGTGGAAAATGGTTATATATTCCAAACTTTCCACCAAATTATCCACCAGTTTATTACTGGGGATAATGTTAGTTCTCCGATTTCTCGAAGAACCTGAAAACCGTATCTGAAGACTGGGAGTAGCATACTCTAGCATATTTACTAGAACCTCGGCTATTACCCAGTCTTGGGTTTTGAATGTTGGATTTTTTACTACCTTTTGTTTCGGCAGTAAATCCCAGATCTTATCACTCACCCAAGGTCTTATTATCTGTATCAAGGGTGAATAATAAGACCTTTGTTTTACATGTTCTTCGGGAGCATTAAATAGCTCCTGAAGAATCTTTATTCGTGTGCTATATTTACGCATATTTTCACCTCCTTTCGTAATTTATACGTAATATACTAAAATTATGTATAATTTATAAATCTTAAAAAACGGATAAAAAATACCGTGATAAGAGTACATTCTTATCATGGTATTTTCTAAAGATTACAGAGAGAATCGGTCTTCAGTCGACTCATCTTCGTAATCTTTAACCGTAGCCACAATGAGCCACAAATCATGCAGCTCATTAGCGGCTAAGAAATCTGACAAAGACTCCATATCGAAGTCTTTAAAAGATTTGAGGACTTTGATAAAGTCCTCAAATATTGGGAGAAATAATTTCTCCCAATCTTCGTTGTGGAAAGTAGTTATATATTCCAAACTTTCCACTAGATTATCCCTCAACTTATTACTGGGGATGATGCTGCTAGTTCTCCAAATCTGAAGACTGGGAGTAGCATACTCCAGTATAGTTACTAGGGCATTGGCTATTACCCAATCACCAGCATCGGCTATTACCCAATCACCATGGGTTTTTAACGCAGGATCTTTTTCTCCCGCCTTTTGTTTCGGCAATAAATCCCGCACCTCATTATTCACCCAAGGGTGTATAACCCTCAATAATGGTGAATAATACACCAAAGGTTTTTCAGGAGGAGCATTAAATAGCTCCCTAAGAACCTCTATCTGTGCATTATATTTACGCATAATAATCATCTCCTTTCATAATTTATGCGTAATATACTAAGATAATATATATGTCTAACTATTAATAAAACGGATAAAAAAAATACCGTGAAAAGACTATATTCTTATCATGGTATTTTCTTTATATTATGATAAACTAAAACGACTATTACTAGATTCTTTATAACTAATAATATTTACTGTCGTTGTATATAATTCATGAGTTGCTAAAAATCAATCCAAGATATCATATCAAAACCTTGAAATCGATCTATGATTTTAATATAGTTAGCATATATTTTCATAAATGGGAATACACTTTACAGTTTTTGACTATATGAAAACATTAAATTAAATATAATATGTTAATAAAGGTGGTAATGAATTATGTCTAATCAATTACATTATTTAAATTTATCTGGTTTGCAAAAATTAATAAATAAAATAAAAACCGCGTTAAACGGCAAGGTGGATAAGGTTACAGGAAAAGGTTTAAGTACTGAAGATTATACCACTGAGGAAAAAACGAAGCTTTCTGGAATCGAATCAGAAGCAAATAAAACCATTGTTGACTCTACACTTAGTGATACTTCAACTAATCCTGTGCAGAATAAAGTCATTAAAGAAAACTTGGATGACAAATACCCGAAAGCGTGGGACGTTGAGTTATCTCAGGCTCAATACGATGCACTCCCTGCAAGCAAGTACGTTGACGGTAAGTGCTATTGGATTCCTGACGGAGATACGGACGAGCCTATCATATATGGTTTCCACATTGACCCCGATGAAAGTGACTCGTCTGATGCCGTGACCTACCTTATGGACGCGGTAGGCATGGAGCCTGCGAGAATGGGGACGACAGCGTTTAACTACGGCAGTTGGAAAAATGCTTTCTTTATGCCGAAACCTTGTATGTTAAAGTATGATGGAACAGTTGATTATTATCTTGACCCGAATGACTATACAAAGAAGGTTGATGGCACCCCGTCCGATATAGCAGACTATGCATATCAGGGGAACGTGATGATAGAGTTCCCGAAGTGCTACTATAAGTTTGAAGCAGGTACAGCAGAGGGCGAGGGTTATTTTTATGTGAGCAATCAAAAGGTAGACGACAGCTATAAGTGCTGGTGCTATCTCGATGCTGACGGAAACGAAGTTGACAAGTTTTATGTCGCTGCATACAATAGCGTTATATATGACGGCAAGATGCGCAGTTTGTCGGGGAAAAAGCTCTCTCCGTGGAGTACTACTGAATACTCATCATCTACTACTTACGCAGTTGACGCGATTGTGAACTATGACGGTAAGATGTGGAAATGCACGACTGCCATTGAAACTGCCGAGGAGTTTGACTCGACAAAATGGGAACAGTTTGGATTTAATGGTCAAACTTCAGGAACAGAAGAGATTAATTATGCTAAAGCAAATAATACTACTGAAAAGGTTGAATGGTATACTGATGTACTGTGCGATAGAATGCTTATAAACGGATTATTAGTATTAATCAGTAAATCTCTTGATACGCAAGGCTCGTTCGGCAGAGGTATTGGAACGGGTTCTCGAACTGCTAAAGAAGCATATGTAACCGGTTCATTAAATGACAAGGGATTATTTTATGGCTCTTCCGGTAGCACCACTGCTGTTAAAGTATTCGGTATAGAAAACTGGTGGGCTTGTGTTTGGCATAGAACGGCGGGCTTAGTTGGAGCTGCAAATAATATATATAAATATAAAATGACGTATTCAACCGCTGATGGTAGCACTGCAGACGCATATAATACCGATGGGACTGGATACTTATCAATAGGTAATGAACCTACAACGAACAATTATATTAAGAAAATGCAATATGGTTTATGGGGTTGTTTACCCATAGAAACAGGTTCATATTCTACTCAATTCTTTAGAGATAATTATTATGGCGGTACTGGTTACGCTTTTTTTGGCGGCCACGCTAACAACGATGAGTATGCCGGCGCGTTCCATGCTACCCTGAACAACGGTGTCGAGACTCGCAACTGGGGCCTCGCGTCCGACCTTTCTTGCAAACCTTGCTCGAAGGGGTGAATTGACGGGGAGCGTAGCGACCGTCAAGAGGGGAACACTTGGGTTCCCCCTCAATAAAAAAATAATTTCATAAGTCAACTTATGTAAATGAACACAAATATCATAGGGATTCATGGTGCGACTCGCTCTATTTGGCGGCAACGCTAACAACGGTGCGAATGACGGCGCGTTCTATGCTAACCTGAACAACGGTGTCGGGAATCGCAACTGGAACATCTCGTCCGACTACTCTTATATATAACATATATCGTCCTTCGATAATGCACCATGTCTTCCTTACCCCTTGGTAAAAATAATATCGATAGCAAGCATCTGTTAGTAAGTGGCAACACCCAAAGTGGATGAAAATATAAGAAGAAGGTGAACGTATAAAATCTTATAATGGTTTATATGAAAAAATGATATCTAATGAAAACATTAGACTTGCTATTATTAAAGCATCTAAAAATGCTAAAAAGAATAATAAACGTCACAAAAAAATGAGAAGCATTTTGAAAGATATTGATAAATGTGTTCCCATAGTACGTGATTGGATATTGAATTTTGAACCTGTTAAACATAAACCTGTTGAAATAAATGACGGTATTTCTGCTAAAAAAAGATTTATTATTGTTCCAACTGTTGAAGAAATGATTGTTCATCATGCGGTAACTAATGTACTTGCTCCAATATTAAAAAAAGATATGTACGAGCATTCATATGCAAGTATACCAGGTAGAGGATTACACGCTGGAATGAAAATAACTCGTAAATGGATATTTCGAGATAATTCTGACACGAAATACTGTTTAAAGTTGGATATTAAAAAATTTTTTAATAGCATAGATCAAGATATTTTAATTGCTCGGTTAGAGAAAAAGATACGTGATAAATGTTTTTTATCTTATCTTAAAAAAATAATCAAAACTACTGACAGTGGTATTCCTTTAGGGTTTACAACTTCTCAGTGGTTTGCAAATTTTTTACTTACGGAGCTTGATCATAAAATTAAAGAAGAATTTGGTGTAAAACATTATATCCGATTTATGGATGATATGATTTTATTTGGAAGCAATAAACGTGAATTGAGAAAAATTAAAATTTTAATAGAAAGCTATCTAAATAATGAATTGCATTTACAGTTAAAAGATAACTGGCAAATATTCTTTATGGATAGTATAAAATGTAAAAAGAAAAAAGGTAAATTTCTTGATTTTCTTGGATTTAAGTTTTATAGAAAACACGTTGGTCTAAGAAGAAAAATAGCATTAAAAGCACAACGCAAAGCTAAAAGAATATATAAAAAAGGTATAGCAAATATACATGATGCGCGACAAATGGTTGTATATGCTGGATTTGTAAAATATGCAAATTGCTACCAATGGTTTATCACACATATACAGCGATATGTAAGCATTAAAAAATTACGACATAAAATTTCAAAGTATGATAAAAAACATAATAAGCAAAGGAGAGGGACTAAATGAATATATGGTATGACGGTGAAAGTTCAGTATATCCTCAACTTGTTGATACCACTTCATCTAAAAAATGGGTTTTTGTTCGTCGTAACATAGAGGAATTTGAACGTGAAGACGAAGTTGATCCTGAAATAAAAAAGAAGTATTATTCATATGAGGAAATGAAAATACGCAAAGAAGATTATCCGATATATCAGTTGGAAATGCAGAACGCGGCTAATTTAGATTACCTTGCAATGATGAACGATATAGATTTGGATAATGATGAGGATGAGGACGAATGAATAAAATAACAATAAAAAAAGATAATGGATTTCATAGTGGCTATTATTTTTGTACTATTAATTTATTTGATGGATATTTAACTTTCGGGTATGAAGATTATAACCACTATTCAGGAGAAGTTAGTATATATAAAGACCGTTATGATAATGAAAAAGATTATATTAATGCTATTCAAAATAAACTGAATGAAATAAAAAAACGAGATAAGGATTTTTATAATGACATCATTAAGGCGTGTGTGAATAATGGCATTACAAAATGGGGTGAGGTTAATGCACAGCAAGAAGTTTAAAAAGGTAAAAGGCTATTATGACTCTGGTCTTTGGAGCAAAAGTAAAGTTCATGATGCAGTAGTTCATGGTTGGATTACCGCAGAGGAATATGAAGAAATCACTGGTGAACCCTATGAGGAGGTGAGTGAATAATGGCTAAAATTATAAGAAATGGTGTTGTATACGGTGGTGGTGGGGGTTATACAAAGAGACAGATCGCCCAAAAACTGTCAGAGATTGATTCAGATATAAATGAGATTAATACGAAGATTATAGGAATTGACTCATCTGATGCGGACTATATAGAACTTGCCAACGGAAAGCGTATATATCTCACTGATACCGAGCCAACAGGAAGTGATATTCCCGATGGTAGCATATGGTTTGGGGGTGACACCTGATGGCGAAGGTACCTATTGTATCAAAAATTATTGAACACACAGACACACTCCCCGCAACAATAAACGCCGACGGAAAGGCACTACTTGATTATCGGGTATATGGCAACACTGGCGGCGTGGGAGATAAAACGGTAAATTATTTTGATTATAGAAATTATGTTTACGGCTATTATATTTCAAGCAGCGGTGTAGAAACAGAAGGGATGAAGGAACCATGGTATGAAGCAACGTGGCTTAATCACAGCGATTATATAAGCATTTCACCCAATGAAAGTTATACAATGGAAACGCACCATCAAAGCATGAACGGCCCTCAGACGGTAGCGATTGCATGGTATGACGAAAACAAAATTTTTATTTCGCGAGATTCTACGATAATCCCCCAAAAAAATGCGGGTTCATATAGCTTCACGGCGACGGCTCCCCAAAACGCAAAATTTGCGATTTTCAATTTTTTCACGGACAATGTGCAAAAGGTCATGTTTACCCCCGGCACAACCCCGCCAGAAACATTCGTGCCGTTTGGGTATGTAATACCGATGAACGTGCGGAGCTTAAACATTTACAATTCCGCAGAAACGTCATGGTCTGCCGACGGTACGATACTCAACGACGCCGGCGAGCCTATATCTTTGGAAGGGTCACATTATACTACAAATTTCATTCCGGTTGAACCAGGTGAGGCGTATTATCTCGCCGGAAGTTTAGCCAATGAAACGCGGTGGCGTGTATATTTTTATGACGCCAATAAAAACTGGATAAGACGAACAGGTTCAAAGTCTCCCAGAAGTACCCGGTTGATAGCAATGGAAGAAAATGCCAGCTACTTCCAGTTGCAAGTCGGCACCGACATCGTCTCTACGTCTGACTGGAACTTTGTGCATTCGCGGACGGCTCCGGAAAAATATCAGCCCTATTACAATACAGTAACACCCATATACATCGGCGACGAACCGCTTGAAAAGGACGAGTATGTGGACTATACAGAGCAGAAAGTGTATCGGCGGACAGTTAATTTATTTGATTACAGCGCTAAAAACACATCAAATGGATATATAGCCGGAGCAAGTTTGCGTTATAATGGAAATATAGTGGCAAATTCTTCCTGGGAAATAAGCGAATATATAGAATGCAAAGAGCAAACGAACTACGTATGGAGATGGACGGATGTTGAAAATCCGCAGCAAATATATGCTTCGATATGTTTTTATGATGAAAATTACAACCGTATCAGCGGAGAAGCCTATAATCAACGGGGGACTATTCCTGTTCTTACGCCGCAAAACGCACGTTATATTAGGGTTAGCTACCTTAATAGCGAGGGCGTAACTTTGTGGAATAGTATGCTCACAGAAGGCACAACCCCACCGGAAACATATATCCCCTATCTCCAGCCTACCGACCCGCCTGTTACACTTCCGGCACTGTCGACGCTTGGTAATACAAACATGATGCTTGACTACGACGGCACACCCGCGCCGAGCGAAATGTATATTAAATATCGTGGTTGGAGCAGTCGGAAAGACTGTGCTGTAAAAAAGTATCATATAAGCAAAAACTTATATGATGGTGCAGTTGAGCAAGGCGGTTGGTCTGCAATGCCTGTTCCGGGCGGTAGCGCAGAAAAATATGATATTGATATAAGATGTAGAATCGACAAAATAGTTCCTGTTGATAGTACCACTAAATATCGAGCAACTGTTTTTCCAAATACATTAAAGATTGCTTGCTTTTATTTTGACGAGCAGGGAAAGGTGATTGGCGATACGTCGTGGAGTGAAGATAATTCAAATGAAATTCCAATAGGCTCATACTCTGTTGTATGTACTATTAAAAATCAAGAAGAAACAGCAATAGTACCTTCTGATATACAAGGAATAATGATAACAGAAGGAACAGATATTCCAACAGAATTTGACCCTTATGGCAAATGGTGGGAAGACTGTATTCCTCGTGTTTTAGAAGTTAGGACAGACACGTTCACAACGCTTCCCGCAACAATAAATGTCGACCGAAAGGTACTGCTTAACTATCGGATATATGGCAACACTGGCGGTGTCGGTGACGAGGTTGATATAACAGAACTTAGTGCACCACTATGCGGCATAGATACGTATACTGACAGTCTTTGTTTATCAACGGGCATACTCACACGGAAAATCAAGAAGTTGGTACTGACGGGACAAGAGAATTGGTATAATCGTTCTGGTGATCCACCGAATGTGTTTTTCTTTGAACTTGCAGATGTTCAGTGTGTTAATAATTATGGACTCTGCACCCATTATTCGAATCAAGAATCTGGAGGTTTCAATACCTTTGAAGATAAGCATCTGTTAGTTCGTTTGGCAATTGACGGGTCAAAGACGTACATTGCGTTGAGGGATTCAACATATTTTGCGACGATGTCCGACTTCAAATCCTACATTGCACAATTTTATGCAAACGGCAATCCTATTACGGTTTGGTACGCCATTGCAGAACCCGAAGTATCAACTATTACCATACCATCAGGACTGACGGGTACAATCGAAGGCTACCTGATACAGGACGGCACGCCGACACCTCAAACGCCTATATATCCAACCGCAAACGGTGTAAAGCAAGCAGATGATACATATAGTATCAAATACAGCTACAAGCTGGATATGGGCGTGAAATCGACGAATATTTTTAACGCAGATATAGTTTGCGGAAGTATACGTACCAAAGACGGAGAAAATCTAGACAATACAACAATAAGATTGACAAGATTGAGAAGTGAGTTTGAAGACTATATGTTACCCGCTGGGACATATACCATATCAGCACACGGCGTTGATGAAGTTTCAACAAGAGCGTATGACAGCAGTAAAGGCTACGTTTACGAAGCATCTGTCGCAGACAAATGGCAAAAACTTCCGTTTACATTTACAATAAATAACGACTATTATATGCGTTTTGTTTTTAGACGTGATGACGACTCGCAGATAGGTGTAGATGATATATCAAACGTTATGCTCAATACAACCACGTCCATATACATTGGTGACGAACCGCTTGAAAAGGACGAGTATGTGGACTATGCAGAGCAGAAAGTGTATCGGCGGACGGCAAATCTGTTTGATAAAAATGCAACTGACACAACAAATGGATATGTATCAGGTGCGTATATAAAATCAAATGGAGAACTACAAAACTCGTCTGCATGGTTTGTTTCTGAATACATTTCGGTAAACGCCGAAGAACAATATACCGTTGTTTATGGCTCACAAGCCAGTTCGCGAGCTATTTGCTACTATGATATCAACAGAAATTATATATCAGGAGCCAACTATTCAGGATTAAGTACGCAAGAAACTATAACAACACCCGTGACATGTGCGTATATACGTCTTAGTTTGGTCTTGGATGCAGAAGATGTAATAACAGTCACCCCCGGTACCACCCCGCCAGAAACCTATATACCATATTATCGACCCACTGACCCGCCCATTCCGCTGCCCGAGATATCAACGTTTAGTAATACGAACACTGTGCTTGACTACGACGGAACGCCCGCGCCAAGCTTCGTTGTAGCAACATATAAGGGTTGGTTCAAGCATTCGTAGCTTATATACAATGCTGTCGGGGAATTAAAAGGCGCTCTACCATTAAGCTTTACCAGTAATCGGTGTAGGCACCCTAACAGAAAAGTCTATTCGATAAAGATAATATCGAATATCCAGTATTTATTTGTGAATGATATTGATAAAAAAGAGAGAATGCCTATAAATTTATAGGCATTCTCTCTTATTAGTTCTTTTTAATTAAAATAAAACATTTTTCCAAGGACTTTTTTGTATGATAATTCAGAGTATCTGTCCATATAGCGTTGTATAAAATTGGGATTAATAAAAATGTCCTTGTTTTCTAATAACCTATCATGAATGAACTCATTATGGAAATACCAATTCCTCTCTTCAACACATTTATTAAAGAGCCATTCAATACAAAATTCATGAATTTCATTTTCAGGGGTTCTTGTATGTATTTTCAGTTTATACTCTTTAATAATCTGATCGAATTTTTTTACATGAAAATCAGTATAATAAAAACTATCGTAATTGCTATGTTCAAATCTTGCTCTGTTAAGGTCATGGGTTTCATGCATAGTGTAGCAATGAGAATATTGGGGTTCGACTTCAAATTCTATAACACGCCCAAGTATTGATTCCTTTAGATACGAGGTGTCTCTTAATATATTTGGCTCGATAAAACAATCTTCAACTATTAATGGGTCAATACCTAATTTGTCAAAAATATCGTATTTAATATTCCTAGATATAGTATTCATAATATGTCCTTTCTCCCCTTGACGCTGGGGATAGCGTATTTGTAAATTTGTTATAGAAGATATTTTTTTGAATAGTATAATTTATTAAAAATTATAAAAAACAAGCACGTTAAATTAGAATAAATAGTGCGCTTGTTTTTTATTGTGGTGTGAGTAGGATCCGACGATTGTGGACTATGCGGGACAAAGCGTAACCTTATTCCCGAAAAAGTTGCATTTAAATATAGAAAAAGAATTTTTAAAACCTAATAATAATGACTTATTATGATAAAAAAATCATAATAAGTCATTATTTAAAAAATATAAAAGGAGATCAGTTACTTATGAAAAAATATCAAGATTTTATTTTAGAATCAGTAATTGAAAAATATTATGAAGGAAAACTTAATAAAAATAAATGTATAGAATTACTTGACTTTTTTAATGAAAGCTATGTAATACCTGAACCAATTTATAAAATTAATATGGATAAATGGGGTCCCGGTCATCCTCTCTGGATAACTGGTTCAAGTGGTGATGGTAAAAGTACATTAGCTAAAGAGTATTGTAATAAGTTTTCCAATACTGCATTAGTAACTTTGGATTGGTTATTAATAAGACTTAGGTATCCTAAAGAAAAATATTTTAGAAAAGTTGTAAATAATCCTAAAACTCAAGAAAAGGATTTTATTATTGTTAGATTTATGAATGAACATCCTGAAATGCCTTATGAATTAGGGTTAGGACAATATAATCATTATGACGAAGTAAATTATTGGTTTAATACATTCTTCGATTGGTTGCTAAAAGAAGCTAAAACCACTTATTCTAAATACAATATAATAGTTGAAGGATGTGATATAGCACTTTATGGTAATCCTAAAGTATTTGCTAGGGAGCCTTTGATTATCATGGGAACATCAAGAATGCAAGGAAAAATTAGACGAATAAAGAGGGACATAGAAACTAGTACTGATCATGATATGTCTTTACTCGAAGCAATTAAAAGAGAAATGAAAAGAGATTATGTTAAAGATATAAATAAAAGTAAGGATAATTTTAAAAAAATGATAAAGCTTCTTCAAAGATAAAAAAAAATAGATGTAGAATGATACAGATATGTATCATTCTACATCTATTTATTAATATATTAATCAAAAATAAAGTTGTAGTATTTACTCGCTTTTTACTTTATTTTCTTTAATATATTCAGCAATATTGTCTCTTTCTTTCTCGTATAGATGAAGCATCTGTTCGGCTTCAATTACTTCTTCAAAGAATCTGTCACCATTGAATGCTTCATAATATTCACTTGCTAATTCATAGCCGTTATTAACTATATTCCAAAGTAAATTAGCATTATACTCTGTTAGAACAAAATCACCATTAATAATATCGTGCTCATAATCTTTTCCTATTAAAGGATCATGTTTAACGCGTTTATTATACTTTTTTTGTAATATTTTATACACGTCATCAATAGTTAAGTTTTTGTCACGATCCTTTAAAGAAATTGATGTATAAAAATGTATGGCAGCATATTCAAGCAACGGTTGGAATTCTTTGAAGTGTTCTGAATCATGTAAGTATTCATACTCAAGCCCATCATCCATTCCATGGTTATGATTGCTCATAACCGTATTATGATTAAAAAATGTTTTGAGGGATGTTTCTATTATAACTTTTGATATATCCTCACAAGATTTTTTTAATTGTTTGTTAATAAAATACCATTTACCATGTGCAACAATCTCTCGTTTAGGTATGTTGTCTAGTGCATATGAAATTTTGGAAGATTCATCTTCAACACATACCATAAATTTCATCATAATCTTAACACAAGTTTCCATTCCATCTATTGTATTACCTGGTATAATATTTTTAGATATCCCACTAACTTCAATTAGTGAATCGACGGTATTCGGAATCATTTTAAATAATGCTTCATATACCGGTCTGATTATAGTATCTTCAGTTATTTTTCTCATAATATATCGTCCTTTCAAAAAAAAATATAAATATAAACCGCGAATTCGGTTTATTCCTTATATAAAGGTATATTTATGAATAATTATTTATTCAATATTGCATACTTTTTATAAAAAAACAAGCGCGTTAAACTAGAATAAGTAGTGCGCTTGTTTTCGTGGTGCGAGTGGATATATTATAATACCCACTCGCACCACATTCTCGGCCACCCCTCATTGACGAGTATATCAATATACTCGTCCCTGGTAAGGGTGATCGAGCGAACCAGAGCCATTACTCTGGATTCAAATTCCTGCATAATAACACCTCCTTTCTGCAGAAATTTTTACCCACATTGAGTTACAGACCTGTGTGTAGGGTCCGAGATGATCTCACCATTTCGTTATTACGGTAAAGGCGAACTTGGCTGGATTCTTCCTTAAAATATATCTAATAATAACGTATCTCATCTTTTCAGATGATGATAACATCATTGAAAAGAGTTTCAGTGGATCTATCACAACCTCAATGTTACGTTCATTGCTCACATCAATGAACGGATGACCCATTCCAAGTCCAAGTTTATTGTTAAGGTAATGATGAGCATGAACGATTCGAGGTGTAACGAGCCTCGTTAATATCTCAGTTTTTATGCTAATTACCCCATTCTTCTTCAAATCTTCATCTTTGAAGACATCAAAGGCTTCTTCTTTATAGAGGAAACTTGAAATCGTCTTGTTAATATAATTTTTCAAAGTTACCTCAGGGGTATAGAACGCAGGAAGCTCTCCTTCAGGAATTTGTGCTTTATTAGGAGGTGTCCCCCCAAATAATATAGTTGATGTATTAAATAAAATTTCTGCAGCTTTTGAAATCCGATCTGTTGTAAAATCGACTACAGAAGGTTCCTTTATTTCGCTAGCTGCAGAAACAGGCAGCATCATCACCAACGGGTAAAAGTCACCCTCTTGTATTAGATCACCTCGACTGCTAGTCGATAGCACTAACTCATGAGTAAGCCTCCTAAACCTATCAGTAAGTGTCTCATCTCGATCACCCACTCGATCACCCAATTGTATTAGATCACCCACTCGTAATGAGCAGTGAACGTACTTTTCAGGCGTAAACGATTCGCCTGTTATTTCGCACCTTTCTGATTCTTTTGAGTTTAACTCATCAACCGCGTCTTTTAACAGATCGTTGATGAATTTTTCAGCATCCCATACGGTTATTCTAAAAGGCAACGGTTCGTCTCTCAGAATGGGTTCACGCCCACTCACATTTTCATAGTTTTCCATATATTGATCCTCCTTTAATAACTAGTCACACCTATAATCGACGCCCTATGACTAATATCCTCTAATAGGAATGCATAAGTTGAAAATAGATTTATGACTACTACACCTTAACGTACATATATATATTACATAAATTAAAAATCACGATATACGATATATAAAAAAAGAACACATAATACTGTTACGTTATTATGTGTTCTTTATTTTTAAGATTTTACAATTTCATAGATATATTCGTCTCTATATATTCCCTCCCCATCTTTAATCGCGTCATGTAACTGTACACGATTTCCATTAAATCTTTTAATGAATCTATCGTAGTGTTTTTGTACAGGATTACTGGCAATCATTCGCCATTCTACTCGGTGGTGGCTTTTGATTAATTCCTCCATTTTTCTGTATACCGATAATCCTATAGCAGGGTTATTTTCAAAACTATATAAACTAAAGCCATAAACACTATCATTTGCTGTATCTATACAGTATGAAAAATATCCAATGGTCTGTTCAGACTTGAGAAGATACGATTTATCTATAATTGCCCACCGATAAATATTCTCTTCCAATTCGAAAGAAGGTATCTTATTTGCATGTAGATACCCTGTAAAGAAGAATATATTTTTATCATAGATGTGTTCGGTAAATAATTTCGTCAGTTCTTCTTTTCGGGTTATAGCTGGTACTAACATTAGCACCACCTCCTAACCATTCCGATTCTATGAATTGCTGTGTGATCATCAAATGACGTATCGTCAATTGATGTATTTACCATTACAGTTATTTTATCAAGTGAGCTACATTTATGGAATGCAGAGCCCTCAATTGATTCAAGCCCCATAGGAAAATTAACATTCTCTAAACTACTGCAGTTTAAGAATGCTGCAAAAGCAATGTCCTTTACTTTTGCAGGTAAAAATACGTCTTTAAGACTCTTACAATTGATGAAAGAACCTATTGAAACATGCTCAGAAGAATCAGAAATTGAGAGGGATTTCAATTTTTCACAACCTTTGAAGCTATACATAGCATACGATATATCTACTGAACCATGTATAGTTTCCAGGTTACTACAACCTTGAAATACTTCAGGTTCTATAACAGTTCCATTAGGAACCATTATATTATTGAGAGAGCTGCATCCTGAGAACATTCCCCATGATAACGTATTCATTGTTTTAGGGATGTTGACGGTTATTAGTCTTTTACACGATGTAAATACTTGTACACCCATCCGTTTAACTGACGACGGGATGGTAATCGACTCGATGTTGGTAGAAGCGAATGCATTATCTCCAATTTCTTCAACTCCTTCTTCAAGGATAATACAATCCAATTTTCTACATACCGAAAATGCATGTTCCCCTACACGCTTTGTTGAGCTGGGGATTCGAATGGGGCTCTCTAAATTGTAGCAGCCTTGGAATGCTCTATCTCCGATTTCTTCAACTCCCGAAGGAATATTAATTACTCGGAGATTAGCACACCGTCTAAACGCATCATGTTCAATGCGTTTGATACCGCCAGGTAAAATAACCGAAATTATGTCTCTTCGGTTAATACTTTTGAGATAGTTTTCCCATATGATACCATCATCGCCGATTGTGATCTTTGTAACAGTGTCCTTTCCATTACAACATGATGTAACAAATATATTCATACGATTCTCCTTTTCTCTGTTTTAATGAGTTTTTCAGCTCTCAAAATATTAAAGGTACATAGAAATATTATATAAATACGATAAAAAAAAGACAGCAGCGTTTCGCCCTCGCTGCTGTCTTTCTTTCATCACGGATAAAAACAAAATATGAATGCTATAAATAAAGAAGGCTTTATGGAAAATCTTCCATAAAGCCTTCTTTATCAATCATCATCTACATACATAGGATCCCAATATTTTCTTTCAATTTGTTTTCTTTCACTCCAGTGTTCTTCCCATTTACTATCTTCATAAATAGGAAATTCATTTTTATAACTATTACGTGCGATACCAGTACTAAAGTTAAATGCCAATCCTCCACCACTATAGGGAATGTTATATGTATTTACTGGTAACGGTTCATCAGTATCTTTATCAACTGGTACTAAAATCCAGTTATCATGATCAGTCGGATCAACATATGCACGTATTTCAAAGTTTCTTCCTTCATTAACTTTCTTTTCATTTTCTAAGTTTAATCTAACTTCTTTACTTCGTTTATTATCACCCAACTGGTCTTCTATTATATTATCTATTTCAGAATATCCTGATTCATCATTTATATCAAATATATCTGATTCATACCCATAACCATTTTGAGTAACTTGAGAACGCTCTTGAATTAATTTATTCAAGAACGAACCTGCAAATTCATTAATATTAGACTCGTCAAGAGCTGAACCAAATTCTTTCTTTTCTTTCATAGTCAATTCGGCAATAAGCTTTTTAGTATTTACATTCTTTTCAATAAGCTGCATAGCAAGAGTTCTTGCATCAGTTATATTTTCCATTAAATCAGTCATATTTTTATTAACACCACGTGATGATGCTTTAGTTGATTTCATTGCATCGTATTCCTTTTGTAACGCCTCTGTAAATCTACTTTGGTCTCTTAATAAATTTCTATATAGAGCTATCTCAGGTTCAAATTCTTTAGCAAAATCTGTTAACTGACCTTTCTTTTTTTTCTTTTTTTTCTTTTTCTTTTTTGTAAACATATCATCTATCCCATCATAAGAATCTGATACGTGGGATTTATTATTAAATTTCATTTTAACAATCATGTCATTCCAATCATTTGCACTCTCAGTAAGACTTTTAAGACTACCTTTTTTCTTTGATTTCTTTTCTTCTTTCTTAGCTTTATTTTCTTCTAATAATTTAGATGGTAAAAATAAACTAGAAGAATTAACTTCTGTAACTTCATCTAATTCTTTCAGTTCGGAAAGAATTTTCTTTTTCTTTTTAAGTTTTTTATCGTCAAGCTCTATTTCTATATCAAAAGAGTCTTCATTATTTTCATGAATCATAAAATAAAAATCCTCCTCAATCATTATTTTTTATATTTCTGTTAAAGTGCTAATTCTCTATTCAATAATCAACAGACACATAATTTAGCATATTGAAAAGGAGATTTTTATATGAAAATTAGAAAAGAAAATTCAATGCTTATAGATATTCAATATATCAAAGCAAACAAAAAAGATGGTCACGCAGACTATCTTTATATTATTTGGAAAAATTTAGATACAAATGAAAAACATTTAGAGATAATTCCTGAACCCATGATGGATATTTATTTTGAAAAACTGGAATATCGGAATCATGCATATAATAAAACGTATCAAAAATTAGAATGTCTTGAAAAGAAGACAGTTAAATATCGTGATATTATATATGCAATCGTTGATGATATGGGTGATGAGGGAAGACAAAGATTAAATAATCTTATGGTTACTGGTAATTATAAGGCTATATCAGAGTTCTATATGTATCCTTATGTATATGGTGCAGATTACGATGTTAGAGCTTGGTATAGATATAAATGGCTTGAGACGCTTGATAATGATAGGGCGAAGCCTATATCTAAAGGGTTCCTCGATATCGAAGTTGATTCATTTGAAGCTCCGGGAATGGCTGACCCGACATATTGTCCGGTTGATTTAATTACAGTTATTGACTTTGATGACAGTATTTCTTATACGTTTGCACTTATTGGTGTTGATTGTAAAGAACATGATATAACACGAATGAATGCTGAAGATAGTGAAAAAGAAATGAAACGTAGAGAAATGTATGACCATAGAATGCAAGAGCAAGAATACTGGTCAACTCATATTGATGAGCTAATTGAAAAAGCTCATGATATGTTCGATGAGAACTATCCTGGAATGGAATATAAATTTTATTTTTATAAAGATGAAAAAAAGATGTTAACACATCTTTTTCAATTAATCAATCAGCTTAAAAAAGATTTTATAGGTATATGGAATATAGCATTCGATATTCCATATTTAATTGAACGAATGGAAATATTAGGAATGGATCCAGCTGAAACGATGTGCCATCCTGATTTTCCAATTAAAAAATGTTACTTTAAAAAGGATAATATTAATTTCCAAGTTAAAAATAAATCTGATTTTTTTAACTTATCATCTTATACTATATTCTTCGACCAGATGAGAAACTATGCGGCGATAAGAAAAGGACAACAAGAATTACGTTCTTATAAACTTAGCTATATTGCTCAAAAAGAGTTACAAGATGACAAGTTGGATTATTCAGAAGTGGGTAACATTAAAACACTGAGTTATATTGACTACCTGTTATATATTCTATATAATATAAAGGACGTTCTTCTACAAGTTGGAATAGAAAAAAGAACGAATGATGTTGATACTTATTATCTAACATCATATGTTAACATGACACCTTATGAAGATGAATTTAAGCAAACCGTTAAACTTAGGAACGTACAATATAAGTCATTTTTAATGAATCAAGGACTTGTTCCTGGGGAAAACATTAATAAATTTTTAAATACATCAGTACCATCTGAAGAAGATGATGACGATGATGATGACGATTCATCTGATAAGAAAACTAAGTTTGAGGGTGCACTTGTAGGAGACCCAACATTAATTTCAAATTTTGGAGTTAAACTTTTTGGCAAGAAGAGTAATTCAGTATTCAAATATAGTATTGATATGGATATGAGTAGATTTTATCCATCGTGTATTGCGGCAATGAATATTGAACCAAGTTGTTTAATATTTAAAGCAATTATTGATCCATGTCAATATGATGTAAGAGGTGGTAAAATTCCATTTAATGGAATTACCGATGTTCAGATAAATGAAAAAAATAATGACTCTTTTGCAGATGATATTGCAAAAGAGGTATTTGATAATTTCCAAACTCGGAACTATTTATCTGTTGGGCATAAATGGTTAAACCTACCATCAATTAACGAAGTTTATGAAAGATTAAAAGAGGAGTTAGACTAATGAGTAAAACAAATACTTTTCGAGACTTACTCGTAAAAATTAAAAGTATATTTAAAACAGACATATATCTAATACACAATCAATATATTATTGGTGGAGAAAAATCTTCTGCTGATAATATAGGATATAATGTTTGTATGTTATCTCCGGATATAATAGATGTATGTAATAAGATTTTTGATTCTAGTAAAATCTATTATATAAAGAATGTAACAAATGCTAAAGATGATTTAGACAATAACTATATTGAAGTAACAAGTGTTGCTGAATCTGAATTAGTTAAATATTCACTTGAAGAAATCTTGAATATTAAAAATAAATGCGATACATGGGATACTTTTAATTTTACTAATGAACAACTAAATGATTTATTCGAAAATAATGTAACTATATCACTATTTTCAAACAATGAGAATATTCCAGAAGTTACTATAAGTAAATCATTATTCCCATTAGTAACTAAAAAAACTGCGTCCGATTTATATTATCATGTCATAAAAGACCAATCATATATAAATCTTTTAATTGTATTTGATTTCCCAATGTTTCAATTAGTTATGCTTTATAGATATATTGATATATCTGATAATACTAAAGGAGATGATTAAATTTGTCATTCAATTCTTCAATCCGTGGTCCTAGTAAAAAACCTAATCCGAGTGTTGGAAAAGGTGATAAATCAAGTTCTAATAAAACTGGTGAAATATTTAATTTGTATGGTAGACATGAAGGAAAAGGTAATTCAGCAAGTGGTGATTATTCTCATGCTGAAGGATTCAATACTCGTTCGAGTGGTAACCGATCACACGCTGAGGGGACTAACACTTTAGCAAGTGGTGATAATTCTCATGCAGAAGGTACTAAGACTTCAGCTATAGGAGCAAATTCTCACGCTGAGGGTGGTTCTACTAAAACTATAGGAGCATTCTCTCACGCAAGTGGTTGGGATACTACTGCAAAAGGATTAGCTTCTTATGCTGAAGGATGGAAGACTGCTTCTAATGGTATTGCTTCTCACAGTGAAGGAATATGTACCATTGCTGAAGATTCTTGTCAAACTGTAATAGGAAAATATAATAACCCGATTAAAAGAGCTTATAATGATAATGATGAAAAACATACATTGCTGATTATTGGTAATGGTGATAAAACCCATAGGTCTAATATAGTAGAAGTCACCGACAATGATGTTGCAATATATGGAGACGTATCTATATATTTATTAAATGATAATGGAGAAACACAGCCAGTTTCAATAAGTTCATTGATGAATGAAATTACTAATTTACATCATAAGATTGATGAATTAACTAACATTATTTCATCATTGGGTAAAACCAATAGTGAACAATAAAAAAGTTTCCAAGGAGTTTTTATACTTCCTTGGAAACTTTTTAATCTGTTAGTAAAGCTTGATAGCTATGTCAAGTTCATTAATTGCTTTTGCAACAGTTTCTTGTTGTTCAACTGTTTGAGTAACTATTTCCATTACTTGTCCTGTTGTAAACTGTGCACTTAGAAGACCTATTAAGGATCGACCATCAACAATTCTTCCAGTTTTTCCCATAATAAGATGAATTTGGAAAGGGCAATCTTGTAACTTCCAACTGAATTGGTTCGCGGTTCTTCCTGTCAAATCTTTTTTCAATTTATATTTTACTGTTACCATTCTTTCCTCTTCCTTTCCTTTGTATTATGTTATTTATTTGTTTTATTTTTTATTTAAATTCGTATTTTGTTTCTTTTTGTATATACATTATTTTTGTAGTCATAATGAATTTATGTCAATAAGACTATATCAACTTATGCATTCCTAATAGAGGATATTAGACATAAGGTGTCGCGTATAGTTGAGACGAATAAATTATAAGGAGGTATCATTATGAACAATACATCATTATTGAAAGTAGCCTCTGCTGCAGTTAAAGCTGCTGCAGACGAAATGGGCATCTCTTACAAGAAATGCCTGAAATTGTTAGCTGAGGAAGGAGATGCTTTCTCCATCTTCTACGACGAAGAACCCCGTTCTGTGACAGATAAACCGTCTGGACCGTCTAGTTTGGCGGTCGCTGTCCTTAAGAACATAAAGGACAGTAATAGTTATTACATGGCCAAACAATACGCCTGGTCAATTCAGCAGCTCAACGCTGCTGACCAGGCGTATGTTATATCGGGCCTGGGGGAGGGGGTCTCCTACTCCATACGAGAAGAAATCATGAGGGAAATGAGAAAGTATACATGATTTACTTCATTAATGTAAATAAGTAAAAAAGAGAGAAGCGCAATAAAATGCGCTTCTCTTTTTTTTATTTTATAATGAAACTTTACCTTCCATATATAATGATATACGTCTAGTAAGAAATTTGCTATAAAATTGACTAATTGCAAAACTATTAAATTCGGCACGTACATTTTCATCATATGATGAGAATATTTTTATATTAACTGAATCATATTCATTGGTCAATGTTTCAGGATTTTTTCTTCCACCAGTATATTGAAAAATACTTGTACCAATAGGCTCTAAATTACCAAGGATTAATGTTTCACTTGATATAACTTTAATCGGAATCGGTACAAAGAAATCTGCAGCATATATATAATTATCACTCTTACGATATAATTTCATACCCGAAGTATCAGCCATTCCAACATACGTTGCATGGAAAGAACCATCTGAATTAATATAATATGTCCACCCATTAATTTTAACTTGTAATTGTAATTTAGGATCAATGTAAGTAGAATCAAAATTATAACCAAATTTATTAAGTCTATTAATAATTTTTTTAAAATTTTCGTATTCTTGTTGATTATCCCATATTATATCTTCATGTCTAACTTTAACAAAAAATGGTAAATAACCACCTTCTTCATCCATTGTGATTAACCATCCTCGCTTACAAGTATATACTGTCGAATTATCAGTTTTTCTTATTTTAGCAGCCATTTATTTTCCCTCCTCATTTATACTGATTTGGTGAGTTCTGCATAGAATGTATCCATTCCTTTGATATTTTTACAAATATCAGTAATAATGGGCTGGTTAACAATAAAGCTACCTAAACAAGCGGTTTGAATTGTATATAAAAAATATGGTAAACATTCCATGCTAAATAATGCACTTGATTTAAATGTATTAAGATAACATTGTGTAAAATACCTTAAATTAAGATTATTGAATCTTTTAGTTAATGTCTTTAAAAATGCAATTAACTGCTCAACATTTTTAACATTCGCGTCGTTAAACTGCTCTGCTGCTAATGCTAAATCCATTTTATTAGGAGACAGTATTGCATTAATTGCATAATTTGTATTAATATCTTTATTAGCATTTTCCCACACGTTATCTAAAAAGAATCTGCTTATTGTAAAAGATACTCGATCGACTATTTCTTTTTCCATACTTATTGCATATTCTTTATTTAAGATTCTTAAAATCATTTGTGTATATATATTTGAGCATAGTTTCATTAAACCCATATTTTTAATTATGCCTATTTGATATTGAGCATATGATAATGCTGTATATGCACCTTCCATAAGTGCATATAAATCTTTCATAGGCATATTTAAATATTGGGCATTGCCTATTTTGTCATTAGACACTAACGTTCCATAGTTACTTAAAAAAACAACTGCTTTAAGTTGTCCTTGCATTTTTAATACTATAAACGGTAATGCCTGAGATACCTGGACATTTTTTGAAAATAAGAGAAGTATTTCTCCTTTATTAAATGCTGTAATAACCTTATCTGCTAAAGGGGATAATCTTGTTTTTTTTATTTGTATTAATTGTTCTTCTATATGTTCGGCTGTTAAAATAGTACCATGTTTAAAACATTCGTTAACCATACTTGACATTACAGAATTTTTATTAAATGTATTAAATAATACAGAATCGTGTAAAGAAGATTCTGTAAATACCGTTTCATTTACTATCATTCAGGATCATTCCTTTCAATTTAAACTTATTAACTTACTGTTTTAAGCCTCCAATTCTATGTAAAAATGCATTAGGAACAGTCTTTTAATGAAGAAATCATGAGAGAGGAGGATAAAAAATGCCAATTAAAAATTCTGAAACTTTTCAAAAATATTTAAGAAGAGCTTTCATAAATAATTCATTTGAAGAAGTGAGTTCACATAAAACATTGAGAGATACGTGGGAAAATTCATTTTCATATCTTCAATATACTCAAAGAGAATTATGTAACTTCACACCGTACCATATTAATTTAAGTGGTAAAGATGAATATACTGGTAATCCTCGAAAGATGTATTTTAATAAAGCTTATAAACCCTGTATTGATGTTGATAGACGAATCATCAATATTACAAAAGATGAAGGTGTTTATAAAAAAAGTGAATTTTACAAGAAAGAATTATCAGCAGAAGTACTGGCAAATAATAAAGAATTATTTAATAAATTACCAGTTATACTTATAGATAGTATAGTTGTAATGGACTATAAGGTTGTTATATATGACCAATATTTAACAATAATTCTTCCAACTACTGTGGCATTCTTATTTAAATATTTACGAAATTCTGAAAATGATAGAAGAATTTATACTGATTCCGATGTTAATATACTTCTAATACCGAATGTATATTATGATCATTATACACAGTATATTCAAAAAAATTTTGTTATTACTTCAGATACGCAGTTTCAAATTCATAATATTCCTGAAGATGTTAAAAATACTCCCGGAATATTAATGTGCTCAATGTATGTAGAAGATACAGCCGTACCAAAACAATTTCCAAAACATAACGTTAGGTTAGATGGTACAATACAGTGGGATCATAGATTACATACAGAAAAAGATGATTTTAATTACAAAAATGCTACAACGTTAATGGAAGTAACCAAAGACGAAAATACGGATGAATATTATTGTAAACTTCCTCCGGATACCGTAGAGAAACTTAATAATAGAAATACGTTTTTACCAATTCATATAAACTTGATATTCTTTAAAGATTTACATGTACATGAATACTATACTTCAGATTCTTTAGCTGATGTATGTGAAACTAATACAGGTAATGAAGCAACTATTGCATGTATTATGAAAGATCGAGATAAGCCATGGAATATGTCAATTCCTGTAGAAAATTTGTTATTATTTAAAAGGGAAAATCCTAATTCAGGATACAAGTTTTTATATAGTTTAGATAATATACAGGGATTCTATCCTAATTTTTATAGGATAACTGATCCTAATATGGGATTAGAAAATCAATATAAATTATATTATTTTTATAAGCCATGTTACGATTTACATTATACCTGTATTCACGATTTTTATTTCTATCTATTATCTGTAAAATGTGGTAATGAGTTTCTATATAATTTGGAAGAAAATATGGATAAATTATATAGACATATTATAGATATCTATCCTCAAGATGAGGAAAAACTTGAAGAGTTCAATGAAACACTACTTAATATTTTAACATACTATTCTTATATTCATAGATATAAGGACTTAGATATGATTCATAATTTTTATAATTCAGTCAATCCATATAAAGGACGATCAACTGAATATAAGAGTGAACGTTTACTTGAATATACTAAATACGAACCATATGTTCTTAGAGACTATGTCTTAGAACAAAAAAAGAAAAATGTACCTTTCTTTATATATACAAACTCATTAGACTTAGATAGTCGACTTAGAAATGATACTAATCAGGAATTTGAAAATATGCCTGATAAAGCATATACATTTACCGAACCCCACTATGTATTTAGTGCAATAAATAATGAACCATTTGACCATCCTGCAAATATGAGAGTATTTGTAGACGGTTTATTTGTAATGGACTTATATTTACAACGAAATGAATTTACACAGTATTTTTATATCCCAGCAAGATTAGTTAGTGCTAATAGTGTGATTGAAATTGAATATGTTAAAAGTTTCTATATGGAAAAGAAACTTACATTCACGTCAATGGATCAAAAAGAAACTATTACATGCGCTGCTAATGACCCCGCATCATTACCAACTTTAGCAGATTTAGTTATCTACGATGATTTGGAAGTTGACCAACCTATTCATAGATACGAATACAGACATTTTAATGTCAGTGTAAAAAATGAAGTTGGTGAATTTGCTACAAGTATAGGTACTCGTAAAAATAAATTACGATTTGTTCATATGGATAAATTTACAATGGTACCTGCATCAGAAGTTGTTCTTAATAAACCTCTTAAAATAAGATTATCTAAATCAGCTGAAGGGATAAGATATATTGTCCCTCGTGATGGTAGATTATTCTTAGAATTTGTGGATAATACTTTTGGATATAATAAAGAATATCTTAGAATATTTGTAAATGGAAGACTTCTTCCGAGAGAACTTTATGTATTTTATCCTATGTATCATTATCCTCGAATTAAGTTCTTATACGACTTACATAAGGATGATGTTTTATATATAGATATAACTCCTTATAGATATAGACAGATATACCATAAACAAGATATTTTTAATAATGGTGTATTAGAATATCCTGATGAAGACGATACTGAAACCATAGAAACTTATGATAGTGATTGGGTTCTTCCCAATCCATATCGAGTTGTTGATTATGATTTCTGTGATGAAAATCAACAGGTGAGTGTAAATGAGGCTTTACAACCTAAAGTAGTAAATGGTTATGAGTCAACAGATGGTACGTTCTATACAGTAAGAGGTCATATTTATATGCATTACGATGCAGATGGATATTTCATTGAAAAAATAATTGATGATGATGAAACTAAAGCTGCTATCAAAAATGAAATTTATAAACCTATACAAAAAACAGTTTATATTCCTCATGAAGTTAGTGATAAAAACTATGTTGCTAAAGTTCGTGAGAAATTACCACTTGATGGTATTATTGATTTAAGGAAAATATTAAAAAAACCTTTTGATTTAAGATATTATGATATGTATCTTAATGGTAGAAGGCTGAATGCTTGTAATTGTTATATTATAGACCCTTGGACTATAAAACTTACGGGGGTTCATTCAACATATAATTTACTTATATTTGAAAAAGAACGTGACTATGAATATTATGGTTTAGAGTATCAAACTAAACAAATGTATTTTGCAGTTACAGAATTATTAGAAAAAGGATTTATTACTAAAGAAGAACGTGATAAAATAATTAAATTTGTGACAGACCAACAAGAAGATGGTCATAAATATAATGAAAGTACATTAATTGAAAATGAACCTGATGAATTTAATCCTGGTTTTTTTGATAAATATATGTACTTTTTCTTCGATATGTATTACTATAAATACCTAATATTAAAGAACTATATCAATCCTGATATTGCTGCAATATCAAAGCTTGTTATGATTGATTGGTTCGAAGAAATATATGATTGGTATGTTAATAACCCATACGATAACTCACATGCTGATGAACCAAATGGAAAAATAAGAAGAGAACGATACATTGATTGTATTTGTTTAAATCCTGATTTGTTCATTGTAGGTTTAGGCAATCCTACAACTGGTCGTCATCATGGTCAACGATTATATACTTTAGGTCATCTCAATGAAATTCCACAAGAAATTCTTGAGCAACATATTGAAATAGCCCGTGAGGTTACTGTAGATAAGTTACGCAAAGATGACCTTGAGCTGGATAAATATCTGGAGGTGAGAAGATGCCTATACGTTTAATTGATCCAGCGGATACACCAACATATGTCGAAAAACCAGACATACGATTTGCTACAACATTTATTAGTCATGAATATCGTGATTTTGCTGTTGATGGCGAAGCTATCATGGATAAAATGACTGGTGAGCTTTTCATAAAAAGACCTGAAGATGGTCGTATATTAAGTTTTGAACAAAATAAAAAATATGCATATGATCAAATGTTAGAGTTAAAGATACTCTTAACAAATGATGAAGATTTTACTTATCCGAAATATGTTACAGATTCTTATTATGTGTCTACTAATTATGATTTAGTAACTATTAATAAAGAAGCAATGAATGATATTCTTGAAACAGGCGAACTAGATATTCCCCTTGAAGGAGATGCTGGTGCTGATTTAAGAAACACCTTATCATTTAATTTATCAGGTGAATGTAATGGATTCTTTTGTAGACCAACATCACGTGATAGTGATAAAATGGCATTGAGAATTATAACTAATATTTACGACACGCTCGTTCAAGAATATGAAGATAATAATTCTTTAATTCGTGCCGAACGAAATAAATTCACATCTATTGAAAAATGGAGAGACTCTGATGTTATAATAACATACGACCTTGAGATTATAGCAGAAAATGTAAAACGTGAATTTAAAAATATAAAAGATTATCTTAGAATCAACGAGCATTGTTGTGTATTCTTTCCAATAGATGTAATGAAGAATTATCGAGATGGCTATGATTCTGTTAAGGTAACAATAACTAAACTTGAATTTTATAAATTAAATTTTGTTAAAAAATTAGATAGTTCACTGGTTGATTGGTATATACAAAATGTACTTCAAATGGAGGATCCTCCATTAAATGTTGAAAGCGCATTAGATATTGTTCAACCGTATCTCTGCGTAGATGGTAGAATCTATGTATATTATTTAAACATAATATCGTTTGTTGATAAATTTACTGATATTAGGTTATTGGGAAATGAAACAACTGTTGGATTCTTAGATATGCCATATATACGTAGGTATATGACAAAAATGTCTAAATTAAAAAGAGCTTCAGAATTTATTCAGGCCTCAGCAAGACCAACTGCTGAAGATTGGGGTGCAAATGCTGTATGGGCTGAAATGATTCGTGAAGTTGGAATGAAAGGTGAAGTTAAATATAAGCATACTGAATCCGATTTAAAAGAACTTGAAATGCTTATAGCTAAGAATAATTTTATGTATGTAAATATCGATCCTGATGAAACTAGTAATAATGGTGGAGATATATGGATTACAGATCCAAGACTTCCTATTAAAGGTAGATTTAGAATTAAAGTTCCAAGGTTCATATCTGAAGAGGAATTTAATAATCTTGATACAGTTGATCAAGATCGTATTTATATCTTGTATAATCCTGAAACAACTTATATTACGGGAGAATCTACAAATAATATAATAGTTATTCCTGAAAATAAAATGTTACAGGAAGATTATGATTTAATGGAAACATACGAATTATATAAAATTTACTACATAATAAATGATGAAAATTATATAATAGGATTCTATTATAATAATAGATACTATACATATACTGAAAATGATGGTCCACATATCGTGGATTATGATGAATTAGGCAGAGATCAATTGAGACCTCCTATAATGGCACATGATATAATTAATGGGCGAGATTTAGATATTGAAACAAATAACGAAATCATAGACGGTGGTTCTATTGATATGGATCCGGATAATCAAGGAGGTGAGTAACGTTGAATATTATTGAGGTTAATAATTTAACGTTATTACCGGAATTAACTGAGGACTATCTCATAGTTCCTATGACTAATTATCCAATTTTAAAGAAACGTAAGTTACCATTATCGATGGGTAGACTTGATTTAGTATGGGTTGTAAAGAGTAAGGCTATTTATACACCTATGAATTTAATACCCTTTGTTGATTTAACTCAGGAACAATACGATGTCCTCATCGAATATGAAAAAGATACACTTTATCGTATTAAAAATGAAGGTGAAATTACTAAGCTATATCTCAATGGTGTTGCGTATTCAGCTGGTGGTGGAGAAATTAAACAGCTCAGTCTTATCAATGATGCTACTATTTATATGGATGCAAACGGTGTTCTTTATAAATCTATCATTGGTATTGATGCAGGTATTTATGCTAAAAATGATGAAGTTTTATATAGTTCTGTAATTGGCACAGAAGATAGTTCAATAATGAATAATCCTACTTATGGTACAATTACATCAGCTAATAATCTTGGTAATGATGATTGATTATAAGGAGATGAATTTATTATGGCTGTAAAAAAAATAAGATATGTACCTGATACAGTTACGGATATTATGATGCATGGTCATGATTCTGACAAAACTGAAAGATTACTGTTTCCTATTTCTAGGTATGGTAATATATTAAATGCCCCCACAGTAACTGGTGAAGATATTGTAACATATGGAGCACCATTTCATCTTTTAGAACATGATGAAGTTGAATTAACCGAGGGTGAAATTCGAAGATTATGTGGGAGAATTGTTTAATAACATATTCTATGTGAGGTGAAAAATATATGGCAGATATTATGAAAGCAAGACTACAAACACCTGTTAATGATGAGGGACATCGTGATGATATTCATCTAGTTACAGATGTTGATGCTGTTGTATATGATGATGATAACACATTAAAAGAATTTCTTGATAAAATGCAGAGAAAAATCAATGATGTTTCAAATCAGTTAGAAAATGCAGGTTCGATATATTTAGCTACATCTGGTTCTGAACCCACTGATTCATCTATGATGTTATTCGCAGAAATTATAAATGCTGGTGACATGGATAATATAGATGATATTACACATAATGGTGTTAATAGGGCAGATATGGATACGGTTGACTATTATTATGAACGTGCAACTCCCGAAGCTATTCAGGGTCTCACTCGTGATGAAATGGTTGGTCGTGGTTGGAAAGAAATTGTAAGTATTCCTGCATTAATTGAACAGGAAATTACATTTGATCCTTTAACTATGATCAATATTAGAGACATGGTTGCTTATAATAAGAATCAGCAAGGTGTTTGGACTCAGGGCACTTATGTTCGGAAACGACCTAAAAGTGAACTAGAACAAGAATAATAATACCACTCTCAAATAATACAAATATTTATATGCAATAGTGATAAGATAAAATCTTATCACTATTGCTTTTTTACGTTCTATTTAACAAAAGATTAACTTCTAATATTTATTGTTAAGGAGAGTGTAATATGAATCAATTTGAAAAAACTGCTTTAAAATCTTACATGACAATGAAAGATATAAAGTTAAAACCATTAAAAATTAAATTTGATGTTACCACACTTAATATGGTGATATCGTTTATATATAAAGATAGTGTGTTAAGAACTAGAAAAACATTATCTAATATTTATAAGCTATTTAACAATTTGGATTCGTCTGTATATAAAGATGACCCTATATTAGAATCAAGGGTATGGATAGTACAAAAAACTTTATATGGTAAATTAATAGACGGGTTTGAAAATGACGAAAATTTAAAACAATATTGTTTAGATGATATTGAATGTGATGAAATGAAATCATCTATACTTTTAAATATATTAGAAACCAAAAAAATATCACATGAAGAATCAAAATATCTTGTTAAAAAAATAGATGATACTTTGGAATTTGGTTATACTGTTACTGTTAAAGATGTTATGAGACAAATCTTAGACCATATTGATGACGGAGATTTTAAAACGTATAAATCTGTCAGTGAAGATTTGTATAATATTGCAACAGCAGTAATCAATATAAAACGCTCTGCATCAAGTTTAGGTTCTGACCAAACGTTTTCATTAAGTGAAGAACAATTTGAATCTGTAATAGATGATGCTGTACAAAAACTTAAAGATAGAAACAGAATATTCATTACGGGAATACAGAGGCTTAATACAATATTAGCCCCTGGATATTTAAGTAAACGTCTATATACTTATTTAGCATTTCCTGGTAAAGGAAAATCTACAATATTACTTAAATCTGCAATAGATATTCGTAAATATAATAAAGATATTAAAACAAAAGACCCTGATAAAAGACCTGCAGTTCTTTTTTTAACTCTTGAAAATGATGTCCCTGAGACAATAGAAAGAATATATAATATGTGTGTTGATAACGATGACATACGAAATTATTCAGCAAAACAGATAAAAAAGAAAATGCGGGATAAAGGTGGTCTAAAATTAACCGATGTTGATAATATAGATATTATTATTAAAGAATTTAAAAACCGAGAATTAGATACTAATGATTTGTATACAATTATTAATGATTTAGCTGATGAAGGAGTTGAAGTTATAGCATTAATACTTGATTATATGAAACGAATTCGTCCTGCTGAAAAAGCCAATGATGAGAAAACGGAACTTAAAAATATTACAAATGAATTAAAAGAATTAGCAAAGTTCTTTGATATTCCTGTGATAACAGCACAACAATTAAACCGTTCAAGTGCTTCAATTGTTGATGCTGCTTTACAAGCAAAGAAAGAAGATGTTACAAGACTTGTAGGTAGAGATGGAATTGCAGGTTCTTGGGAAATTATTGAAAACTCAGATGTAGTAATTATAGTTAATCCTGAAGTTAAAAGTGATACGGGTGAATTATATTTAACATTTAAAATGTTAAAAAGACGTTACAGGTCTTCTGAAGAAAATGACAAACTCCGACGTCTTGATTATTTCAACCATCCTTTTGAAGCTGGAAATGAAATAAGATTAATAGACGATATAGATTTACCAAAACCGTTATCATTAGAATCATTAAGCACACAATTTGAACCTATTGATGATAAACGTGGTAAAGAAAATGCGACTAAACGTGAAAATAAAGATGGTGAAAAGAAAAAGAAAAAGAGTTATGTGTCTAATAATATAGATGATTTTGAACCATTTGATTTTAATAAAGCCGCTAACTATTAATGAAAAATAGGTATTGTATTCATCTAATACAATACCTATTTTCATTATGCGTAATATAAAATATTTAATATATACAATATTTATTAGTATATACATTATACAACCTACGCATTCCTATTAGAGGAAAGTAAGTATCGTGGGGTTTCGATATAATTGTAATACAAAAAAACGAATAAGGAGTGTGTTATAATGATAAGTTCTGAGAAACTTATGGTGATTCGGTCGTTTGGTGAAATTAATCAAACGACTGTTGACAGGTCGGTGTTAGCTTGTAAAAGCAAATCACCGACTGATCTCCTAATTCTACCTTTAGGTGGAACTAGGAAAATTGTAATAAACCCTAGTGCATTTTTAAGGTCACTAGGGTTTAACAGAAAAACATATAGAGAGGAAGTGAAATATATAAACTCTATCTTAATTCCGAAAGGAGTTGAAATAGAGTTGGAAGGAGAGAACTCTTTCCCTCCAAACATAAACACATTATCACTCGTGAGAGTGGATGATGTGTTTAATACGGATAATATTGAAATTATTTCAACATTATCAGTCAACAAAGAACTTAAAGTCTCAAGTGTTAACACACTTGGACTGAAAGTAAAGGAAGGAGGGAAAATAGTGAAAAAGGACCTGATAATCCATCAGGTTAAAAAGTTTAGATAAGAATACCGCCGGGAAGCATTACAATTTCCCGGCGGTATTTTTTTATTCTATTTTAGACATAATATTAAATTCAAGAAAATCGTATTTTTTTTAAGAAAGGATGTTTTATCAATGCCATTAGCACCAAACGATTTATTGAAATTATTCCTAGATGGAGTATCTGAAGGATTATCTGAACGAATGCTATTAGAAAAAGAAGCAATTAAAAAACTTCATATTGATGAAACAATATGTAATATTAATAAAACTGGTAATCTATCTAAAAATATTAATAAAATTGATAATATAGTTGATGCAGTTGCTAAAGGAATTATATATGACACATATAATATATATTGTATTAAACGACCTAAACCCGGAGCAACAGAAAACAGTGTTAAACAAAATAATATACAGAGCTTAATTTATAGAATTGATGAATTTATTTCAACAACTCATGATATTAATGAAGAATCTAATTATCTTAACCATAATGGATTTTTAAAATACTTAACTGAATATTATGCTAATAATAGTTCAGATGAAACAAACATTGTGAATGAATTAATTTCTATATATAAAAATGCGTTATATCGTTTTTATATGAATGAAACACATGAAGTATTAGATATATCTTTATACACAATAAGACAGTATCTTGAAGATATATATGAATGCTATGATACTATAACCACTAAAGAAATGAAATTAAAAGAATTAATGTATGATATTGATATAACTATATACGATGAATTATTAAGATGCCTAAATTCAATTCTTAATCTTCTTTCAAGAGATTCAAATATTAAGACACCTGAAAATCTTATGGAATATGTTGAAAAGATTAAAAATATTGAATTACTAGATAATATCAAAAATGATATGTCTGTGATTTTAACATATTTAAAATATTTTTATCCTGTGTATAAAGATCTTACAAAAGGATCATTATATTCATTTGTAGATGGTATATCTGTATACATTAATAAAGTAAGAGAAAAATGAATTCCATTATATATTATTTTTAAGAACCCCGTTAAGAAATATAACGAGTGTATTAAAATTATAGAAAGGATGATTTTGTACAATGAGAAAAATGATAGAAAGTAAACCTATCAAAAAGAAAAAGAAAGAAAAGCGTAATCCTAATTCTAATGAAACGTTCGTAATGTTGACTCGACGGAATTGGAATAACGATTATTTCTGTGACATTCTTTACAGAGATGGGTTTGACATAACAGAACCACCGGAAATCACTATGGATGATACTAAAGAGAAAAGTCTTTATGGACCTCAATCACCATTATATGGTACCTCTTATAGTGATGAGCAAGCATTCATCGAAAGGTACAGGTGTAAGTGTGGAAAATTGATGTCACGTCAGTTTGAAGGAGAGATTTGTCCTTTTTGTCATAGTCCGGTTGAATATAAGGATGCTGATATAAATGTAACTGGGTGGATATCACTTGGAAAAAATAACTATGTAATTAATCCGTATTATTATGAACTTTTAAACAAAGCACTTGGACAGAAAGTTTTTGCAGGTATAATTAATGCAAAATATAAAATCACTGTAAACGGTTTAAAAAGAAAGGCATCTAACGAGGACTTAGATGAAAGTCCTTCCAGCCCATATTTTGGAATTGGAATTGATGAGTTTCGTAAAAACTTCGAAAATATAATGAAGTATTTTCAAGGTCTTAATAAATATAAAAATAAGGTCAATAATATTCAGACGCTTATTAATGAAAAAAGTTCAGTATTCTGTTCTCATCTTCCAATTTATTCAACGCTAATAAGACCGCAATCAGTGACAGTAGACTCCTTTTACTTTGGGACTATGGATAAGTTAATCAATACTATATTCAATCTTTCTGAAAAATTAAAGGTATGTTTAGATGTTGAGAGGGAGGGATTCTTAAGTAGAATACAATATAAAGTATGTACCATGTGGATTACTGATTTTGTATCTATTCAGTCCAAATTTGGTTTTATACGTCAACAGTTATTAGGTGGAAGGATAAATTATAGTGCACGAAATGTAATAATTCCAGCACCCGATTTAAAAGATAATGAAGTTGATTTATCCTACCACACGTTTCTTGAGTTATTTAAGAGTAAAATAATTCATTATATCTCAAGGTTGGAAGATATAAGTGAAGATAAAGCTCAACAAATTTGGCGTAATGCCTATAACTTTGACGAAAAGGTATATGACATTATGATGTATTTAGTAGAGCATGATGAAGTTGCTCTCATAATAAATCGTAACCCGACACTGAACTTCTATTCAATGTTGTTAATGAAAATTAGAAAGATCAAGCATGATAACAATGATTATTGTCTATCAGTACCATTATCTATACTTCCGGGTTTAAATGCAGATTTCGATGGAGATATCTTAAATATAATTGGTCTTGTCGATAGAGCATTCCAGAAGATGTATAGAAAATATGACCCAGTGTCGCGTATGTTAACTGATAGAGACTCAGGTCTATTGAATAATTACTTTGTAATTAATAAAGACCAGCTCATCAATTTGAGTAACTTTGCATCAATGGGTGCAAGTCCAAATGATAGACCTGAAACCTACTGATAAAATAAAATATGTGATAGTAAAGTTAGTTTTACTATCACATATTTATATATTTAAAAAAAATAAGGAGAAATGCTACATGAACACTAAGACACATTATTACTTAATAACTCCCCGGTTTACTTTTGCTAAAGGTATAACTGTTGAAGACATTATGGTGTGTTATGAGAACCAACTTACTGACAACTGTGATGATGGGGAAACATACATTCCCATGGTTAATAGGTTTCTGATTCACTCGAATCCTTTTATGAATGTGAATTATGTTGTTATAACCATTGATGAGAATGGTTCATATCTGTTCTATATTCAGGACAATGGATTTAATCTTATTACAAAGGGATATGGTGAAAAGATGGATTCGAATGACAGGTTAAATGAACGCAAAATTATTTTTAAAGTTTTGCATATGATGCATTTAGGAAATGAAGAAATTCATGAACTTGGATTCGATAAGTATTCAAGACGAATTTGTTCTAGCCAAGAAGTTAAATCCATAACGCAATATCAACCTTTAACCCGATTATACTCTAAGAAAAATTCTACGATGTATTAACAGAAAGATAATAATAATGAAAGGGGAGCATATTATATGCCCGATTTAGTACTGAACAAACAGATTCGTGAGGATTTATCAACTATCTTGTATTTAAGAAAGAAGATAATGGATTTATATCTTCTTTCTCATACTCTTCCAAAAGAAAGTAGAAAGTACGATGAAGTTATAGAAGAAAAACTTGAAGCATATGAAATGCTTAAACAATTTAACATAACTCCAACAATAACTGCATCTAACTCTATGTTAACAATACTCGTGTGGATGTATGAACATCCATATAGCAAAATAACCCATCCATTATTTGAAGAAAATGAGTTCATTTTCTTTGATAGCGAAGAAAATGTTATTAAAGATGAGAAAGGAAGAACATTTGAGGATTGGGATGAACATTCCACCTCTTATAATGGAATGATGTTAAGAACAACCGAAGCCTGGAAAACTGGGTGGAGATTGGTTTAAGTATAAATGATATTGTGGGAATTTATAAATTCCCACAATATCAACTTTTTATTGGAGGTATAATTAAATGGAAAGCATTCATAAAATTAATGTTGAAATACTAACATCTGCATTAACGTTTTACGCCAATAGAACCAAAAGGAATATTGCGTATCAACATAAATGGTTATCAGATTCACAGACTTTAGACTTTTTATCAGATTCTACACCACTTGTAGATGATGATGGTAAAACTATAGGTTTTGAACGGATTGTAACCAATATATTATCTGTACCAAATAGACGAATAAAAGATGATATTGAAAAATTTGAATTCCTCATTGCGGTAAAATATGTAATTCAGCAATCATCTAAGTGTGATGGAATTGATGATATCCCGTCTGATAAGCTTCTCAACTCGTATATTGAGTTAACTATGATAGATACTTATACTGCAAATGGAACATTTGTGTTAGTGGAGTTCGAACCTACCTCCACTATTTCGTCTAATCACATGGATAATTTAGAAAGAATAGAACGTATTGAAATTAATGGTGTTCCTATGATTACTCATAATGGTAAGATTAAAAATCTAATGTCTAATGATTTAGATATAACAAATGCTGACATTGAACTTATTGCAGATACGATTGTAACGATGGGTATGAATACTGTTAATCATTATTCAGATTATTAATATATATCCTTTTAACCTATATAAGAGGGTGACGTAAAATTACGTCACCCTCTTATTTTTTGATAATACTTCCATTTTAAGTTTTTTCATTTCATCTATATAATTACTATCAGTAGATAGTCTAATAATTGAATCTATTAGATAGATGCTAAGATGTTTTTTCTTAGGAATTTTTTTATATAATGATAAATATGCAATATATTTTGCAGTGTTAAAATTATCAATATGTGTATGACCATGACTGAATTTTTTGAGTGTATTATGAACTATAAAATGATTATGTCCATCTGAATATATATTCATATATTTTATAGATAGTATTTTATTCATAATAACACATCTCCTAAATATAAATTTTTTATGATAATGTAAATAATAAAAGCGTAAAATCAAAAATATTAATTATATAATATTTTAGTGTATGTAATAAGTTATATCAACTTATGCGTTCCTACTAGAGGAAAGTTAGTCATGAGGTATCGATATAATTATACATACTCATACACATCGGATGAGAAGACACACAGAAAGGAGATGTTCATATGAACATCAAAAAAGCCGTAGCAAAAACGCTTAATGTTGTAACGGGGGTCGCGCTTGGCGGAGTAGTTGCCGCCGAGATAGTCGAGGTGACCGCAGCAGGCGTCCTTGACGATCACCTCCGAAATGAAGTGAGACGTGAGGAGCGCCGAAAGGTGCCCGGGCACGTCTTCAAGAAAAAAGTGATAGTGGATGGCTACGGTAACGTGGTCACCGCTAACGAAAAGGGGGTGTAATAATATGAAGAGTAACATTATAAAAGCAGCTATCGGTGCAGCTGCAGCGATCGGCACCATCGTCGGGATAAACACTACCCGACGTATGAACCAGGCAGTTGACTGCATGACGGAAGTCGAAAGGCTCCGTATGCAGGCACAGTCTGGAATGGCAATGCTGCCTGGGGGATATAGCGATCCTCAGCAGGCAGTTGCTGGTCCTCAGGATGTGCAAGCATCCCTGTAATAATCCCCAGGGCATTCCCTCTCCTGAGTACTTCGGTATTCGGGAGAGGGATTATTTTTTTTTATTAAAAAACGTTAATATAAATAAAATTTCATTGAAAGGAATGGTTATTTATGCAATATGCTTTTTGCTTTATAAGTGCAGAAGATGCTAAGGACGGTACTAAACTTGGGTACGCGTATGCTAAAAGTAAACAAAGTGAATGGGTTGTTACAAATGATGAATGTGAAAGCCTTGTTACACAATGTCCAAAAGGTGTTGGATTCATAGTTCATAATAATAAAGCATATTTTTTACATAAAAGATATCTAGATGTAGATTCATCTAAAACAATTGTATTATGTATTGAAAGTACTTGCGGATCGGATAATAAATTATTCAATTAAAAAAACAACATCTTAATAAGCTTATTAAACAAATAGTTTTTAAGTTAAGGCTATAGAATTAATGAAAATATTTAAATACGGATATGGTTTATATAAACCATATCCGTATTTTTTTTAATTATTATAGGATTGAATTGAGAATATAAAATAAAAGAAAATAGCTTTTTTATAATTAACTCGTGATGCTTCACGTTTATATTTATCGTGAACACCAGTTTCTTTAGCCCATTTATCAAGAGTTTCTTTAATTCGTTTTATATTATCATTATTAGAATTGGTTCTTCTAAATAAGTCTTCAGACCAATGTAAAAAATATCTTGAGTTAATATCTTCGGCTTTTTTATTTTCATCGTATAGATATAAAAATAAAATAGCTTCTATAAATCTTTGTATGTCATCGGTATATTTTTCGTTTAAAATTTTACTGATATAAAATCTACATTCTGAAATTGATACTCCACTTATTCTTGCTACAATGGATATTAATTTTAAATTAATATCTTGAGTAAGAATTTTAAGAGTAATTTTACGTCCCACTACTTCAACTGATGAAGTTTTATTTTGAGCTTCAACGTCTAAAGGAACCTCGTCGTATGTATCTTTAGTTAGCGTTACTCTTAAACCAGCAGCATGATTCTTCATATATTGGTCACAAATCTTTTTTATCATACTCTTTTGGTCATTTCTAATTCTTTGTATCCATCTAATAATTTCTTTATCAGAAGCATCGTTCATCCAATTCTTTAAAAAAGAATATGAATTTTGTATAGAGACAAAAAGAGCTCCAAAAATGTTACCTTGTTGTTTAATGATATATTTTTCTGTTAAATTATCAATAGTATATTGCATTACTGCAGGATCAGCGCCATATTTAAAGAACGTACTAAATACAGCAGGATAGTCAGATAATGCATATATTGCTAATGCTGAATTAAGTCCTTTTTCATCTTTCTTAATATGATAATATCTTATACAGCAATAAAATATCCAAAATATTTGGTTTCCTTTAAGAAGTTTAAAATCTGAACTACTACCAAGTTGTTTAATAACTTGGTCAATTAAATCATCCACAAATGGAATTGATATTTTTTGTTCTTTTGCAGAACCTGATAATTTATATTCTAATCCGAAAAGTTCACAATATTGAGCTTTATCATTGGATGTAAATGGAACAAGATATGTAGGTCCTGGGGTCCTTAACTTCTGACTATTTCTATCCATATATTGACCAATAAGTTGTTTAAATTTTCTATCTCCTTGGGGAGTTGATAAAACTGATGATATTTTAGGGTATAATTTTTCAACAATAATGTGAGTATCAGATGTTGCTTCGTTGAATATTTCTAATTCAGATATATCATCTGTTACGCCCTCCATGAATAATCTAGTGTAATAATCCATCAATATTTCAGTCCTTTCTGTAGTTTCTATAAATTATATCATTGTAGTTGGTTATACACTCACTTATTTTTTATTACTAAATGGTTGACAATTTATTAAAGCTATTAAAAAAATTATTTTTCTGAAAGGACTAATAATTATGAAGTTAAATATAGGAATAGATATAGATGGTACAATTAATAATGCGGCTGAATGCAATATTAAAAATGGTATCAAATTTTGTAAAGAAAGAAATATTCCAATAAATCCTGATATAACAAAAGTAGATGTTGGTGATATTTTTGGTTGGACTAAGAAACAACGACAAGAATTCTTAGATATCTATTTTCCTTGGAATATTAAAAATTGTGGAGTACTAGATGGTGCTGTTGAAGCAATAAGAAAATTATATAATCTTAGCCATAAAATTTATATTATAACTGCCAGAGATAATACTTATCAGAAAAATTATAGATACACTGGTGAAGTAATGGCTAAAGATACATGTGAATGGTTTTATAAATACGGAATACCGTTCTATGATATAATCTTTAAATGTAGTAATATTAAAGATCAAGTTTGTGAAGATTATAATATTGATTTATTTATAGATGATGACCCATCAAATATAATACAAATTAGTAAACGAGGAATTCCAGTTATTATATATCCTCAAGTATATAATAAACACTTAAAAGGAACTCCCAATACATATTATGCAAAGAATTGGTTTGATATACTTGCATTCATTACAAATATACCGTTATAAAATAGGTGTGAGAATTAATTTAATTCTCACCCATTTTTATTAGTGAACTATATATTATTTATTTGCTTAAAATTTAAGTAAATAAAAAATGAAAGGATAGATATTTATGGAAGACGAAATTTATAAATTCGAAGATATCAAAAATACACAAATATCATACTTATCTATGGTATCTTCGAATTTAAATGCTAAAGGTTCAACAGTCGAAGAATTAATATCTAAAATACTTAATTTAAATCGACCTATGAACGTATCAGAATATCAGCAAATATATAAATTATTAGAACAATTTGAATCAATAAACGAGGTTATTTATATGAATGCAATGACTATAAATTCAATTCAGAATAGTGAAGAAGATGTGGATGAAGCATACACATCTGCAATGAAAACAACATTGAAGTGTATAAAAACACTTGATTCCCAAATAAATTGGTTAGAGTTTATGTTAAATACGTATAATAATAATGAATTGGCATATGATGAATACGATGAAGGAACTCGCAGAGTATACTATCTAAATGATTCAAAAGATATCACAATTGATATAACATATACCAAGAGTGAATTCATTATATGGCACTCAAACGTTGACCATCCTACTATTATACCAATTCCACAATTTGACGATATTGATTTAGATTCTAATGAAATATCTGAATTTATGGTGCCTAGAGCATTAGATTGGTATGTGGCATTTTTAATAGGAATGCTGGATACAAACGGAATTATTCTTAGTAACATAGTGAAAATATCATTTGAGAAGTTTTTCATTACTTGGTTCTTTAAAGAAAGGGTGAATACTAATCGTAGATATTTCAACAAGTTAGTTGATAAGTATGTAAACTTACTTTCTTTCCATATTCATAATCAGGAAGCACAACAATTCCATGAAGATAATGGAGAATTGCATGATTTATGTTACAACGGTAAATATCCAAAACTGTATAATCAAGTTCATGAAAAACTAAAAAATTCTTTAGGTGGAAATGACGTTATAGATATTTATAATAAATAATAAGAAATATATAAATTAACGTTATTATAAATATGACTCAATTAAAGAATACTCTTAGAAATAAATTTGAAAGGGATGGATAATATGGCAGTTAAATTATCAACACCTTGGGTTGAATTTTATCGTAAGATAGATGCCTTCTTTAAGTATGATCCTGAGGTTAGTGTATTATATGATAATACTGAAACGAAAATTAATATCTATGTTGAATCTGCTCCCAAAGCTGAAGCATTACAACTGTTAATTCCTACTGAAAAAGTTTTCGGAAATATAACACTTACAATCAATGTTATACCCGCTAACGGAGTAAAGCTTAAGAATAGCGAAGCCGAGGTTATTATATCTGAAGCATTTAAAAATAATCCTGCTTTGTCATACACTAGAAGTGTCCGCCCCGTATATGGTGGTGTGTTTACATTCATCGTCTTCAAAAATATAGTTGTTCAGTATTTCAATGATAATTTTGGAGATATAAATGGTTTAAGATCTACACTCTACGAAGATCTTGCAAGAGAAGTATTTAATAAAATGGATATGGTATTTTACAATACCGATGTTCCCGCTAGTGTTTCAACACCTATAACTCCTAGTTTAGGTAAGCCTTTATACAAGTAAAAAGATAAAAAGAGTATTCTTTAAATAAAAATGATAGATAATGGTAGTGATTACCATTATCTATCATTTTTTTTATAATAACATATCATCTATATTAATTTGCTGTGTTTTAATATTATTTTCATGGAATTTTTTCATTCCAAGGCGTTTAGTAGTTTCTGCAGGTCTTGAACATAGAAGACCTATATGCACTTTACCAAGTTTATAATAAAAATCACCAGCACATTTATTACATAAGCACCGGTCTTTTCCATAACCTATACAAAACATTGGGCTTCTTAATTTAACAGTTTTACCTGCATAATTCGGAAGAATGTCAGTTGTTAAACAAACCAATTTTCCATTTTCTATAACGTATCTATATGCAAAATCATTTACCCTATCTTTTGGTATAGTGATAGTAAGATAGCCAAGGGTTCCACAATCAGAATCTTTTTCTGCTAAAGATTCAGCCTGCATTGCAGATATTAATTCTTTAGATAAATATCCGGATACAGCAGTACCCTTTGCTTTAGGATATGCACCACCAATAATTTCATTGGAATGTGCTGCTATATCCTTTTTCTCAAGTCCGTCTAATAAACCATTTGTTAATATATCATATCCGCCATACATTTCATTTTTAACAGCACCGCGCATTAAATACATATTCTTATAGTTATTCCCGACACTACCTCTAGCACCAGACATATACAAATCCATTCCAACATCATCTTTAAGACATTCTTTTACTTTATCAACTAAAGCTTTTTCAATAGCTTCTGATGCAGTTGGATCATTATTAGCTAATCTATCTTTATATTGCTCTAATAATTCTTTTTTCATTTTCTTAACTTCAGGTGGTACCCTTAATACCTTAGGAGTAAATGATGTTGTAATTACGGAGTGGAATTGTAAACCTAACCAGTCTCTCATATCAATATACTTATACATTTGATCTACTGAAACATGGTCATCTTTTAGTTCAGCAGTTATCTTATTCTCAAATTTTCCGAATGCTTTTTCTTCCATAACACCATTTTGATATCCTAAAATATTAGTAAAACCCGTTTCTTCAATTAATAGTTTATTAAAAATAAACTTTCCTAAAGTAGTTTCTACTTTTCCATTAACTGCTGGATATACTGAATTATCAATAGTCATTTTATCAGTACAATTATATTTAGATTTATTAATTTTCTTATTTTCTCGTTTGTCATCAGTTATATCAACTGTATCACCAAACCATTCAACTAACTTTGTAAAAGTTATATCCCCCGGTTTTAATGATGTAAACATTTCAATATCTTCTTTAGATAAAATCCTGTCTTTTTCTTTAGGATCTTTAGTCATGGTATAAAATGTTTGTATAGCTTCATTCTCAAGCCTACGAATATTTTGGCCTGATGCATTTATAAAATATGATTTACTGTTCATAGCTCTACGGCATTCTTCATTAGCTTCTTGAGTAAACACAATTTTTACTGTCGTTTGGTCGCCATCATAATCACCATCGAGTCCTGGTAAATATGAATTTGAAAATTGTACAGAATCTATAAATTTACTAGCCATCTTTTCCTTAGGAACTGTAAAATCTATTTTAGGATAATCTTCATATACTTGACCATTATATGAAACTACTTGAGTTTCAGTGGTAGATGATACTCTTATCTGTGCAATAAAAATACCAAATTCATCAAGTAGGGGATAACGCGTTACTAAACAATATTTATCTTTAATAACATCTTGGCATGCCATATATAATATATCACACCAAGTTAGTGGACGACTAGATTGTGTAGCTAATTCTAATTTACTTTGAGGATTTAGTTGCTTTCCTGTAAAAGCTAAATAATATTTACGTTTAGCTCCTTTGATTGGGATTTCAATTCGATCAAATCTTGATTCAGGATCTTTCCAGAATAAATCAATATGTTTTTTATAATATTTCTCATTAAAAGTTGATTGCGGGTCATCTATATTTAATAATGATTGCTGCTCATTTATTGAAAGATTAAATAATACTTTATTTAATTGGTTATCTATAACTTCACGCTCAAAAAAGTTTTTTACCCAATACATAATGAATGGGTAAGCTAAACTACATATTTGAGATATTGGGAGAATTGCATGTTTAAAATCAGCCCCCATTTGTTCAGGTCTATCTGCATGAAATGTAGGTGCAGTTATAACCGTTCTTGTACAATAGTCAACATTTTTTCCCAGTAAATATTTTCTAAGTAACCCATTTTTCTTTTCAAGTTTTACTTTAAAATAGTCATAAATTTCAACTAATAATGATTGAATATTATAATTGGTTGCAGAAAACTGGAAATCAAACATATCTTTTTCTTTTAATAATTCACAATAACGAATTAAATTTGCATAAAGCTGATTAATGTTTCCAGTTTCACCACTACCTGATTTAGAATATGTGACGTCACGATAAAATGCGGGTATTACTAAACAATAGTGAGTAAACACTTCTTTTTTCTTACTTTTAGTAATTAAATCAATACGCTCATTTCTCATACCGGTTCCAATAGAATATTCCCATTTTATTTTTTCCCAGTTATCATATAGAAATTCTATACCAGTTTCTCCATTTTTTTCATCTTTAACAAGCATACCTTTTTCATTAATAGAATAATATTCTGTTCCATTAATGATTCTTTCTACGTTACGATAAAGTCTTTTTAATGCTTTATATATATGAGGATGGAAAAAATAACCGTGAAGATCAATATATGCAAAAGTTTCTTTTCTTGATTTAGTAGTTATTCCAAAGATTTCATTCGAAATTAATCCATTGGGATGAGGAACACCACCACGTTGAAATAATATACCAGATGTTACTTCTTGAAGATGGTTTAATTCAATAAATTCCTCCATATCAAATAATTCTATTTTCACATAATCACTACCTTTCTATAAAATCATATTAAGTCTTTGTTTTTCGTTATGCCTTTTATACACAAATTTATATAATATTTATATATAAAGACCAATTATTCATTCAACTAAAATTTTTTAAAGGAGGATGTTTATATGAAAGTGTATTCTATTAAAAGGAGAGCAAATGGACAAATTAGTATGATGGGTGCAAAAGTCTATCTATCAAAAGAACTGGCTAAGGAGGCTTGTGATGAGTTATTGTATTATTACAGTACTTATGGCTATGACATCTTTGTAGATGAAGACGATCTTTCATTTGTCGGTAGATATGCATATTTTCTATACACATTTTATGGAACCGACTACGGGTATGGTGAAGGTTATGCTCCTATATTTTCGTCATTTGAAGAATCTAAATTATATGGATATAAGCGTGAAATAGAAAATGCGTATAAAGATATTACTATATTATCGGAAACAGATTTTCGAGATAAAGTTTGCAATATGACAGATGTCATGAATGGTGAATCGGCATCGAAAATCATGAAAATTCGCGTGGACCGAAATTTGTATATCTAAGACATTAAAAAATAACGAAACGATGATTAGCAAACAAACATCGTTTCGTTATTTTTTATTCAATATGTACATTTCAATAGTTATATGATTGTCACGTCCTTCCATCATATTACTATTAAGAATTATTATTGGAAGAATGGTGTGGTAAAGTTCTAAGTTCTTCAACTAATTTTGCTATAAACGAATCTCCATTTTCTTTTAAATATTTTTCATATCTACACTCAAGAGCTTCCAATTTATATATTTCTATGTAGCCTTTATCTACTGCTTCATAATATTGCATTGTTATGAAACTCCTAATACTTTCTTTATCTGAATCGATAAGCATGTTCATATTATCATGAATTGTATCAATTTTCACATTAATACGATTATTTGATTCCTCATAATTTTCAATTTTCTTTATTATTGAAGTATCCATTGCTTCACTATTAGATTTAATATCATTAACTTGATGTGACAGTGTGTCCAATTGCTCTACCATACTTTGTACAGTTTTAGCCAATTCTTTCATATCATTTTTAAATTCTTCTTCGTTTGTGTTAGATTCAGCAGTTTGTACAATTTTACTATCATGCTCTTCAATTTTCTTTTTTAGTTTTTTATAACATATTATAATTGCACCACCGCATATAATTAAAATAGACAGAGCTGTTCCTAAACCAGGGAGGAGTTTCTCTAAAAAATCAAGAAACATTGACTCCATTCTCAACCATCTCCTTTAAATGCTGGATTATTTAATATAATGTTTAAATTAGTATAAAAACCGTAAAATCTTTTTTTATCCGTATTTCGGTTTTTTTAATATATACATTATTTATGTGTATATGAATAATATTCATTACAGCAACCTGAATAATTTATATGTTCCTAAAAGAGGAAAAACAGGGCGTCGCTGTACTGAACTTATTATATACATAATTTATTTAAAAGGGTTTTTCACCTGCAATTCGGTAGGTCTTTGTTATCCCTTGTCAACAAAACAAAGTAAAGCCCAAGGAGGGGCTAAAGATTATGAAAAACATTAATACCAACGCTACCACCACCGCTGCTAACAACAACGACGAGATCGTCGAAACCACTCGTAACCTCAGTAGCAAATCTGAGGATATCGAGTTTGAGTGTAAGCTGGTTGCCCTCGACCAGCTTACGAAGAAGATAACAGAAGCTTCTGGTATTTTGCAGAGGCTTAATAACCCTGCAAAATACCAGAAATTCGCAGGAACGTCCTGGATGAAGCACGTCATCCAGGACACCGAAACATTAGAGGAGGTGATGAATTACATCACCTCCGTAACAGAAACCCTCTTTGCCCCCAAGGGGCATGAAGAAGGTTTCGAGACACTGAGAAGCCCACTCAGTTGTCTTCATGAAAAAGAGGGTAGCAAAATCACCCTCAGTTTCAGGGACATCTCCGAAGCTGAGGGTGATGACCCTAGCCTCATAATTGAGGCTAAGGGAGAGAACCGCTGGGGTCAGCAGCGGTCTTGGTATTTAGTCCTCTCTCAGAGGGGGACTATAGTTAAAATTTTTGGGGATGACTCATCCCCAGTACAGGCAAATTCTTGGGGCAGTACAAAAATTTCGAGAGCGGTTTTGAACCCTGCTCTCGGAAAAAATACTCAGGAGCATCTCCTACTGCACCTTATTGGTGCAGTCGGGAGCGAAACGCTCCTGAATTTAGTAACCCGTCTGAGGGTATACTGGGAGACAGTAGAAGTCTCCTTCAGTATAGGAGACGGGTTTAACCCGAATAAGGACGACAGAATCTTTAGAAGCTGGGTGGAGAGAGTAGTCAAAAAGATATTCTGAGACAATCCCTCCACCCAACTTCGACTAAAAAAATAATAAGACAGTGTGAAGCTAGATGCTTCACACTGTCTTATTTAAAATGAAATCGGCTCGTATTACTGTGTTTATGCTACGGGTCGATTTTTTTTATACATCCCACATAGCATCAAGTTCATTTGATGTAATTGCAACTAAATCATCAAATTGAACATAGTTAGAAAGATCCATCAATGTTTCGCCAATTTTTTCCCAACCATTGACAGTACCATCAATATTAATATATTCGTCTTTAGTATTATTATCCTGAGGATTAAGGACTTCTTTAGTACCTGCAGTATAGGTCTCATCTTCAATAGCAGCAGCTACTGCTTCATCATCTACTGTACCTGTAATAACAGCACCCGTAGCATCATAATGGATATAAGTATTGCCACTAGGAACATAAAAAGATCCGTCAGTCGCAGTATAACCCGAAACTGTTTTTTTCTTAGGTACGAGATAGATAATGTTAGTAGCAATATCGGTAGTAGGCAAGCTATTAACTGCGGCGAAGTGACCAGCTCTACCAATAAGTTCATTAATCTCATCCTTGCTGTAAGATACTTGTACCCAATTATATGTAGGTACTGTTGTAGTTGTAAGTTTAACATAGTCTCCAACCTGAACCTCGGGAAGATCTGATACGAGCTTAGCAGTATCAACTTTAATCTGAGTTTCCTCGTCAAAGGGATCAGCATCAGCTGCAACAACTTCAAGAGCACCGGTTATTCCATTAGAAGAAGCTACATATGTAGATACTTCAACAGACGCTCCGGTAGAACCGAGATAAAAATCACCTTTAGTAAAATTAGAATTGGTAGTACCAATATACTGTACGATATCACCAACATCGTTTACAGTAGCAGACGGCATTGTAGCATATCTAGTAATCTTAGTACTTAATCTCGACTTAATTTCATTAATAAGAGTTTGAGTTCCAGCAGTATCTAAATATTTAATCTGAGACATAAAATCACTCTCACTTTCTCAATATGTTTTTTTTGTACGTTTATGAGTCCCACATTTGATTTAAATCTTCAGTTGTTAGTGTTCCCGCTCCACCTGATGCTAAATCAACAGAGACTGTATTATTATCTTGTTTAGTAAATACTAACTGACCTGTGTTTGTGTCAATTTCAACATTTTTAAGATATTCATCTTGAATATTTTCAATGGCAGACTTAGCCGCAGAAGACTGTTCTGTCAGTTCTGCAATATTTAATATATTTACATTAACTTTAGTTGTTAATGTGTCTACTCGATTATTAGTCTCAGACAATTCATCGATATTTAAATTTTCCATATCGGTATTAATAGATTCAATATCTTGTTCAATTTTATCAATTTTTTGATTTATAGAAGTTCTAAAACTATTTAAATTGGAGATGACTACATCTACATTATTTTGTAATGCAGTAACCACACTTTCAAGTTCATCAAGGTCTAATGCAGTTCCTGAACTATCACCCGTATTAACAGAAACCCATTCTCTATCATATTTAGTAAACTCAGCAAGTACTTTTTTTGTATTTGGATTAACAACAAATGCAGTATCACCATTTTGCCCTATGTATGAAAATAAGAATTTCTTATCTGTGACAAATATAGTTGAACCTATGTATGCAGTTCTAGCCATGATAACTATCACTCCTTTATAATATATTACTTATACATTTGTTTTTCTATAAAAGAAGATGGTATTTACATAAATACCATCTTCTTTTTTTATAAATTCATTTAATTATTCACCAAAATTTATTATATCAGCTTTTCTGTTTTCTAAAATTTCTTGTTCAGAAAGAGCTCTGTTATAAATCATGAGGCGATTAACTGTTCGGTATGATGGATAAAAAGTCCATCCGTTTGCTTTGTCATAAGATGTAAACAAGTAAAATTCTCTGTATAATGCTCCAATGTTAGTACTATTTATCGTATCCCATAACTCACCATCAACATATACCTTAGTATCACCATTATCACATACCATTAAAGTATATGTATGAACTTCATTATCTGAAACATAGCGTGTACTAGTGTTAAATGTAGAATTCTTATTATTCTGTATAGCATACTGACCTTCACTATCATAACGTATTCTTATACTATATCTGTCACTATTAGAACCGTTTCTTGAATCGAATAACAGTTGTTCTTTAGCAGTACATATACCTGATCTATTTTCAAAGGCAGTGAAAGATAGATTAATTTCGAAAGTAAAACCTTCAGATGATGCAATTGGTAAAGTATACGTATAATAATCTTCATTATTAGTAAAATCAAATAATGACAATACTATTCCATTTTGATTATATTCACGGGGATTCAAAATCTTATATACGTTATAAGGACTTCTAGTCGCATTTGATCCGTATTCTTTTATTAAATCATCATATCTATTATCAGCTGGATAGAATTTATTAGTAACCAAATCAAATAATCCACCACGACCGACATTATTTTCCGCAGGAACTAGTTTATGAATAATGGAACCCGTTGAATCTACTATATCGACATTATATATTGTCATATCATAATAAGCAAAAGGTAATACAGTTGAACTATCAGTTGATACACCAAAAAATGCTGCACCAAATGAATGAGGATTTCCAGTTACCGAATCGCTTATTGAATCATACTCAATTCCACATATACAATCACCATTACGACGAGCGACGATTGGTATAATTGTATTTGGTTCTATTCCGTTGAAAGTTACTGCGGGGTTGCTATTATTATCAAATCCTATATAAAAAGCAACTGATGTACCGTCTACAGATTCTGCTGTAAACCAAGGATCTGATCCACCCACACCAAAGAAACTATAAGTTGGTGATGTAGACTTTCTTGTACCGCTAAACATTACTGACATATGAACTTCCCAGTCAAAGTCAAGAGCTATATCCGTCTGTACGACACTATTTCCTACAGATTTAACAGATTTAAGGAAAGTAACAGGTGCTACAATATTATCATAATAATTATTATTTGATTCATCATTTATATATTCTATTTCAAAATCATCAAAATTCTTATCAGACTGATAGAATGTTTCAGTAATTAAATCATACATTCCCGTTCTTTTGCTTATGTTACTTAATGCGGGTACAAAATTATGAATAAGTTTATCTGAAGCATCCATAATTTGTATACCATATAATGTTGCATCATAATGATCATATGGATTTAAAGTTTCAGTTGATTCATCAATTGTACCCATGATCGTTATGGGCTTATACGGTACACTATCAGTAGTTTTTACAGTCATCTCGAATGATAAATCTCCAAATGAGCATTTTTTATTAGTACCTCTTCTCATAATACAACATTGACGTATCCCCAGATTTCTAGTAATCGACGTTGCATCTCCGATTGAATATGCATCTCCACTTTGTGCAGTATATCCTGATATAGCAGTATACGAAGCCCATCCAGGTCCTTGTTGCATTGCTATGAGGAAATGCTCATCACTTCTTAAAATTCCAAATACTATATCAACATCACACGTCGAATGTGGGTTTTCAAATTTAGCATCTAAGAATACAGACCAATCGTAATCTGGAATTATATTTGTAGGTATGACACTATTACCAGTACTCTTTATAGATTTTAAAATAGTTATATCTGATTTAGGTAATGCGTATTCATTAGTATTTATATTTTCGTATCCTATTTCTCTGCCCCAAACGACCGTGCCGTTATACTTAAAATAACAGTTCGGCAGACAAATATCTTGTAAATCCCATCTGCGCTCGCTTACTATTTCTGATGGCGCAGGAATGATCGGCGTAAACGTGTACAGATTCGTCATGTTGTTCGGCAGCTGTGTTTCGTCCGCAAGCGTGTACGCCGTGCCATCAGTAGAATACCAAAGCTGATACTTTAAATCGGTAGTCTTGACGACTTTGAGATAATTCCATGCTTCCCCGTCACAGTTGAGTACATCTTCGGCGGTATTCAAAAAGATTTCATAATAGTTTCCTTCTGTCTCCGTATGCGTTCCCCACCAAAACGTTGTATTTACGATAATATGTCCATCTTTTTTGTACATCTGCAAATAAAATGCCTGACGCACTCCCTCAAAGCACGAGGCAATCCATTTATATGCTGGCAAGGTCGGTATATCATCCGGGTCTATCCGCACACACATCACAACCTCAAATGGATCGGCGCTGTCTATTGTCGAAGAGAGTTTTAATGCATTGTTCAAAATGGTTAATCCACCCGCCGCTGCCGCCCTCTGCGGCACGTTGACCGTAACACTGGAATACCCATCCGCATTATCATCTGTAGCCATATATACTCCATTTTCCTTAATATTTTTTGTTACGGTTAATGGTTTGATCATTACAACAGAACCTTCAATTTTACATACAATATCTTTCATATACATAGATATTGTACTCGGAGAGTTTACTCTTCCGTCATCAAAAAATCCAAATGTAGCACTGATAGGTAAAAATTGATAAGGTATTGTATTATTAAATTCAAGTACGACAGCCTCGATATTATTAATCATCACAGTTAATGTATTATGAATATTATTAAATATAAAATCAATTTTTTTATCACTATTCCATCCTGATAAGGGGAATTCAGTTTTATTGAAAAATATCTGAGCTACCGATGGACTATTATTATAGTTGGAACTTCCATCATGTGTTGTCTTATATACTAATTCATTATTCGTTCTAATTATTTCATTGACATTACCAACAGATAATCTTAGTGATTTATCATCATCTGATACATTGTCAGTAGTAACTAACGAAAGATATATGAAATTTTCAGATAACATGTCATCATCCGATACATTTACATACATTTTTTTAGCATTAAATCCTAATATAGAATTCCACCCATTATTACGAGGTGATGGGAAATTAATAGTGAATGACAAATTAGTTATATCATATGCAAATGGATTCACAGGAATTACTAATTTAGAATTATATACTTTATTGAAAGTTAGATAGTTCTGGTATTTTCCTATATCAGAAATAGGAATAACACAATTACCTTCTCCTAAATTATCAATAGGTGTATAACTACCAATAGGGTCATATGTATCTATATTAGGTTGATACAGTACAGTTTCCCTCTTTATTTCAGGAGCATACACTTGTGCTTTTTCACGAATTTCTCTACCCCATACAATTTCACCATTAACTTTAACATAGCTATTATGTAAATTAATGAATGATGTATCTGTCATAGGAAGTGCGGTAGAAGTATCCGAACCAGCATTACCAAAACGAATACCATCGTCCTGTAAATTTGTAAATGTTTCAGAGTCAATTTCAACTTCGTTAAGAAGTGACCAATTGATTGCATCTAAACTATGATAGAATGAAACTTTTCCATCACGTTTTTTAAGCTTTAAGAAATTTTGTACACCCTCATTATATATAAAATTGCTAACAGTATCTTCCCATGAAACATCATCTTCTGCAACTGTATGAGTTCCATAGAATATTTGATAGCCAATATTGTAATAAGTTGCATATATTCTGAAATTAGAAGTGCTGCTAGTTATACCTCCAGCTAAATAATACGTCTGACTGCTAGTCATTGCAGTTTTATCTATAGCGAGGCATACAACAACTTCAAAATCATCTGACATATCTAAATTAGAATATGCTATAAATGACCCTGCGTTATATCTAACATCACCATTAGGAACAAGAACCGTACTATTATTGGTATAGAGTTCTTGTCCCATTATTTCTCTACCCCAAATAGTTTTATTACAGCTTTTCACCCAGCTATTCATAAAGCTAAATGAGGTTTCACCATCACTCTTGTAAGTATATGTCAAATCTGAATTTTGTAATTTGGCACCAAAAATAAGAGTATAATCATTTGTCACAGGATTATACGGAACTATACCTGTTATAGTATGGAAACGTGTCCATGATAAACAATCTATACTATGTGAAAGATAGATCTTATCACCGTCATAATCCATCTTTATCCAATTTAATACATTATTATCATATACTATAGGAATATCTGATAAATCAACCTCTTGGGTGTATGTCCAGTTATTAGGATTTATAGATACCCCTACCCACAGTTTATTAGTATAAGGACGAATTTCAATACTAGGATATGCGGAATAGTTTGATACGTCAGATGAACCAAATAATGCAAATTTTTTATCGTTTTCACTTTCATCAGATTTCATTTTAAAGCATGAAACGATTTCAAACGGTTTTGAACAATCAAATGCTTTAGGAATGATTACACCCGATGCATTAAGAGTCATGTTTCCTAATTCACCTAATATAGCTTTTCCATATAAGGGATCAGGATTTTTTATATCACTTCTTGTATCAACCTTATAGTTATAATTAATTTCATATTCATTTAAAACTCTATTATATATTCTTAAAGAATATAAGAATCCGTCAGTACCCTGAAGGGGAGACTCTAATGAATTTGTAAATAAATATAAAATCTTCCATAAGTTTGCATTTGTAAACTCATTTTGATATGTGCTAGATGAAGCTTCAAGAACGCCATTAATATATACATTAACTGCTGTACTACTTACAGTAATACTTAATGTAAAATCTGAGCTAAACTTAATTGATGGTAATGTGTCTGAAAATACTTCTAACCAATCTTCAGAATCTATTAAATATTCATCAGATGCTTTAAAACCTATATCAAATATATCAGTATCTTCTGAATCTATAGTAGCACATACTTCAAATGTATCAGTTCCATTTGAATTTTTAAATGTAAATAATCTACCAGTATAATCATACGGTTCATTATCATTTGACATAATATCTGAGATAGACCCTCTCCATTCAATAGTAAACCCATTTTGAAGAGATATTGGTATAGATAAATTATCAAAATGATTATTATAATTAGATATATCATCATGTGAATTAATGCCCGTTAACGGGAGGATTGGATTTATCCCATATACTAATCCACTCTTTATATGATTGGTATTGAGATACTGCGTATTTCCATTATTTAATAAATCAATACTATAATTATAATAAATCTCATTTTCATTAAGAGCTTTATTATATATTCTAACATTATTTATTGTAGTATTAATCACTGAATGGTACCCCGCAGCATCTGTATCAAAAGGTCTATATATACTAAATGCAGTATCGAAAAGTTCTGTAAAACTTTCTTCACTGGTAATAATTAATTCTCCATTTTTATAAATAAGAGCATGGTCTGAATATCTCACACAAGTTATAGTAACAACCTGGTCTTTTGGTAAAATACAATCACTTGTAGGATTACTATTATCAGTTAACCACATTGTATAACTCCAGAATGACGGATCTGATGGAAGATGCTCGCCATACATTAAATATAATTGTTGATCGCTAACTCTTTGAGTGCCTATTCTTACAAAACTGAAATCAATAAACGTTTCAAAGCTTTGAGTAAGTTCAACACTGCTATCTAAAACGAAAGATAATTCTACTGTGAAAGGACACTCCATATCTAATATAGAAGAATCACTCACAAGATCTAATTTAGATGCTTGTATTTCAGAATAGTCTTCGCAAAAAACTAATGAGTCATCTATATAAGGTGCATTTTTTCCATGAGGACTTTCTTGCACAATATTATTTATTTTAGTAACGTAATCTCTAAACGTATCCCTATCTTTTTTTACTGGTACACCTTTATCAATTATTGCTTGGCGCAATAATCTTTTTGTTTCAACTAAAGTTGATAATTTTGAATATATACTATTTATACTCATTTAATATCACCCTCAATCTTATCCATTATTAAGTTGATCAAGAATCTCGTCAAGTTTATCAACTAATTCAGTTATATCATATGAATCACGATCTGTTATAATTGCTACAGTATTAGCATTTACAGTTCCTGCAAGTTTTGCAGATTCAAATTCATCAGCAGGTCCAATAAATACGAGAGATTGCATATCATCATGAATTAATTGACGAATCCTTTGGTTATTTGCTTTAAATAAAGCTTTAGTATATGATTTAAAGTAAGCAATTGACGGAATATCTGTCAATTCTTTATTTATGGTTATATGTGATATCATATAATTTAAAAGGTCTAATCTACCTTCTGATGTTGTTATATCATAATTTCCTTCATAAATAGGAATACTTCTATCTGGATCAGGAACATTATTTCTATATTCAGATGTTGACATATACCACGTTATTCCTGAAATTATAATTGTATATACAGTAGTTTCGTTATTTGTAAATTTAACACAATTTTCACTTATATTTGATATAAGCAGTGGAGCATATGTATCATTATATTTATATTCAATAGCTATAGCATTCCCATCATATGTTTTTTGAAATGAACCTGAATGGGTTGACAGTATTCTATTCGGTGAGGATACAATGTAAGAACTGTCAGCTGCTATTGATGGTATATTTGGATTTAGAACAGTATATCGTGCATCTCTAGGAGATTCATACATTGCTGCTGTTAAAATATCTCTCACAATGCGAGCTCTGTTAGAGTCACTCGATAGATATGCATCAATATCATTGCAATATGATAAAGTTAAACTTGGTATATAATATGTCCCAGTAGAATCCCATGTTTCGGGTTGTTGAATGTACCATACTTTACCAAATATTGTAATAGTATATACGGTACTGGAAGAATATCCATCGATAATAACATTATCTTCAACTGTGGATATTAAAACAGGTCCCATGTCACCATTACTAAGAATTATCTGACATCCTATAGCGTCACCACTATTTTTTTTAGTTACTGGTGATGAAACCCCTATAGACGCTAATTTTCTATCAGCATCAGATATTATGAATGCTTCATCACATTTCCATCCAAGAGATGTGTTTATTACTGCCATTTATATCATCTCCTTATTCCCAAATTTCATTAATATCTGACGTTATTTCAGCTTGTGTAAACGAATGTATTAATGACGGCATTGCTAAATTTATAGCATCATAAACTGCACCAGATGTGACTAAATTATTGCTCCGTTCAGTCACATTATTATCGTATTTGATAACAACCGTTTCAGGTCTAATTTCACTATTATTTTCAGCAATTGCATATTGAGCTTCCGTTCCAAAAAATACAGGACTGCCACCAGAACCCAGTGAATCAATTGCTTGATATACAGCATCTGATGTAACCAGATTTGTTGAATTCTCAGTGACGCTTTTATCTACAGTTATAGTAAACTCAGTCGTATCATCACGTGTGAATGTATACATATAATGTGAAGCATCACTATCTAATGCTGCTGATTTTAAATACCCGCCACTAATACCTGCCGATGCTTCAATAGTAACAGCTTCTCCAACAGACGGTGTGAATGTATATGTATTATTTTGCAAATTTTTAGTAACTGATACTAAATAATTAACAGGTATTGAATTTGATACATTATTCACAGCTGTATATACAGCACCAGATGTGATAAGGTTCATTGAATTTGCGATTACAGATGTATCATATTTAATTACAGTAGCGTTATCACCTATTTGATTATTTGAAACAGCCTGTTCATATTCTGCTTGCGAACCAAAAAATGTAGTATCTATATTTAACGAATTAAACGATACACCATTTACAACAATATCAGATGAAACGTGTAATTCACCATTTGATGTTAGATATAATGCATTACTTCTATGATCATCATCAGTACCATTACCTACCATAAATAATGTAGATGCTAATATTGAATAATCATTATATTTACCTATTACAAATGAATAGTTATCTTTAGTTCTTGTATATAAACCTGCAGCATGAGAATAATCAGCAGCTGCGGTTGTATATGAGCCTTCTGCAAATGAACCTACACCACTTGCAACAGTATTAGCTCCAGATGAATGTGAATTTACTCCGGATGCAGTGGTGGTGTTACCTTCAGCATGAGCTGCAGAAGCTGATGCGATTGAATTAATTCCTTCAGAGTGTGATGCCTCAGCTTGAGATCTGGTATTTTTTCCCTCAGCATGGGAAGCATTATTAGTAGCTTCGTTTAAAGTTCCTTCTGTATGTGATGAGGTCCCATCTGATTTGTTATACGAACCTTCAGTGTGAGCTGAAGTGTTTATTGCTCGGTTTGAAGAACCTTCAGCATGAGCATTATCTCCGGTAACATTATTAGAACCACCCTCAGCATGACCATTTGTAGAATTTACTGTATTCTGAGAACCTTCAGCATGAGCATTATGACCATCAGTGTCAATTATATTATATACACCTTCGGTATGTGAATTAATAGCCTTAGATTGGTTAGTTGAGCCTTCAGCATGAGAATTAATACCTTTAGCTTGAGTAGAACTACCTTCAGCATGAGATTGTGCTGCAGTAGCCATTGTTTCATTACCTTCTGCGTGGCTAGCAGTTCCTTTAGCATATGTATATACACCTTCTGCGTGGCTAGCAGTTCCTTCACCAATTGTCTTCTTTCCTTCAGCATGAGAAAATTCATTCACTGCAATATTTCTATATGTAGGAGATTCCTGAATATTATATATTTCAGCACCATTACCTACATTAACAGTTACACTCTCATTGGTATCAGGTTGTGTATATGTAACATCATTTCCATACTCAGACTTACCAACACCTTGAATTGCCGTATTTATTTCAGCAAGAATTGTTGTAAGTCTTGTATTTAGTTGAGTAATTTGATCACTATTCAAATTAATACGTGATTCGTCGTAATTTATAGTCGATAATATATCTGTTATTTCAGAAGAATGGGCGTTTATAGCGGCATTGATGTTATCCAGTCTTTCAGCATATGTGGCATTTACTGCAAGTCCAGTAAATGTTTTTATACCATTTTCTATCATTACCTCATTCCAGGCACCTTTTAATTTAAAATATAACCCTCTAATATTTCCGGCAACTTCAGGTATATAAAAACAAATATCACCATCATGACCTAATGATGAAGTTAAATTAGATATAGAATCAATTACATGGGTTTGATTTATATAAGATGTAACAGCCATATTTCTATACTCCTTTCTATATCATAATTAAAACAATGTTTCCCAATAAAGAAAAACAGGGAACTGGAATACTAAATTAAAAGTATTCCAGTTCCCTGTCCGATCAGGAAATGTAAATGAAAGGACATAATTAATATATTGTATTATAATTTTGAAATTTCAATTGCATATTGATTTTCACTTGCTAAATTTACACCTAATACAGAATCAAATTTTTGCTCACTATTAGGCTTATATCTTCCAAATTTAATAATTATATTATTATATTTTTTCAACGATTCAATTTTTGATTTTTCAATTTCATCAGGATAATAACCTGTATAAATTACAATGTCATCTTCACAGTTACATCCTCTAAAATAATCAATGAAAGATAAAACTTGATAAAAACATGAAAATGGTTCAAGTCCTCCTATTACAATAGCCTTACTTATTGAATTATTAATATATCTATTGTATAAAAATGCGTTACTAAAATTTTTTATTGGTGCAGAAGCAAGCTCTGAATTCTGACATGTTTCAATAGGAATTCCAGCTTCTTTACAGCACTTCCAATTACAAGTACCAACTCCTATAAACATTGAAGGCTTCTTGTAATTAACGAAGTCCTCGTCTATTAAAGTACGTATTTCCATTATAAAATTTCACCTTTCATCTGCGCATATGAATACCATTTTCTTGCAGAAAATTCCATGAATCTTTCTTTGCTATATGCTTTAGAAGGAACCAAGAATCCTACAATTCTTTGGTATGTATCATATACGGGTTTACCGCAATGCGGGCAAGTATTTGATTTTAAAAATGCATGTCTATTCTCACACACATTTATTCGAGTATTCCATGCAAAATAAATAACTCCACGCCTAGCAGTTTCATTCAACATTTCCCAAGCAACTTCTTCATTCGGGAAGTTAGCTTCGATATTAATATGAGCAATAGCTCCACCACCACACTTCTTATCGAGAAGTGACGATAGTCTTAATTTCTCATCAATAGTACATTTAGCAGTAAGCGGTATCCATTGATTAGAATAAATGAATTTATCTTTCTTATTATATAAATAATTGTCTTTAGAACACAGAATAACTGCCGCACGTTCAGCAGGTACTGATTCTAAGTTAAATGAATAGTCATGCGTAAAATTATCCTTAATATTATTAATAGTTTCGAATATCTTTTCTGCAAATCTAATACCATCATCGGTATATGAAATATTACCAAAATCATCAACTTGTGTATATCCAAATGCTTCAATTACTTCATATAATCCAAGCATACCAACTGTACAATACTGTTTTTCCATTTCAATTCCACCATCAGTATATACTGATGCAAGTAATCCTTTTTGTATATTTCTAAATATAATATGTCGTATAACATCAAGTACTTTACAACATAATTGTGTAGCTTTTGTTAATTTCTTTATATATATTGATTCCATAATATGTTTAGGAACATCCTCAATGTTATCATTCATGCCGGTTTGGATAAAACCATCATGATCAGCGAGTTCAGCAGTTTCATAAAATATATGCATAAGATTAATAGTATTAACTTGAACACTTCCTATTGATAATGCAGTCCCACCAATTGAATTAATAAAAGCGTCAAGTTTAGTAGTATCGCTTAATAATCTACAGCAATTTGATAATACCCCAACATTATCTGATACGAAGAAATTGCTGTCATTCCATTTCATATTATGGTCTGAACACCATCTAGCAAATTCTTCATCTACAAATTTATCATTCTGATAAAGAAGTGAATATGTTAATACAGGGAATGTAAACATATTTTCTTCTCTTATTTTAGATACTACTTCCATGAATATTTTTTGGTGTTCAATTATCTCATCAACGTAGTCTATTACCATTGAACCATCGGGATAAACTACACCACCAAATAATGCTTCTATATAGTTTCTATCAAAAATAGATACGTTTACAAAAGCACTTTGATCAACTCTCATAAAAGGTTGATTTAATCTATATATAAATTTTTGGAAATTCTGCCTTATATAATATTCAGGATTCAAGATATAGTAATTATCTGATACATCTTTTTTCCAAAAATAGAATGACCATATTAATACATTAGGAAGACCTACTGCACCACTACTTCTATTACAGTAGAATGAAATAAATTCAATAACATCATCGAAGAATGTAGTTAAATGCTCAGCAGGTTTATTATTATAATTATCTAAGAAGAATAATCCTTCTGTTGCAAGTCTAGTCAGGTCGTAAGCGAAACAATTGTGTGTGAGAACATTTCCACTTAATGTAAACGAATGAGTCTTTTCAGCAACTGCACAGTATACGTCATCTATCTCTCCAGTATCTTCTACACTAACTACTTTCCAGCTTCTATCTTTTCTATTATTTCTATCAATATAATCCTCAAACCTCTGTTTATGTTTAGGTAATATAAAGAAATCGTCTTTTAAATATTCGGTAGATAAAGTTAGTATATAAATGGTAGATTCTTCATTTGTCAGATTACTTATTCTCGTTTGGCTTCGAATTTCATTTACCGGCATTCCAAGAACACAAAGTACATTCCTAACAAACTCTAAATTTTCTCTTTGAACTGACGCTATTACACAACGTCCTTTTTCATCAATAGAACCATCTGCAGCAAAATATCCAGATAACCATCCATATAAATACGACGGTGTTTCTGATAAACTTGGTAAATTATTAAAATACTTAGGTATACTAAAAGAAGTGTATTCTCTTTCATTTCCTGTAATGGAGCCTGGTATGAAATACGGTATTAATGCAGTTTTTTCGCCGCAAAAATTAGCTCTAGGTTTGTCACATTTGTATCCATCACCCGTAAAAAATCCATGAGCAACACCAAAAGGAGAAGGTATTACCGCACGCCATACAATAGACGTATTGAACGGTATTTTATCACCTTTTTGTAAATCTGTAGTACATAATTTATGTTTTTTTCCTTTATTTTTAACAAACCATAAATGATTGCCAGTACAATATATATCTTTTATATTTCCATATCGTTCTAATGTTAATTTGTAAATTTTATCTTTTCCGAAATATTTAACTTCAGCATCTTCCCACCCATGATTTTTATTTAATACTTTTATTTGTTGTCCGTTTAAAGACTCCAATGTAAAGATACCTTTATCAGTTAAAATTTCAGTGTCTCCTCTAAAACAATAGGGCTTTTTTGTAGATGTTGGGGCATTATGAAGATAAAATCCTCCATTATATTCATATTCAAGCCACTCTTTTGCAGTGGCAAGCCCGTACGCTTTTTCAAGTTCATAGTATATTTTACTAAAGCAAAATAACTTATCTTCGCTCTTACATTTTTCAGAGTCTAATGAAACTACATCTTTATGAGATGCGTTTGCATTTCCATCAATAGTTGCATCTGCAACGGTCTTATCAATAAATCCATTTATGAATTCAGAAAAATCTAATTGAGTAGGATGAAATCCATTAAGATATTCAAAAGCTTCTCCATATTTATGCTTTAAAACATCTAATTCAAAATCAAAATTTCTATTAGTATTCAATGTAATATCCATGATTATATCCGACCTTTCTATTGAATAAAATCAAAGATTACATAATATATTATGTAATCTTTGATTATAGATTTAAATTATTTTGAAGAAGTATCAATTGTACAAGAGCTACATTCATAATTTTGATCATCTGAAGAAGCCTCTTGATATCCATTGACCCAATCAATAGCTTCTTTAAAAAGTAGCATTTTTCCATCTACTTCTAATTGAGGAACACTCAGCATTCCTTTTTCAATCATTAAATCTTCATCACTTATTACCTCGTAATCGAGATTTTTTTGATCAAGTTTTGCTTTAAGTACTTTGCATTTAGGGCAACCAGTACTATATAATTTTAAATCCATAATCATTCATCCTTTCTTAAATTTATTAAGGGATTAATTTAATGTGTGTTATCATTTTTATTTTAATTTTTCAGTAATTTTTCTTGATAAAATCGTATATTAAAAATAACTTTATATATTACTAATAAATTTATTGGTTATAAATAAAAAAATAAATTTAACGAATATAAAAAAAACTTGATATATTTCTATATCAAGTTCCTTTTAAATATTATAATAAAAATCTATTATCATTAATAGGTGTTCCATCACTATTCTTGTGCATCAAAGTTATTATTTCCAATGATGTACTTGTTGAAATAACTGAATGAAACTCATTAAGAAATCCCTCCAAATCAGTATACTCCATCTGACACAAAACCTCTATTATGAATTTATTCATAATAGAAAGTACTGATTCGTCAGCATCATTCATCAGCCATGGTATCATCCAATCGGGTAACCTAATATTTTCAAATTTATGTTGTTCATCTGGTATAAACATATCATTTTCATGTATAATATTTATATCATTTTCAGTTGTTACGAACGGTTCCCTAAACACTAAATATTTTTGTGTCATTAGTGTTAAAATAATTCCCAGATAGATCAATTCATCAGGATACTCTTTAAATAGTCTATTGGTAAACCAACATGATACATAAATATTATCACGATACTTTGGAATAGCACTCGACTTTCTAAAAATATACGATTGAATGGCCTTATCTACATTAATCTGAGATAGATTGAAATATTTACCAACCCCCAAAAGGTTAGCAAGTTTCCTATACGCAGCTTTCTTCTTATTCATTTAATTACCTCCTAAATATATTAAAAATATTATAAAATAATAAAGAGAAATTTATATAAATTTCTCTTTATTATTTTATAATGAAAATCGCTCATCGCAATTATTTTGTTGTGCTAATTTTCCTAATTCCATCTTTAATTCAATTACAAATCCCATTTTTTCTAATCTATTTTTTTCTTCAGTTATTTTAGAAATATCTTCGAAAAATTTCGCTGTATTGAATGATGGAATCATATATAAAACGTCATGAATAAATTTAGCTACCAACTTGTAATCAACTATATCTGTCATAAATTGTGATAGTGGATAATCATCGGCAAAACTAATATATTCACGAATACACTGAGCATTACTTGGTATGCGTGAAACATGTGCCTTATGCCAAAATAATGAGTATTCTTCTTCGTTGAAAAAAGGCTCATACAAAAATAGATATTCAAAAATAATTTTTGTTATTAACCCTACAGTATCTGCTAGAATCATTTTTTCCATGAGTGGAAATGTGTCCATTATTATATCTGAATATTTTTCAGGTATTGGGTTTTTATCATATTTATTACGTATAATCCATTTACGAACAAAGTCGGATAGCGAGTTAATATCATCATCACTAGTATCACTCATTAGACTTATTAAATTCCTATACCCTTCTAATCTTTTCTGTTCACATTCTTCTTCAATGTCTAAAAACTTTAATGACATATTTTTTCTCCTTTCAACAAATATATTATAATAAAATATTATATAATTTAATAATAAAATATTATATAATTTAACATTATGTAAAAAGACCAGTGAAAAACAATTTCTTAATAGCAAATAGTAAAAGGAGTTGATGATCTTGGCTAAAGATAAAAATGATAAATTGCCTGATACTCAAGACTTAACAACAGCTAAAGAAATTTTAAATAAAAAATCAACTAAAGAAAATTTATCACAACTTGAAAAACTTTTAAGTCAAGCAAATTTAAACCTATATGGTACAGATAGAAAATCTGCCGTAGATGACCTTAATACTAAATTTAGTTCTTTATTACATTCTGAAATAGATAATCTTACTCAAAAAGATGAAGCTGATATAACTTCATTTATTAATAGATTATATTCAAATGATAAAAAATCTACAGCATATAGTAATATGCTAGATAACCAGTTTTTAAGTATGACTGGTAGTGAGGCACAATCATTACAGGGATTTATGTATGATATGTACCGAAATCGTTTGTTAGAACAAAACGATTTACATGAAGTAGCATCTCAGTTAATAGAACTTAGTGAAGCTATTCTTATTACAAGAGATGCAATTATTTCAGCAGATGTTGTTGAGGGAAGAATGTCTAGGTCTATAAAGTTTGATAAACTTGACCAAGATGATATAGATAATACTACTCCAATCGTAGAGTCTGTTGAAAAAAGATTTAAATTACTTGAAAAAATAAAGAATTTTATAATTCCTAAAACTCTTGAATATGGCGAATATTATGCATACATAATCCCATATTCAAAGATATTTAATGATTTTATGCGAAATAAAAATAATGATTTAGAAAGTAGGCGCTTTTATAGAGAAACAACACTTTTTGAAAGTGTAAGCGAACCCGATGTAATAACAAAAAAAGTTAAATCATCAAATAAAGATAAAAATGCTAATAAATTTTTATCTGATTTATATACAGAATATGTATCAAATTTATCAGAAAATGAATTAAAAGAAATTGATAAAAATGCATTTATGGAAGACGTGTCTAATATTCTTAAGAATATATCAATATGTAATGATTCAGTACCTCTCCCTGTTTTAGAAGAAGGACATACAACCATTAATCAATATATGTCAGAATATGTCAATGAAACAGGAGATAGGATTCTTACTGAAGATGATAAAAATCATCCTGAAATAAATAATTTCTTTAATAAAATAATTAATGATAAAGATACTGATAAAGGTATTACATTTACCCACGATTCAAATGATTCTGGTTCATCATCTAAAAATAATTTTGATGATATTAAAGACTGCTATATTAGACTTATTGATCCTACTAAAATAATACCTATTAAAATTATGGATCAAGTAATTGGGTATTATTATGTACAAGAAGAAGACATAACTCCTCTAGCAGGTATGATATCATCAACTTTATATTTTAACAAATTTGACGAACACGCTAAACAACAAACAATCGTTGATTCAATAGCTAAGAGAATAGTTGAGTGTTTTGATAAGGACTTTTTAAAAGATAATATCAAATTCAAACGTACTATTGTAGAAGCTATTAATTATTATAATCTTAATGAAAAAAGATTAAAATTCCAGTTTATACCAGTTGAATATATTCAGGAATTTAAGATAGATGAAGATGAATATGGTAATGGACAATCAATGATAAAAAAATCATTATTCTATGCTAAGCTTTATTTAATGCTTCTTCTTTTTAAGATAATGACTATTATTCTTAATAGCAATGACCAAAAAGTTAATTACATTAAAACATCTGGAATTGATAAAGATGTTGCAAATAAAGTTCAAGAAATAGCAAGAATAAAACAATCACGCCAGATAAATATGTATGATTTATTTAATTATACAACTCTAATTAATAAGGTTGGTAATGGTTCAGAAATGTATGTTCCTGTAGGTAGGAGTGGTGAGAGACCTGTTGAAACTGAGATATTATCAGGACAAGAAGTTCAGCTCAATAGCGACTTACTTGAAATGCTCAAGAATAGTTATATCTTAGGAACAGGTGTACCTGCAGCTATTGTTAATTATTTAAATGAAGCAGAGTTTGCTAAAGTTGTAGAGCAAAACAATACTAAATTTAATGGTAGAGTTGTAAACTATCAACTTGATTTTAATTCAGGTATAACAAATATGTACAAAAAAATTTTAAAATGGTCTACAAATATTCCTCCACAGTTAATTGATAATTTTGAATTTGTATTACAGCCTCCCAAGACAGTAGCAACCAATGCTAAGTCAGAAGCTATTAATGGATTTAATCAATTAGCTGATTTCTTAGTAGGAATACTGTTTGAAGACCCAGGTCAAGCGGAAGATCCATTAACACCTAAAAAGATTCGCAAATTCAAAGAACTTTATGCAGCTGAACAGCTTCCAATGCTTAACATGGATAAAATTAAAGAGATATTGGATAAAGTTGAATTTGAAGTTAAAGAGAATGAAATCAGACCTAAGGCAAACAATGGTGATGATGGAGAAGACGATGGACTTGAAGGTGTTGACCTTGGATAATTAGTAATAAATACAACGATAATACTTAAATAAATAAAAAAGAATAAACGCATGCTGAAGCGTTTATTCTTTTTTTTATATATACACTATATTTATAGTCTTATACGTTCGTTCACTACGTTCACTGAAATTTTTTAAGGAGGTAATCCATTATGGATATCAAAAATAATAATGAATTAAAAGAAAAAATAAAGGAGTTAATTAAAATCTATGATATTGAGCCTCATAGATTTGAGGAATATAGGAAACGAAGACAAATCTATGAGGTAAATAGGGAGATGGATATCAAAAGAGGAACCAACTCTTATAAAACATTTCGCAAGTTAATAAAGCACTATGGGGTATATTTAGATAATGTGCCCATAGATTGGATAGGTTTAAATGGTCCAGGGCTATCCAATAATGCCATAGTAGACCTCATACAGGTACTTATAGCCGCGGAGGATACATGGATATCCGCAGCAGTTAGATTATTAGACCCGGAATGGTCGGTATCAAAGGATGAGGATTGGGACTGGTTTGAGAGACTTACTTTAAATGAACTAGATAATTTAATGGGTGAACTTTATTCAACCATTAAACATCTTTTCGAAAAATTTGAAAGCGGTCTGTCTGAAGAAATCATATGGGGTTTTGACCGCGACCTCATTATAAAAGCATTCTTATACATGTATGGGGACTACTATTTTATGTGTCCCACGATAATAAAATATATTGAAGAATTCGGGGCTGTACTTGGCCCTGAATTCACGGCATGGTGGATGACTCATCATGATAGAAGTCTGTGGAACAATAGTGACAGATTTGAATTATAAAAAAGAAAGACTGTGGATTTACACCCACAGTCTTTCTTTTTTTTTATAATAAATTTAATTAATATTACTCAGAGGTATGATCCTGTTTAACTTCAGAAGCTGAAATCTTCTTCAGGTCTTTTGATTCTCCGCTACCTGTACCACGATCTACAATCTGTCCATTCTCTACGTTATAATACTTACCATTACCAATCTCTTGATAAGTGATACCACTGTAGAAGTTAAGTGAGTTGGCAAGCATCTTATATCTTTCGAGAAGTGCACAAGCTACCTTATTAATATGAATAGACTCGTACTTAGTGCAAGTAAACTCAATAGTTGTCTCAACAAGTCCGTGAGAACCTGACTCATAGTTAAATACATCGGTATTAATCTGCTTCGGGAAGCAGTTAGCTAAGAAGCAAGCATACTCGACATTCTCACCAGTATTGTCAGTAGCAACATAGATAAACTCTGCCGTCTGATTAGACTGTTTAGACTGAAGATCACTGTTAACTAAACCATGGTAGGTTGTTAAACCTGTGAGCAGGTCAGTTGTACCATTGATCCAAGTGTGAAGTACTTCACGAATCGGAGAACCTGAGAACTCATATACTTTAACACTAAACGAGTTAGTATTATCCTGGGCATACGTAGGAATCTCAAAAGATTTACCTACATAACCACCCTTGAGAGACTCGAATTCAACGTTAACATCGTTAAGACCTGAAACAGCGGTGTTACCATACTCAAGAATGTGCTTAAACACATCCATCAAATTAGTTCCGCCGTCCTTTTGCTTGAATAACGTATCTACGAAGATCGGCTTACGAACCATGAACAAACGTCCATAGCCAGTCTTAAGCGGATCATACTTCTCAAGTACATCATGTGCAACGTTGGTACCACCAAGGAATAACGCATACTTAGTAATCTCAGCATCGTTAAAATTCTTCATGGCGGGTCCGCCCTGCATTATCGAACCATTATGGTTAATTCCATTGCTCTCTGTGCTAGCCATATTAATTTACCCTCCTTTACTAATTAGATAGCTACATTACCAGCAGCAGACTCAGTCTCGCCATCGTAAACTCTCTTGTTGATATCAATCTCAAGAATAGCTCTCTTCTGGAGACCACGGAATACTACGGCTACATAGCAGTGGAGTATCGAATGATCGAACTCCCATTCGCTTACATCGAAGTGAATGCTAAGTGACAGAACTTTCGTTCCAATCCAAGGAGCAAACTTCGCTGTCTCGAATGCAGTGAATGTCTGTCTGGAGTTTGCGTCAGCAAAATCATACAGACTATCATGAATATCATTCTCAAGAATTCTCTTAAGATTATAGAGAGTAAAGATATTATTCTCCTCAGAAAGGTCACTAAGCTCAGCTTGTGATGTGCTCTGCGAAGCTCTCTGGAATATATTATCCGCACGAGTCTCGAAGTAGTTGAAGTGGTTATTGTATAACAACTCCTTCTTCTCAGCTTCGAAATCTTCAAGAGCAGGCTGAAGCGTATCACGGAGGTGACCACTTAACTCGCACTTACCCTTAACGAACGGGAAGTGAGTACCATAATTAAGTACATGCTCAGCAAACTTCTTAGCTAAGAAGTAAGTGATGGATACATCTACTCTCTTCATAGTACCTTCTTCTCTAATCTTATAGTGCTGAAGGTTCTTACTGATGAGCTTAGTATTGTACTTAGCAGTATCATTCGTGAACTCTTTATACTGATCGATGAGAGCATTCATTCTCTCAGTTGAATATACCTTATCCTCAATACCAGTATCAAGGAATACAGGTGCATCATTTCTTGCAGTAACGAGTTCACAGAGTGCCTGCTTAACAGCAAAGCTGTAGTTAGCATCAAACCAAGCATCAACAGGGATTCTTCTAGGTGAAAGAATCTTTCTGTCATAAGTGCCGTTGAATGCATTAATTAAGCACTCATCAATTTCCTGCTGGAGTGTCCACTGAATTGCATCAGTAGTATAGGCAACCCTGGAAGTATTGATACTACCATCAACATTTATAACAGGACCCTTCTCATCATCATCGACAGGCATCTTACCAGTATCCTCATCAGGATAGAGGTAGATCGTATCGGTCTGATTTACAGGAATATATACAGCAGGCTTAGTAAAGTTCTTAGCAGGATATGTTGTACCAACCTTGCTAAATATGTCAAGTAAGTCATCTACACTGCTTCCGTCGAACTCAAGTTCTTCTTCATCAATAGAATACTTCTTGTACATAGGAACAGTCTTATTCTCAACAGTTACATACGTTGCAACTTCTGCCTGAATTACATAATCGCCTACCTGAACAGAAGGAAGATCTGCTAACAGATTGGAATTGTCTTCCCTAATCTGAGTAGTGCTGTCAACGATGTTTTCAACGTCTTCCTGAATTACATAATCGCCTACCTGAACAGAAGGAAGATCTTCTTTCAGAATTGCGTTGTTAACTTTAATCTGGGTAGAAGTCGGCGTTACATCTTGCAGAATTACATAATCGCCTACCTGAACAGAGGGAAGATCTGCGACCAGATTGGAATCATCTTCCTTAATCTGAGTAGTACTATCAATAGGATCGATAGTAGAAGCGGCAACTACTTCAAGAGCACCAGTAGTACCAGAAGTACTCATAGCGTACTCTTTATCTTTAATTACTTCAAGTGCACCAGTAGTACCAGAAGTACTCATAACGTACTTCTTAACAGTAGCAGCAACTACTTCAAGAGCACCAGTAGTACCAGAAGTAGAGATAACGTACTTCTGAGTAGCAGCGATAACACCATTGGGCTTATTATGTGATCCATTAACATCACTAATCTTAACGGTAGTGGCGTCTCCTTCAACGAAATCAGCATCAGCAACTACCTTAAGAGCACCAGCAGTATCAGCAGATACAATGGTATACTCTCTATAGTGAACAGGTACACTGTTAACTTTCTTGATTACATATAACGGATCTTCGTCATCAACATAGATACTTGATTTCATAACTCTAAGTACATGTTCACCAACCTTGATATCAGGAATGTCTCTCCTTAAACCGGGAGCATTCTCTTTTATCTTATTAGCAGGAACTGTATCTGTAGTCTCTTCTGAGATTACTTCAATAGCACCATCTCTCCTAGAGTCACATCTCATATAATTGCACTTGCGAACGAATTTACCAACAGTAGGAGTCTTACCATCAGCAGATAAATCAGCAATCAGAGTCGCATCATTTTCCTTAATCTGAGATCTCTCGTTGAAATCTTCAGCATCCGCTTGAACAATTAAAAGTTTTCCAGTATCTGTATCGGTTTCTAAACATTCAGTATATTTAAGATTGAGACCTTCTATAACATCACGCTTCTCAACTTGAGTCTGGATATCATAGTTCTTGGTATCATCATTGTCAATAACCTGAAGTTTATTCTTACCACCAGTATACATTCTATCATATAACGTATACTCATTCTTGGTAACTTGCTCGAAGTATACAGGAGTACTCTTGAGGAACTTGCCAGCTTCTGCAGTATCAGGATCAACACCCTGAGACTCTAACATAGCCTTAGCTTCGTCCAGCATAATCTGGCCCTTCTTGCTATCTTCAGCATTGTTATCAATAATTTCAAGATAAGATACACCATTCTCAACAGGATTACCCTTATCATCGACATTCTTGGTATCTACAACACTATATTCAATCTTCTCATATCTGATAACCTTGATACGCTCAGGAGCGATCATTGTGGTTACCGGATGAGTCCATTTATACGGATATACAATCGACGGCTCGTTAGTGTCACCATCCTCAAGGATTTCAACATAACGAGGATCAGCAAAGTAACCATCACTACCCTTCTTCAGAGCAATTCCGGAAGTCTCTGCGAATATCGGAATAGAACCATTAGTGGTTACTCCATCGCTGAATGAGATACAAGGAATAAGTGCAGAAGAAGCAACTTTTTGTGCATAGAGCGGGTCAAACTGATCGAAATCAACAATATTCTTGTCAAGCGTAGCGTTGATTAAATTATTGAGATTCTTGATCTCGTTTACCATCTCTAAAGTAGACTTAACAATGCCTCTAACTACAAAGTTACCAACACCAGTCTTAGCAACATAATCGTTGATAGAAACCGGTCTATCAGAAGTATCAATAGAGCCAATTCTAATCATCTTGTTCTCTCTAAAGCTCTGAGCGGGGAACTCATTGCTTACTACTAAGCGAGCACCTTCTGCCTTAGAAGATACATGGATGTAATTAGGAATCTTACCCTGAACCTCTGAGAGTTTTACCATCGTTGTATTATCGTAATACAGACGATTATCCTCAACGATTTCAAGAGCTCTGAAATCATTCATTGTAGCGAGAGTAAAATACTTAGAAGCTTCATCGTCATCGATAACGATTCTATCAGTAGAATAAGCTCTCTGCTTACCCTTAATCATCTTATCCATCTGGAGCTGAGCAGTTGCTACATCAAGACCCTTATTGATACGAAAAGCCTCAGTATATCTGTCAAGCTTATAATCTCTCTCATCGATAAGATCAGGATGGAGTTCCTTAAGGAATGAAACGTACTCATCGTAAACAACCTTAAGATTCTCTTCTGATACATATACGTATACAGGAACATCACCTTCATCAGCATTCTCAAGAATGTCGTTAATGAGAGTGATAGATTCGTACTTATCGGATGAAGAAAGTGCACCAGTATAAGATGCTATAGTCTGAAGCCCCTCTTCCATAGAAAGAATCTGGAAGTCAAACATCTTAATACCATACTCTTTCTCATAATTAGTATTAGGACTAATTCTTATACGATAATTATCGCCATAAACACCACGACCAGCAGATCTAACACCCATTAACGGAGCAATCTTCCAATCGTATGCCTTTACATAATCTCCGACTTCAATGTTTCTAATAGCCTGAACCTCCAGGGTATTTTCAACTTCGTCAGGATCAACATTAAGGCGATATTTTTCAACTATAGGAGTGAGTTCATCAATCCTGTCAAGCTTATCTGACAGAGCCTTGTTGATGTTTTCGGGAGTCATGTTACCTTCATGCTCTTTCCTATATTCATCAACTTCTCTCTGTAAAGTAACAAGTTCGAACTCATTCTTAGAATATACGGTAGCAATAACATCAGAATAGTGAACCTGACTATCATCAAGATTCTCAACTGAATCATCAACTACCATTTTAACATCAGGATCCTTTAAAGCTTCACGAATTGCATCAGGATTATCCTTTCCAGCCATGTAAATGTACTGAGTAAGAGTATACTCACCAACTACAGGCGGGTTGTCGAAGTCATCCTGTAAATGCGTTCTGCTAGGATCCTTATAGATAGCATATGCGACGTCAATAAATTCCTTATTGGTATTAACATCCTCAAGTGCTCTCTGTGTGAAATTAATTCTGAATTTTCTCTGACTAGGATCAACCCCATCATATTTCTTATCAATTCTATACTTAAGAGTGATAAGATTATTCGAGTAAGCTGCATTAACAGGCATTACACGCATACCCCATACATATACATTAGGATTATTAAGTACTGCATAAGGCATCATCAGAGGTTGACCATATTTCTTATAATTTGATTTGCCGAAAGTAGCTTCAAATCTACTTACACTGTATTTCCTTACAAATGTATTATCGACACCCTTAGGAGACACAAACGGGAATGCATAAGTTACGACAGGATCAATAGGATATACTTGAGTCTTGTCAACAACCTGTGAATAATCGTTTATAATTGTCTCTACGTAAGGATACGACCACTTAGGTACAATTTGTATAGATTGCGGCATATATTAAACCCTCCTTTATAAAATTAGTATAGGTTTTTAAAAAAGTAACTCTATATTATCTATAGATTTTATATATTTGTTAAAACAAATTAACACTTTTCTGTATAAGAAAAGAGTAATTTTACAACTTAATAATTTGTTCAATTGGAGACTGAGCTTCATGAATTTTGTCTCTTCCGCGATTTAATGATGCAGTAATCATACTGTCTATATCTTCAAATGTTATTGCTGTAAACGTTGATGTATATTGGCAAATCTGTCTTACAGATGCCATTTTATAATCGTACATAGATGTATCAGGTTTTCGACCTACAATGTATGCAAATTTCAACGCAGGGTTGTTTTTATCTCTGTATGCAGCGGATAGGATTAACTCCTCAATTACTGAAGGAACTCCTAAACTCATTCCATTTAATTTTTGATTTTTTCTCCATAAAATTATGGATTTATCATATGGTACTGACATAGGAATTTTACCCTGTAATACAAATTTCAAATATAACTCTGCATTAGAGGAGTCCTCTATCACAACACTCTCCATTACAGAATTACCCTCAAAATATTTTAACACTTTACAAGGAATAGGTTCTAACTCACCAGGTAATTGAACACGCCTGATTTCATAATCATATACTAATACATTTATAAACGTTGGTAAATTTAAAACTTTGGTTTCTTTTAATTCACCATTCTCAAAAAAACCTATATTAAATATTCCTAATACCTTAATCATTTGACCCTGGTCTTCTGCAAATCCACCATTTTCAAAAAAAGACATAGGAATATAAAATTCACAATAGGGTTTTTCAAGATAAATATATTTACCATCCGATTTGAAATAAGCCATTACAATGTTATACCCCCCTTCATTAAATTTATTATGTGTTTGTTTTTTCTAATAATTCGTAAACAATAAAAAAAAGTGTATGAACTTAATGCATTAAGTTCATACACTTTTTTATGTATAAAAATGTTTAATTATTCATCTTCAACAGGAACTACGTCAATAACGGTGTTTTCATCAGAAGAATCTCCCGCAGGTTCTTCAATAATTTCAGGTTGATCTTCATCTTCCTTATTAGCTTCGATTTGAGAATTAATCATTGAATCGAGGGAATTATTTAAATACTCCTGAAGTTCATCAGCAGAAGCATTCTCATCATACCCAGTAATATTAAGTTCATTCATCTTAGCTATGAGAGACTCACGTCTTTCCTTTTGTTTCTTGTTATCAATCTCAATTCTTGTAGGATGATTAGGATGTGTAGTATTATCCTTTTCAAATTTATCGTGATACTCCATGAATTTATCCACAACTCTAAGGATTATCTCTTTAAATTTATCTTCACTCTCTATAGAATTAAACTTGTGATATACAAGATTTGCTAAAGCTGATGTTACTGATTGTACAAACATAACATCCTTTTTATTATAAGGATCAGCATGTGAAACAAATCTCATATAAATAAACAAGAATAAATTATTGAAAGCATGGTACTGCTCATCAAGGAAATTTTCTTCTAAGTTAAAGAAGTACCTATATAGCATTGAATCAAATCCAAACTTTTTAATTTTAGACTTGAATCTGTCGACAACTAATGCACCCTTTCGAGTATCAAAGAAGCTTCCCACGATAGATTTAATCTCTTTGTCACCAAAAGCATTAAATCTCTCGAATAAGAATGCAAAAGAATACGCATCTTCCATTGTATGTATCATTCTTATCATAGATGCTTTCTTAACCTCATCGTCAGTTTTTTCAACTGCATCTTTTAAGGCTGCAAGCTGTCTTTCTCGCTTTTCCTGGATTGCAGGAGATGAAAGGTAATTAAAATAATCTTTCATCATATTACTAGATTCACTTTTAATCTCATCAATATCTTTTTTAGATGTCAACAACTGAAGTGACGTATCTTTCAGCTGATTCATCATATCTTTAATATCATCATCAGTATCAACCGGTAATACCTGATCTTCGATAAGATATTTTGAGAGGAATGCTTTCATATCATCGATTGACATAGTTTTAATGTCGGCTTTTGTAATTGGAATTATTCCAGTATAAACTTCCTTAGTTAAATTAAAATTAACCTCTGCCTGTGTTATTGCAATATCTTTAAGGAACTTATACTGTTCTTCCATTTCTTTTAGCATATCGATTATAAATTTATAATCGCTAGTTCCATTATGTTCATCAGGAATTTCTTCAGAAATTTCAGTTATCTGTCCAGGAGGATCCAATATAGGCTCACTATTTTCAGTGGGTGAATACTCCAAGGTTTCATTAGAAACTTCATAATCTTTATTTGTCATAGCACTGACTCCTTTACTATATATTTTTTATAATAACAGTTGTATCTAATATAAAAACGTATTTTTAAATATATAGATTATATATTATTTATATGATAAGCTCGATGACATATAAGTATCTAGAAAGGAGGTGTTATAATGGATACTAATGATACTGTAATCATCGAGTGGGATGACTAATAACAAACAAGATGAGTTGTTATTAGTCAAATTAAAAGAAAGAAGACTTACCATAAAGGTAAGTCTTCTTTTTTTATCAAAATCCGTTAAGATTATTAAAAATAGATAAATCCACATGACCGTCATCTTCTATATCTTCTATTACGGCACCAGGTGTATGTTCAAATATAGTGTTTTGCACTTCACCCGCTTTTTGAAGTCTATAAGTATCCTTCTGTGCTTGAATTGTTGCTTTTCTCATAAGGTTAGCCCATTCATTTTGTTGAGCTTCTAGCATCTCTTGATTCTTTACAGCAGCGATTAAATCAGGACTGACTAAAGTTGGGTCTATTTCATCAGCACGTTTTAATCCTTTATTTTTTTCAGTATCTTCCTGTATACCTTTTATAATGCCAAATACTGCGAGATTATTACCATGATAATAAACATACAATGCTATCAAATATGACATTATACTATCGTCATGGAAACCAGGGCCTGCTTCAATTTTACCAGAAGAAGTTCTTACTAAACGAGATAAATCACGTATAATATTCTTAGTTACAAATTTATCTTTATATTCATTAACATGTCTTGCAAGAATTGCAACCATATCATCACGAGATTTAGGGCTAGTATAAACTCCATAGTACGATTTTATACTAGCTTGTCGTTTTAATACAGATTCAATCGTACCCATAGCAGTAGAATTATTTTCTACTAAATCTTTTGCTTTATCGAAATACAATCTATCTCTTGCAGGTCCATTCATTAAATGATCGATGATACTATCACCAACACTATTACGCTCTATACATAATACTCCTCTGGGAAGAATTTCTGTAACAAGCATTGTTAATAATCTTTCAAACAGTGTTTCTCCTATATATGAACATTCAAATTCTGCATCAGGTTCTAATGTATATGGATTTAATATTGTAATTGCATTATTATCTCCATTAGTACCTGTTGAACAGTCAACCCCTATTATGTATGGGGTTCTAGGGTTTAATTTCTTATAAACGTCAAATTTATAATATTCCATTATCCATAATTCGTCAATGGGTTTCTTACCTATTTCTACAATGTATTCAATATCCTCTTGATCAAACGGAGAAAGAGAAGAACCGTGTAATCTCTGTAATAAAATCTCACGTCTTACTACTAATGTATCACCTATTTTAGCAGATATATCTCTAAGCCAAGCTTCTGTCTTACCTATTTGACTATAGCTGTACTCTATATATAATATTTTATTACAATCTTTACCCTGAGAATTTAAATACATTTGTATTTCTTCTTGAGTCATATCGTAAAGTTTTTCAGTCCACTTAGCAGTTTTATCTAAAATTTCTTGTGCTTCTTGTCCAGGCTTTGAATCAAGATCTCCGGGAGTACATGTAAAGATTCGACCGTACATAGCACCATTAGCTTTAGCTCTAGATGCAGCAGTTTCATATGTTGATACTGAGTTAGAAACTATCGTTTTAATAAAATTGGTAAATTCAGCTTCATCAAAATGCTGAATGGGTGCTGTAAGACCACGAGCTAATGATAACGCCATATCATAAGATGTAGCTTTAGAACGGGTTATTATAGAATTTCCATTAACTGGATGACGAATTAAAGTTGCGTTTTGTGTAGCTTTAGTAACTTTACCATCTTCATCTACAAATGATTCAAATCTTAAATATTCTGGTAAGAATTTGATTTGTTCCCTAAGTCTACGAAGATTAGTTTTAGAGTCGTCACCACTTTTATTTATAAATATAAATTGTGATTGGCTTGTACCGAATGAATACATCCATGCTTGAGCTGCAATTGCTGATTGAGTCTTTCCTTGCTGACGCGGTAGACATAACCACGAATCTAAACCATGAAAAATACACCAAGCTTGAGCAATATTCCCACGATTTGCAATATACGGTACAGCAGTTCCACCAGGATCAGGAATTCTGCAAAGTTCTCGCAAATAATACCACGGATTTCTCATACATTCAGTCATTATTCTAGTAACCTGATCTTGAGATAATGACGCATGTCCATTAGAATCTAGTGCATACGGATCAATGTTAACCAAGCTATAATCATATATTTCTAACATAAAATACCAATTTTTTAAACCTAATGTTTTTAGGTCTTGAGCAACTTGTAGAAATGATTTATTGTAAGTCCCTAAATCAATTAAATGATTATTGATACGGGCAATTCGTCCTTTCAATATATTTAACCTCCCTTCATTTTTATAATATCTTTTTTCGATATTCTATTGATCTTGCATCATACCCCAGCGAATATTCATCGTCGTATATATAAAGCATCATAGTTTGTAAAACTGAAATATCCTCATCGCTTAATTCTAAATATGATAATTTCATTTTAGTCATTAACGATGAAAGATATATACGTAAATCATTATTTATAATTTTATTATAATCTCCTTCTAATACAAAAAATGATTTTTTTTCATAATCTCGGTTTAACTTAAAAATATTGAATATATCAGAATAATTATGCATATTAAAACCAAATATAACATCGTTTGTTATTTTTGATTCAAGTATTTGATTATTTGCAGTTTGTATTCGTTCTTTAATATTATTTACATCTAATGAAAATAAACTAGGTAATATTTCTGAGTTAATTGCAATAATTTCATATAGTTGAGATATAAATAGATTAATATCATTATCATTTGTAAATAATATAGAAAACGAAGCTTTATCATTTGATATTTTAGTTATATAATCATAAACCCATAATAATTTTAAAGTTATATCTCTAATATAGTCATTTCCATTAGTACATACAAAAAACGGAATATGGTGTTTATAACACCATATCATTTTTAAAGATGTCATATTCAATGGAAAATACATTGATGAATCATATGCATGAGGTTGTCCAGGAACTGGTATTCTAATAATTTCTCTAAAGAAAAACCATATATTTTTTTTACATTCAGAAAATATTAATTCTGTTTTTGTTTTATTGCTATGATTATCAATACTTGGAAAAGTTTTAGCATTGAAATATTTTAAAACTTTATCATCTGTATTTAAAATTTGAAGTGCACTTTCTCTATTTAATCCTTCATCTTGTAAAGTATAATAAATCCGTTCAAAAAATTTATTATCAGTCATGATACTTTCAGCCTCTTTTCATTTATAATTTATAAATGAGTTTATCCTATAAAAATATAAGCACTATATGCCAATACTGCATATAGTGCTTATATTATATTTAAAAAATGATATTAATCTTCATCATCGTTGATATCATCAGTCTTTTGTTTAAGACCTGATTCAACTCCATTAGCAATAGCATCATCAATTGCTTTATCCAACACATCAATTCGTTTATTGACAGATGTTACCATTGACTGAGAAGTTGTTTTAGAAATTATTCCAATTGATGTTGCACATCGTTTCATTAATCTAATTTTTTCAGGACTAGTATTTTCACTATTACCTTCAGTTGCGTATTTCTCTATTTCCTCAATACGTTTTTTTGATTCTTCTGATATCTTTAAAAGTGTTTCGTCAAGAACTTTTACATCTTTAACGATAGAATTAACATTTTCATTAACATTGAGCTTCAGTGCTATGTTGCATCCTGTTATCGAAAGTTTAAATACACGAATACACTCATCAAGTTGTTTTTCATATTCACTCAAATCATCACCAGGTTTAGCTTTATTTATTTCTTTCGCTAATCCACATACGCGATTAATAAGTACAATATATTTTTTATAATCAGCTTGTGTGCTCTGAATAGCATCTCTTTTAGCATCTTTAGTAACATGACCATTAGCATATTCTTTACGAATATATTTGATATTTTTTGATGATATCTTCTTAGCAATCCTCTTAAGCTTCATTTTTTGAGCTTCTGTATTAGCAGCGTTTCTAATTTTTTCTATACATGACTTTATTGCTTGAATTATTGCTTCAAATGTCTTTTTAAGTTTTCCAATTAATTGTCCTTCAGCTTCAATATATAACATTCTAAATTCATCGTCGTCATGTTTAGTTTCTGTTACTAAATAGGCATAGTTTAAATCATTAATATAATTTGAAATTGATGTCTCAAAAAAATTATCAATTCTTTTCATATCAACAGCATATTCCATAGATAATGTATTCATATACCAATCATTCCTTTCTAATTTATCCATAATATTTATCAGGCCATGCAATATACATACCTTTTACTCTTTGAGGAATCCTATAATTAATAATATCATTTCTCAATACATTTAATGTTTCCCTCATCACATTCAAATCTTCTACACTTTCAGGAACTATATATTTTTTTGATAACACTGGACTTGATAAAATGGATAAATAATATTCTATTATGTCAAGCTTACTATGAATATAAGATATTAACATCATTTTATCTCCATCGGTTTGAATATTATCTTTCTTCAACCTGATGTAATCAAATATCGCAGGATCAATTCTTTTAAGTTTTTTAGTTCCTAAGATAAATGCTTCAGACATTATTCCATCTTGAATAATTCTATCTGCACGTTCAACCATGAAATTAAACTTCTTACCATCTGTAACTGAGCTATCTTCATGATCTTCGAACATTGAAGAATAGAATTCGTCTATGATTCCATCAATATATGGGCTAGCACATTCTCTTCTAATAGTTAAAAGATTTCTTTTAACTAATTTATCTTGACGTTGTCTTAACTGGTCAACAGTATCAATTGAGAATCTAGCCATTTGTTTCATATTTTCATCCATGGTATTAGAATTATTCGAGAGCTTAATTAACTTAGTAAGAACCGAATTTAATTCTTTAGTATATCCCATTTTTTGAGCAAATTTATCAGCTTTTATTTCAATTTTTACAGACTCTTTATTTTTGTTATCCGCAATACATGCATTTAATACAGGAAGAGATAATAACTTTTTAAAGAATCTATCTTTAAGTAATGCTTTATCTTCCATCTTTGAAACTGCAATCTCATATTGAAGAATTGTAGTTATTCTATGAGGAATCGAATTTGAGAATATTGTATGTCCTATCTCATGCATTAATAGAGCTGTAAGCTCTCTATTAGTAAAATTAAGGTTAGGTGTTAAAATTCGTTTATCTATTTCAATTATCCAAGATGTATTTTGTTCCCACAATTTTCTAACAACAGATTCTTTCTTTTCGTCATTAGATGAAACTGCTGTAATTATTTTCATTACGGTATCCATCTCAGGAAATACAGACATTATAAAAAGTGGTAAGTTAGAATCAGCATCTATAAGTCTTACGGAAAACTTCCCTTTAAAGCAACCCTCTAATGATTTTTCTATCATTTCACATGCAGCTTTATTCATATTATCTTCTTTTAATACTGAAAAAGCATCATCTATAGAGAGAAATTTATCTTTATTTAAGTTGAAGTTCATTCGCAAAATCTCCTTTCATAATAATTTTATTATGTTAATGTCGTTATTAAAATATTATCAATCACTATTACTATAATGGATTTTTAAATATTGCTACACAAAGAAATAATATTTATATTACTGGAGGTTTTTTATTATGGAAAAAAATAATTACGAAGGAATAAACATTAAGGATGCTATTGAAAAATGTTACATTGTTGCAACTCTTGCAAATGAAATGTTAACAAGAGGATGTGAAATCGCTGAAAATTATCCTAATGTAAATATGAAAGCTGACAGCACTAGCATTGCAATTATGATAAATGATATCCGCAATACATTATGTGAAAAGATGAATGAAATTAGTGCGTTTCTACAAGACATTGATGATATAAAACGACTATTTCCCATTAATGCTAATAAATGTGAAAAAGAAATAATTCAAAATATAGCACTTCCATCTATCAGTGAAGAGTTTACTGATGAGTGGACATATCAAATGATTATTAATAGAAAAGGACTTGGGTATGATAGAATATTAATCCCTAATATTAGAAAAATATCTTTTCCAATATATGCAAATGATATATCAGCAACAATGGATGATATCGCTAAAAACCAAGTTATAAACGGTAAATTATTACCTATAAATTTTTTAAATTGGATTAAAAACAAACACAAAGATGATGATAGGCGAATTGCTTTATATAATATATATAAAGATTATCTTGGCGACGTAGATATTATGTGTAGATATGTCAGAGTTACCATTATAATCGAATATCGTCACCATATCGTTTTCACATTAAAAGTATATAATTTAATGAATAATAATATTAAAGATGTATCGGTAATTCCTGATTTTATATATGACAATATGAATTAAATTATATATTATTTTTTAGTCTTAATATAAAGGACGTATGCTAAAAATATTATTTTAATTTACGCAATCCAATTAGTGGATAATAAGACTCGTAAAGTTCAGAATGATATTTTTAAGTAAATATTATAAGGAGGTACTATTCAATGAATGGTATAAAGAAGATGGATGAATTTGAGCTGGCTTTAAGGCTCGCAATATGGAAGCTGTACAAAAAAGGTTCTGAAACTTTGATCAATGACGATTCGTGTAGTGAAGTAAAGGATCTTTTGAGTGACGACTCAAAGTTAATCGGTTTTAGGTATTTTCCGTCAGCTCCATTTATTGTTACAGAAAATAACGGAACTAAATCCTCGATCACCGTATCATATTCTGCGTTCTATAATGACACCCAATACAGTAATCTTGATTCGGTATTTATAATCGGGATAACTAATTCTGATTTCGGCATGACTATTACCGTTTCATTAACATTGGATGGTGACTCTATGTCATTTATTCATGAAAGAAAGATAAGTGAGATATCCTTTAATGGTGAAAGATTAAATATGGATACTTATGAAGGGTATCTTGGTGAAAATCTTGTTAATGGTGATAGGATAACTAATATTTTAATTAAATTATCTGCTATGCTTAGCTAAATTTATTCAGATTACTTTATCCACCTTCAGTTTCAATTTATTATCCTCCCCCGAAACATTTCGGGGGAGGATTTTTTTATATTTTTTTTATTAAAAAAAATCGTGGCTAAATGCTTAATTGCATTTAGCCACGATATCATGTTATAAAATTCTTAAAATATAAATTAATTAGATCTCGATGTAAGTCTCAGCGTTAGCGAACTTAAGCTGCGCCTGGATACCCTGGATAGCAGCATTCGTATAACGAGATACACCCATCAGGTTGGTCATAGAACCACCCGGGAGATCAGGAGCACGGTACGCACTATTCTGAGCGGTCAGAATATGAGTGGTGTACTTGTAGTGCTTGAAGGTAAACTGCTCATTAGACAGCGGGAACGGAATAATTCTGATACCAGAGAACTCCTTCTTGTCGTCATCATAAGAAGCATTAACCTTCTTAGTAGATACAACCTGTACCTTAACATCACCGGAAGTCATGATGCCATAGCTATAATCAAGCTTAACACCATTAGCGGTGGAACCGGGTCTGGTAATCCAGTTAACTACGGGATTGAGGAGAGAAATGAATCTCGGGTTACCGTAGATAACGAAAGTCATATCCTCAAGCTTAGCCTTATCGCAGATATCGATGATAAGTCTGTCGATCTTAAACTTGAGCATCTTCTCAATGTACTCATTAGGCAGAGCAGTAGTCAGCGAAGTAGAATCGCAGTCAAATACTCTCTTGGTGATAAACGAACCCCAACCGAGGATATCGTCCTGAGAAATCTCAACACCATCGTAGAGATTGAACTGATCGTCGAGCCATGCGAGAATAGTAGAATCCTCCATCTGAGTCATGTAGTCAGACAGATTATTGTAAGTCTTCTTATAGAGGTCGATGTCCATAAGAGCCTTAGCGTCCTCAAGCTCCTCAAGGGAGTAAGGAACGTTTACACGAGTACCGTCTTCGATCTTCCACTCGATCTCTTCGCGTGCATAATCGAACGTTACGTGTCTCTCGTTCTTCTCATTCGAGAGATAACCATCAAAGATAACAGCCTTTACATTGCCTTCTACTGCTGCAAGAGAAGTAGTATTAGCAACAAAGTCTGCAACACCCATAATATGGTCAGTAATATGAGCTTCTGTACCATTAGAACCGATAACAGTAGTATCAATCTTACCGCCGAGCCACTGATTATCAGAAAGATTGATTCTCATGGGACGGGGAAGAGTTACAGTAATAGTCTTAGTATCATCATCAGGATCCTCTACAAGAACCTTAGTGATCTTAAGATCCATTGTGAAATTCTCACGACCTGAATTAGTCTTGGAACCAACTGCATCCGCATCAGTCAGAACAGCAGGTACATTAAGATTAGAAACAGGAAGGTTTACAGGAGTATTCTTAATCGGAAGACCCTTACCAGCCTTGAAGATCTCCTTGAAATCATCAGTGAAGAAGCACTGAGGATACTTCCATCTTCTAGTCTTATCATTGTTATCAACGATATAGGTCTGCTCAATATGCTTCTTGATAATGGGGCTCTTAGTAACCTCGGTCTGGATAATATCCTTAGTAGCAAGCTTAAGCTGCTGCTTTACCAGAATCGGGAAATCAATAGCCTTAATCGGGAGAAGCTGAGGAACCTTAGTTGACTCCTTATAGAAGTCCTCCACACAGTTATCAAACATATCAGATACCTGATCATACAGATGGGCATGAGTACCAAACTCACCCTCAGTATCAGCCATGTTTGCACATTCAGTTTTAAGCTCACCAATGAGAGCGTCCTTGAATGCATTCAGCTTAGCCTTATTCCGAATCATCGGATTAATGTCGACCATTACATCAATACCATTTGCGAGCATTGAATCATAGGCCTCAGTAAAAATATCGTCGAAACCATTGGAATGTCCAGAGGTAAAACCACCTACAGTAGCAGTCTCTTTAAAATCCTTAGCCGACTCACTTAAAAATGTAAGCATTTATAATTCACTCCTTCATAAAAAATAGATTAGTGTAAAAATAAAATTGTGTACAATCCGACAAGTATAAACACAAGTCGGTAGCTAATCCATTCGAATTAACTATAATTAATTTAATGTTTATTGTTTAATCTACGTATTTTCAAGGTAATTAACTTTTTTTAATCATATTTATTTTGTCTTTCTATATCACCTAAAAATCTAAATACTATCTGCACAGATACAATTAGATTTTGATAAAATAGTAAAGATTGCACATAAGTATTATTATCAAATTTAATTAGTATATAGTCATAAATTAATTCTTTTATTTCTCTTAATTTATTTACAGCAGTTTTAATAATTTGATTTGCTTTTAAATCATCATTAATACTATCTTCTAATTTAAATATATAATTATCAATAGCATTATATAAAGACATATATTCTTTAAATAATAAATACTTTCTGGTAGAATCATATTCAGCACCAGGAGGATTATTTTGATTTTGATTATTAGGATTATTTTGTTGATTATCAGTTTGATTATTAAAATTGGTATCGGGCTGCTGATTATTGGGATCACCATTATTATCAGGTGATGCTATAGGTGCCGGACCATCTCCATTATCAGGCTGCTGATTATTGGGATCACCATTATTATCAGGTGATGCTATAGGTGCCGGACCATCATCTCCACCATCTTCAGGAGGTGGTATTGCAGCAGGTTCCTCATTATTTGATGGGGTATCTACTTGTACATCAGACGGAGCTTCAATTGGAGCAGGTCCATCTCCCCCGCCACCATCCGGTGACTCTATCGGAGCAGGACCATCATCTTCACTGGGAGATTCAATTGGCTCAGGACCACCATCTCCACCATCTTCAGGAGGTGGTATTGCAGCAGGTTCCTCATTATTTGATGGGGTATCTACTTGTACATCAGACGGAGCTTCAATTGGAGTAGGACCTTGATCAGGTGTTTCAATTGGAGCAGGACCATCATCTTCACTGGGAGCTTCAATTGGAGCAGGTCCATCTCCCCCACCACCATCCGGTGACTCTATCGGAGCAGGACCATCGTCTTCACTGGGAGATTCAATTGGCTCAGGTCCAGGATTAGGTGTTTCAATTGGAGCAGGACCATTGTCTTCACTGGGAGCTTCAATTGGTGATGGTATTTCATCAGGCCCATCAAATTTATCTAAATCATTTTCAGTTACTTTGGGTTTCTTTTTAATATCTGCAACTGAATTTACTACTTTTTGTCGGCTATTAGGATTAGGGATTTCAACCGGATCAGGTTCAACAACATCATCTAATGACATTCCATCAAAAGAATCAACATCATCTAAATCATCAGTTCCATCAAAATCCATATCATCGACTGCTAAATCTTCTGCATCATTAAGTGCGAAATTATCAAAGGTATTTTTTTTCCTTGTAATTTTAACATTAGAATTACTAGCCTTCTTTTTTGGAGCCTCAGTTGCTAAAAAATATTTTCCATACTTTGGTTTTTCTTCATGGAGTATCTGTTCTATCATCTAGATCACTACCCTTAAATATATTTACTATTATATCTAACGCGATTTCTTTCAGTAGTAAGCTGATCTCTGATACGCATTAAACGATATTTTTCTTTCTTATCACCTTCAGCATTAGCGTCATTGATTTTTTCTTCACATATCTTAATATTAGTTTCAATTTCAGTTACTAACTGATTTCTGATTCTTACGTCTTTTTGTTTGCTATAATGCCTGCATATACCAACTACCGGAATTAAACCTAAATTAACTCTAGCAGCACTACCATACAATAAAGCAAGTTTTAAATTACGAAATGCTTTTTTTCTAAATCCCGGCTCTCGCATATACTTCTCTCTACGAACATCATCTTTATCATCGACCATTTTAATCTGTTCTTTGATGTCACCAATAATATTCTTAGGAAGCTGTGCAACAGCCTTCGCGGCATTCATGATAGTCTGCCCCTTTTGCTTAATATTAGCTCTGAGTTTATTTTGCCGCACTTCCATATCCATAGCTTTATTCTGTATACCAGTTGCAGTATCAGTCGGCTTAGGGGCTTTAAGTTTTTTTGGCGTTTCGATAGATTTACTATCAGACTTAACATCAACACCAGATTTATTAGATGTTTCATCAGGTTCATCATTATTTATACTTTTATCCATCTCATCTATATCTTCGTCAGATACTTCCTCATTAGGATCGATGGGTTTTTCAGTATATAAATAAACCATCCGTTCAGTTTCTTCACATTTCTCATTTATTATTTTAAATGCTTCTTCAATTGTAGTACCTTCATTAAAGAAATTAGAATATCCTACAATATTAGCATTTGTATCATCACACGTTTGATATTCTTTTGTTATATAATCGCGCATCTTTTCAAAAATATTTAATCTTGCACCATAGTTAGTTTTAAGATAATCATCATATTCGTCTTGATACATCACTCTATCAAAGTCATCATTAAAAATATCATTAACTGCATTATGTGGAGTTGTATAGTATGTCTCCAAAGTATCAACTTTTTCAGTTATAATTTCATCGATATTAGGAGCTATATCACATGATGCTAATTCTGTAAAAATAACTTTACTATATTTATTAGGAATGCTTGAAACAGCTTCTCTATAACACTTATCAGAATAAAGCTTATTTAGCAAAACAATATTTTCCATATCATTTGTAAATAAAACAGACTCCTTTATAGACTGCGTATCACTATGATCATTACAGAATTTATTTATATTATCATCTATAATAGATGAATCTGATATTACTTTAGCAGCAAAAGGTGCATATACAAAAAATGTTTCTTTATCGTTATTCCCTATAGTCTTTGCAAGAACTTCTTTTGCTTGTGCACACTTTTGATAATCATTATTAACTAATCCTCTTTTATAATCATAAAGAGCATCAGATACTGCTGTTAATGTATCCACATTTTCCCTAGGAATCTTTTCGTCTATACACTTAGTAATTACTGTAGTATTCTTGCTTTCATTCATTTTATTGATTATTTTTTCTCTTAAATTAGTATACATATTAAGTTGCTCAGAACTCATCTTATCCTGATTCTCATCTATGTATCTATTGATTTTATCCAGCTCAACTTCATACTTAGGAAATGCCGCATAGTCCTCATCCCCAGTAAGAATATCCGAATAAAATTCATAACCATAAAATGGCTCTTTAAAAATATACTCAGAGTATTCTAAAATTGTAGATAGAGGAAGATTCTCGTATAAATGAGAATATTCTTCAGCATTTTCTTTTGTATAATTTTCTTTCAAATTGTCATATCCGATTAATAATCTTTTAATCGGAGATTCGTTAAGAATCCGTTCTTTATTTATATACGACATTCTTGATTCACTCCAATCTAAAAAAATATTATTAAAGTAATTTATTAACTTAATTATTTGTTTTGCTTATACTTTTATCCGTAAACTCAATTTCTTCAATGATATACTATCTCCGTGTATAATGAATAATATTCATTATACAACTTACGCATTTCTAATAGAAGAAAGTAAGACGTAAGGTTTCGTATAATGAATTCATCACATATATAATTTCGTCATCCCCAGCGTCAAGGGGAGAAAGGACATATTATGACGATACTCAACGTTATTCTTGCAACAGCGGTTGCAGCCATCATAGTTTTTGTATGGACGATAATGACCATCGAGAGATTAATGATATGGTTAAAAGGAGACAGAAAGGAGACCATAACGCTCGATGAGGTCATGATATTTATCAACGACCTCATCGAGCTCTTTTTCGTCAAATGAGATCGATGAAAGATAAAGGCTCCGTATACATATTGTATACGGAGCCTTTATAATTATTTTTTCTTTTTTACACTTACACTACAGAATTCACTATTTAGGTAATTATCATTTATTGCATCACTTACTAATGGAACTTTAGCAGTAATAATAAAAGAAACTTTACCAACATTTTTAATTAATTTTTTTTCAGCTAAAGTTTTATAAAAAATAGCTGTTGGTTCAGCATAACAAGTAAATATCACATATTGACTATCTTTAATCGAGCTATCTATCATTTTAATTTTTATATATTTCCATACAGAAGAACTGTCTTTATTATCTTCTAATTGAAGAATCTGAAAAACTGAATCTGCAAGCTCATCATCAAGTCTTTTTTTCATCGCTAAGTTAGAATTATATATTCCAATAGCTCTATTAATATTTTCAACAGTTTCTTTTTTTGGATTAACTTTTTTCTCAACTTTACTACTAATTAAATTAACTTTACATCCAAGAAAAATTGGGGAACTTAGACTTTCAACAAATTTATCGAAATGTGTTTCGTCAATTTTATCATCAATATATTTCTCAAACATCACTTGATACATGTTTATATCTATCATAAACCATTCACCCTTCCTTACTTATTTAACGAGAACTGTTGAATCATCTTTTAGTTCTATAAACTTTTTCCCAATAAAATCATCATTAAGTTTTGAAGAGTTAACTCGAATTTCTATTGGTGTAGCAGGTGTAGATAATGATTCAATTAGCATATCATAATGGTTTTTATCAATTATCCCCCGAGCATATTCTTTAAATATTATTCTTTCATTAAATTCATTCATTGTATTATCAGACCCTTCTCCAATAATTCTATTATTGTAAAATATTTGTTCACCCTGTGGTTCAACCTTTATAAATTTTTTATGTTTTATATATTCTAAATTTTTTTTAGTCACATTAGGGTTATAAAAATATAAATCATTACCAGCATTGACCAGTGATATATTATTAAAATTTTTAAAATCTTCCGGTTGATATAATGATGGTAACTTATCCAATTTAACACCCTGTGCTAATATTTCAGCTACAAATCTACTACAGAAATATTTCTGGTGCGATTCGGTATCTTTTCCTCTAAATATATCAATTAATCCTTTAAAATCATATTTACTTTCTTTTTCATGATTCATAAAATACTGGCACCGATTTTTCATAGCAGTTATTGCAGCTTTATTTACAAACATCACATATACAACATATTTAGATTTTTTTAATGCATAAAAATTATCTTTACTATTTTGATATACAAAACCCATTTTTGATAATTTTTCATTACTAAGTTGAGTACGTGTTGCGAATGAATACATGGGGTCTAATTCAGGATTAAACGCAATTAGACAATGGCTCCATTCAGCTCCAGTAAATTTACGAATAGCTATCCCAATAGGATTATCGCTATATGTAAGAACTATAAAAACTGGATATTTATTATTAGTGCCACTGTAAATAGTTTCTTCTCGAAAAAGTGATAAATTATCATCCATATTCATCAACCTTTCATTTATATAATTTATTAACTTAATTATTTGTTTTGCTTCTACTTTTATCCGTAAAGTCTATTATTTCAATGATATACTATCTCTGTGAATATGAATAGTTATACCACACTGGCGTGTCGGTTTAAAATAACTATTAGTATTCAAACCGTTAATTATTATAGGGTTTTTCACTGGATGTCACCAGGCTTTATTATCCCTAGTCAATAAAAATAAAGTAAATTACCTAGGAGGTAATAGTATGAAATACTCAATAATCATGGATCTTACATCTGATACTATCGATGAACTCGTATGTGCTATAGATAAAGCTGTAGATACCGCATGCGATAACGCATACGGAGATAAAGCAGCATACGAAGGAGGAACGTTCGCCAAATCGACGGCGGATCTCATAGCAGTGACAACGATAGCAGCCGATGTAAAAAATTGGCTGTTATCTAATAATCCACCCTCTGGGTATGGGCTGGTAGCGTTAAGCTATATGCTCTTTGAATTAAGGGCGTGTTTAAAGGCATTTAACGTAAATTTCGATTACAAGGAGGTGTTCAGTTTAGAGAGAAGTTACTAATGGTTAGTAACTTCTATCTAAAAAAGATACGGCAGCGGGGGCGAGACGCTGCCGTATCTTTTTTATATTTATCCGAATACTTTATATGCAATTACTTTATCGCCTTTAGGAGTTTTTATTATTTTTTCTCCTTTTGCAATTCTAGTACTTACCTTTATATCTTTTAAAGATATCTCTTCGGGTTCTGAATTTTTTCTATATACCATTACAACATCATTTTTAGATACTGAAGATATACCAACAAGAATTTCATTCTTATCAAGCCCTATTAATGATAATGGTTCATCCTTACGCTGCATTGTCGGAAAATACTTTGTCTCAGTAAGTTTAACTTTTCCGGCAGATGTTACATAGAATAGTAGCTTCTTATTCGGATTTATCTTACACGCATTGACAACGTACTCACCTTCTTTAAGAGTTATTTGACGCACCCCTTTAGCACTCTTGCTTAAGGTTTTAATATCATTAATACTTATCCTGATACCATCACCCAGGTTCGTACAAATTATACAATCTTTTGAACTCTTATCAAATGAAAATAATGCTGAAGCAACTTCATCACCAGGATTAAGAGTAATACCAATTTTAAAATCACTTATCTTTTTAAACTCTGATATAGGAACCTTTTTTGCATATCCATCTTTAGTGACAAAGATTATACAAAGTTCTTCATCTTTAGATTTTAAAATATCTACTGATGGCAACTTCATTAATGATACTATTCTTCCTTGTGAAGTAAAATATCTATTAATCTCAACACCAATATCTTCAAATTTCATATCGGGAATAGCCGATACTGAGATTCTGGATACTCTACCGGAACTATCAATAACAATAATATCTTCTTTATTATTAATTTGCATCACCGTGAGATTTCCATTCTCTTTACCAACTAACCCTATTGAGTTATACTCTTTAAGAGAAAGCTTCTTAATATATCCGCTTTCGCTGATTCCAATAATATGCTCAGTATTAGGAATATCTTTCTTTGCATCATCTTTCTCTTTAACAACTTTACTTTTTCTGGGATGACCCCATTTCTTAATACCTTCTTCAAGCTGACTAATAATAAACTCGTCAATTTTATTACTATGCTTCAATGTCGTTTGTATATATTTAAGTTCTTCATCAAGCTTTTTCTTATCTTCTTTATATCGATTATAAGAATCCGCATTAAAGTTATATACTCTCATATCAGCAATAGTAGACGCCTGCAACGATGTTATTTTATATCTCTTCATAAGCTTGTTGATAGTATCTTGTCTTGATGAACTATTCTTGGCTATTTTAATGGTAGTTTCAATATTGTCTTTATTGAATACCATTAATAGTACCTTATTCATATGAAGTTTTTCCATAGTGATTTGAAGATTATTCAAGAACATGGACCTTACTATATCTCTACGATATTCAATCCATTCTAATAATAAATCTTTCACACCATATTCAAATGATACATAGTCATCAATCACAGTGATTCCAACCGGATAAGTCATCTTGAGACCTGTATTTTTCTTGTATAGAGTTTCAAGAATCTTATCAGGTCTAACATCAGATTTCAAGAAAATTTGAAGATTAACTTCTCCCTCTTTTGTATAATCTTTAATCTCATATATCTCAGGTAACTTCAATGAAATAATCTTATCAATTACTTGCATCGTAGTCATCTGAAGAGGGAGACTCGTAAAAGTAATTACATTATTCTGATAATCAATCGAAGCGGTTGCTCTTAATGTAAACTTACTTTTACCAGTTTTGTTTATCTCTTTAAAATTACCCTCATCAATAATATCTGCTCCTGTAGGTGAATCCGGTATGAGTAATACTTTAGTATCAGGGTCTTTCATTAAAGCAATTGTAGTCTTCAATACCTCCGTTATATTAAACGGAGGTATATTAGATGCCAATGCAAACCCTATACCAGAAATTTGAGGGTTAAATAGTATATGCGGATACTTAGCAGGTAGATATTCAGGTTCAGGAGATTCTCCATCATATGCCAGTTTCATCGGCACACAATATTTATCAAAATCATCAAAGAAGCAATCAATCATATATTCACCAATCTTAGCTTCAGCATAACGACCTGCTGCTGCTTGGTCTCCTCTGATGTTTCCATAAGAACCTTGAGGAACAATACTCATTACATTATTATTCCAATACTGGCCTTCTCTAACTATTAATTCGCTCATTGCTATATCGCCATGAGGATGATATGCCATAGCATTTGAAGATACTGTACCTGCTTTTATAAACCTTAATTTTTTCAAAGTTTCTTTACTTGTGTCTTTAGGTTTCTTTTCATTCAACCACCAAGACCAATAAAGTCGTCTTTTACCAGGTTTTAATCCGTCCTGAATAGATGGGGCTATTCTATACACATTCTTATTCGCTCCAAACAAACAAGAATACTCAAGAACTGCATCAGCAATATTCTGCTGAGTTATTTTTTCGGACATATTTCATCACCTCCATTAATTATCCAAATCATCACGTTTTATCTGATAACGTTTCATTAGTTCTTTCCTCTTTTCCAAGTCAGTTTTTCCTGGACCATGAATCATATTCATAATACCAAGTTCTCGTTCAAAATCTTCTACAGTAAATTGCACTGATACACGATTATTCATATCAAGTGTTGTAGACCGTAGTTGTTTTCCGGAAAGTTCACCAAGTCCCTTAAATCTAGTCTTTATCTTTAACGAATACTTCATAGCATCGTCAAGGAATTCTCCTATTGTCATTTCACGAACAGGTTTATCTTTCTCTTGTACTTCAAGAATATAACCATAATCAGATATAACTGGAATAATTCCATTATTCTTTCTTATGAATCTGCTCGTCACATTAATAGAACAGAACCTACCGTCAACAATACCATTGATTACCGTGGTATCTTCCAATGTTACTTCTTTAAAACGTATTTGAAGATTACTCATAAATACCTTTATAAAGTTTTGATCAGAGAATACTTTGATTAAATCGTCATAATCATCAGAACTTCTTACAACATCCATAAGAACAAGATATGCTATAATAGATTCTATTAGGAACTTATTAACATTACCCATATCTTTAGCTACCCTTATAAGATTTTCTCGATAATCATAGGTATCCATCAAAAAGTCATAAAGTTCATCCTTATTCATAAACTTCTTTTCGCCTTTGATTCTTATCTTATAATTCTTAGCCAACTTCTTATGATACAATTCAACCATCTCTGCTTTATTAGCTACATATGGATGATCTTTATCTTCCAATGCATATAACGGTGAGAATACTTTATATATCTTACCTGCTTCTATAAGAGGTCTATAATATTTATAGAAGAATGCAAGCATTCCACTACTAATATATGCACCATCAATATCAGCATCTGTAAAGATATTTATTCTGTCGAAATACAGTTTGTTCATATTGAATGTTGGACCAATCCCACATCTCATAACCGTAACTAAATCATGAAGCTCTCGGTTCTGCATAATTTCTGCTAATGAACACTTAAACGAATTAGCTACGACACCCCTAAACAGAAAGAATGCTTGAGTATCAGGGTCACAACCATTTCTAGCAGAACCTGAAGCAGAGTTTCCTTCGACTAAGAATAATTCTTTAAACTTTTTACCAGTATTATTACACCGAATAAAGTTCTTCATAATATGCTCATCGAATGAATTTACTCTTTCTTTCTTAACGGCACTCTTAACTTTGTTTGCCTCAATACGAGCTTTAGCATTTAACTTTATAATTTTAATAAACTCATTTAAACAAGTTTGATTACTGCTAAAGAATTTCTCTATTTCTCTTGAGAATATTGCTGATAGATACGGAACTAATTCATCACTTCCTATTTTAGTCTTAGCATTACCAACAAACCCAACTTGTGCATTAGTAGATAAATTAATAACGCAGCATAATCCTGACCTAATATCATCCCATAATATCGGAGTCTTATCTCTTTGAGATTCTGTCATTGTTGCTTTTGTTTTGTTCTGCATATAATTGCAGAAACACTTCTCAAATGTGTCTTGATGAATTCCACCATCTATAGTATTAGTATAATTGCAATAACTATCATAATACGTAATTGTTTCGGGAACATAACGTAATGCAACGTCAACGTGAATGTTTTTCGATATTACAGTATTCTTAGTTACAACTTTTCCTGTTGAGTCCATGGATGATTTTCTAACGTTTTCCTTTATTATATCATCACCCGAAAAATTACACTTGGGAGAATATTTATCAGTAGATGCTATTTTATCGAGAAGTTCATCAAAAGGTTTCGGCTTAAATGTATAAGACTCCTTTAATTTCATTCCCTTAAACACATCTACTGTTATCTTTAGTTTCTTCTTTCTTACAAAGAATAACATCTTTTCTACCCATTCAATCATTTCTTTATAAGGAATTACTGTGTTTCCCCCAAGATATTTCTTTGATGGAATAAAAGATATACACGAGCCATGCCGAGGATCTGATTTAGTTAACGGCTTAGTTTCGTCCGTTATCTTCTCTCCATCTTCAAATACAATAGTATGCTTATAGCCTTCTTCTTCTCTATAGTTAACTATTGTAAATTTATCAGAGAGAGCATTTACTACTGTAAGGCCGACTCCAAATTCACCGGCAGAATCTCCCCCTTGATCTCTAAAGAATTTAGAACCTGATTGGTTTTTTGTACAGAAGATATCTAATGGATAATCCTTTTCAGGGAATCCTCTTCCATTATCTTCACAAGTTAACATATCACTTAATTTATCATATGTGATATGAATAACAGACCCATTTGATTCGGGGTCAATACACTCATCTATATTATTCTGAATAATTTCTCTTGCTAAATGGAATGCACCAGCAGGACCATATTTCTGAATATACAGATTAGTCTTTGTTTGAATCTTTTTGATGTCAGATTCTATATAGAACATCTGCACATCTTTTGCCATTTTTATTCACAACCTTTCTTTTTAATAAGCATATTTATTATTATTAATATGCTTATTTTAATGTTTTTATTAAAATATTATCCTATTCCTACCATTATAGGAACATAGAAAATATGCAATAAAAAAATACCTAAGGGAATCTCATTCCCTTAGGTATTTTATTTCATTTGAAGAAGCGATTAGATTCGGAACATCAACGATGTCTACCAATACTCCACTGTCCATACTGGTTAGACATACCAGAATTAGAACCGCCCTTCTTCTTCTTTTTCACGCCGTCTTCTTTCTTGGCAGCCTTGATGGTTTTACCAACAACCTTCGGCCACTTTGTGAGATTACCCGATACACTGCATAAGTAGTCGCAGTTGTTGGCTATACCAAGACGAGCAGCCATGAATTTAGCCTGATTAGTTATTTCCTTAACGTTCTCATAGGCCTCATCAATCTCATCGAACGTGAATGGAATTGTCCTAAACTGCTCCTTACACAACTTGCAGGTGCAGGTTCCATCGCCATTGTTCTTAATTCGGCTCTTCAACTTCTTCCCATCATAATAATGATGAGGACACTCCGCCCTAAGAACCACGGTTTCCTTCTTCTTCTTTGCCTTTAAGGTTTTACCCTTTTTCAAGGCAGCAGTTGTCTTCGAAATTGCTGTGATTTTTTTCATGGTAAAAATCTCCTTTTTAAATTTTTAACAAATCACTATATTATTAGTGACTTATACATTTATGATATATAAATAAAGTACTAAAATGTTTTTTACTTAACAAGTGTGATCTTATTTGTCTCAAGATCATAGTTAAAAACATTCTTAATCTTATACTTCTTAATAAGATCATAAGGAATCTTAACACCGAATGTTGTAAATACCTTAGACTTGAAGTTAACAATATCACCAATAGCTGCCTCCAGTTCTTCAACATTAGGCTCACCGTTTTCATCAATATGAATAGGTGACATGTAGTATTCGGTGCCTTCAGGGAAGTTATTGTTAAAGTGATCAGAAACCAACTTTTCAACTTCACTATTAGCAATATACTTCTCAGGGTCATCAGAACCTGCTTCATATTCACTGTTAGTTACAGGGAATATATAATGCTGAGTAATAAGAGAACCTGCTAAAGGTCTAATTCTCATCTTAAGAGAGAACTTGTAACGATTATTCAGAGTCTTAAGCTTACCAACTTCGGGTCCTTCTGCATATCTCATATCCATTTCAGGATTACCATTACCATCAATAGATATAGTGCAAACTCTATATACCTTGGTGACATTATCAAAAAACTTAATCTCAATAATTTTATCATCATCAGCGGCAAGATGTTCATCTTCAGTGAATACAATAGTTGCGCCAGTGAATTTATCATTGTGAGTAAATGTATTCAGAATTGCATACTTAGTATAGTACCCAAGAATCTTATATCTGGGCGATTCTATAGCTATGTACACAACATAGTTTTCAGGAGAATACTCTTCAGTACCATCCTCAGATTTAGTATAGTTATTAATAAGAAACATCGGATTGAGGTTCTTTATATTGTTAGCCCACCGATACTTCTTGTCCAGATCCTTAGGAAGTTGATATTTCTTCCAAGAATAAGGAATATTCTTTTCATTCTTCTCAATAACAACATCCTCGCTCATAGCAGCGCAAGTGATGTCACTAGTTTCAATGTTACGAAATGCTTTAGTATTAGCACGAATATTAATCTTTTGCTCAATATCTTCAAAAGAGAAATACTTGTTACCATACTGGTCATAGGTTATAATAAGATCGTTAGACTTGTCAGCCTCAAACGAACCAATGTTAAATCTGCATATCATAGTAGTTATCCTTCTTTCTTTAATTAATAATGAAAAAAATAATTATCACTAATCCCGCAAATGTATATACACCATTTGCGGGATTAATAATAAGTTTATTGACTATTTTTTTTTAATTCGTTAATTCAAATACTTACGAATACTTTCATTATCCGAAAGCATCGAACCTATGACTTTCGAAATCTTCGGATAATCAATTTCAGATAATCCTGACAGCGCATAACGTCTGTTACCGTCAAGACCCCTACTTTCATCATTACGACGAATCTTAATGAACCCGTCAATTATAGTTTCTATGTCATTCTTATTCATTTTCTCCATGGTATCAAAGCACCATGTCGTAATTGACATATAAAACTCTTTCTGGGAATCGGAAAGATTCCCAAACCGTTCTTTCTTTTCAGATAAACAATATGTGATTACATACGGTATATCTTCTTCTTTCAGTGTATGCTGTATTATATCAGCAAATGCAATCTTCTTAGTCTTTGCATGTTCATACAACACATTTACCAACGATTTTATTCTGAAGGTCCTTGAGTATTTCCATGCTTTATTACACGGAACTATCATAACGATATCAAACGCAAGACCTTCATCAATCCCAGCCTTTGTCAACGTTTTGAACTTCGACTTCGTGATAACCTTGATCAGGTCGCAAAGTTCTGCAGTCGACATCTGAGCTGCATTCGGATCTTCGGCGAGTCTCTTCGTATTAACCGAGAGTATCTCAGCTAAAACATCCTTAAGAACTATCGGCAGTAGCTTGATGTTCTCTATCGCCGAATCATCGTTCTTTTTAATTTCTTTGATAAGATACTTAACAAAGTCTTCGTCATAGAACTTTTCCAAACAGCCGTTCTTTGTTTCTATTACCTCGGGCTTTCTAATATACCCGAACTTCACCAGGAACTCTATAGTTCCACCCATGTAATCTGTAAGCTCCTGATAGAAGCCTTTACGAAGCTCTTTCTTACCATCGTACAGATCACCATTTTTCTTCTTAAACTTTTTCAAAGTCATCGAAGAAAACTTTCTCACGTCCTCCGGGATTCTTATCTCAGATTTTACCTCGGACTTCTTATTCTTGTTTTTCTTTGACATATTAAGGTTCCTCCTTAAAAATATTTTATTAGATAAATGTGAGATGCGTGATAAATTATTATTCACGCATCTCACATTTAGTCTACTAATATAATATATCACTTCAATTAAAATCACATAAATTTATCAAAAATACCCTTAATATCAACCGTATCAGTCTTTGTTTTAGATAAGTCATTCGACGACACCATACTACTAAGAGCATTTACATCTACATCAGATAAAGCATCATCGGCATCATCGACTTTCTGACTATCTTCAATTTCATTGATTCGGTCAGTTATTCGATTAATCTTATCATTTACTTTAGCGAGACCAGATAAGATTAAGAATACATTATTGGGCAATTTTCTATCTTCATTGATATATATGTGATTAAAATCATGAATAGGATCACCGACAAATTCTCTAACCTTGGGAATATGATTATCAAAACTTTCAGTAAGAGTTTGTGAAAGGTTCGTTATAATGCCTGAAGCAATAACTTTTCTATCTCTCTGAAGCTCTGCATGAGCATTAGTCTTAAGATTATCAATCAGCATATCCTCAATAGATTTACCATCGATATCCTTTTCTTGAATTTTTTCAAGTCTGCTTACAACAATTCGTCCAGGGAATGATACTAAACGCATCATATCCTGCTCATCAATAGAATCAAAACGAGTTGTTAAATTGTAAGTACATCTTATGACATTGATATCTTCTACAATTTCACGATTTACTTTCTCCATCATAAGATATGACGGTAACTTAGCATATCTGTCATTATCGTAGAGCATATATGTCTGATTTTCCAGAACTGAGTATAGTTCATTTAAATATTCAAGTGTATTGACATGAGCACTTAATGCTTCGTTGTTAACAGGGAGTACACCTATGAGTATAACTTTAGTATCTGCATAAGCAGACTTAATTATATTCGCTAATAACGGTGCTGTTCCTGAACCGGTTCCACCGCCAGTAGAACTAACTATAAAAATTATATCCATATCATTTAAAAACTTATTAGTTTCATCACTCGAAAGAACCTTCATTATAGACTCTTTCAAATAACTTTTTGCAAGAGATCTGTTCTTTCCAGCACCCTGAGAAAGTCCTTTCGTGCTCGAAATAAGTTTCTTAGGAACTGAATCAGGAACCGTCTCCAAATCTTTTTCGCTACTGTTTATTGCCAACACAGGTATCTTTAATTCATTCATAGCAAGCGTAGCTATCTGATTTCCTGTATTACCGATACCAATTACTCCAACTTGTAACATTTATTACTCTCCTTTCAGTTTATGCTCCATAAACTCTGTAAATTATATTTAAGTCTTTTGAAAGCGTCAAATATTCTACAGGAATATTAAGTTTTGAGAACAACATAACGTCTTCAAAATCTCCATCATTATCTATAGAGCCCTCATAATTAGTTATATATCTTCCTGAGAATAGTGCTATTGTATTTACACGAGCTCTATCCTCTTGACCTATTGCAGCAAACCATTCCTTAGCGTCTTTCTTACTTATCTTAAGAATAATTTCTGTAAAGGTTTCTACATTATTTAAGCTCTTTGTATTGATGAGAAAGTCTTCTTCAGACACTAAGTTATCATTATTAGTCTCTTCAAATTCATCATCTTCAGACAATTTCCACATATGCTTTATAACAGGTGGATTCTCAAATGTCTTAAGATAGTATGAAATAATACCATTTCCATCAATTACTTTACCAAAATACTTAGGTCTTTCGCCAGTAAGTGCTAATTGAGTATTACTATATCTAAATGGAACCATAGTGCCTTGTATGGGCTGCATAGTTTCATCTTCAGATGCTATAGTACTATCAATTGAAAACTCCCTATAGTTAACAGGATATACTGTTATATCATTTTCTGCTGTACCTGTAACGCCTATTCCAAAAAGCTGAACAACATGCCCATTCCTATATGGAATAAGTTTTTTGGGTTTACCTGATATATAACTATCGGGCGTGATATAAGTACATTCAGTATCATTAAGAGTAAGTATTTGAGAATTAGGGGGTCCAACTGGATTATCATATGTTCCAAAATGAGATAAACCATCGTTAGTCTCATCTGTCACATCATGTAATGTTGGTATCGCTATATCACCTTTGATACCAAATAACTGTTCCATTACATACTGAACTCCGCCCCAGGGAACCATATTAGTAGAAACTGTAAATGGTGCGCCGGGAGCAAATGTTGATTTCCCTTTGGGATTGTTTATTACCTCACCATTACTAACGAGAACTTCTGTTTTTCTCCATAATGTAGGGTCTCGTTTCATTTCATCAGGAAAATCCGGCATAGGAATTCTCCTGGGCTTATCACTAATATTAAGCTTATCAGATATAATCTTATCCATTAACTTTATCCTCCATTCTAATTTGGAAATTACTTATATTGTTTTTATGGTCTTGGAATATTATGTGTAATATCAATACCATATCTATTAGCTATCCATTTACTATTTTCTTTTAATTCAGCATTATTATGATTTGTATTTGCTATAGCAACCATTAATAATTGCATATCACATAAATAATATGAGAATCCATCCTTAACATCAGGGAATCCTTGACCAAAATTCTTATTAGGCATTATAGCAACATTAAAATCTGCGGTACTTCCATCATCAAAAGCTCCATTTTCAGCAAATGTATGGTCTAAGCATCTCTCACCATCTATATATACTCGTACAGTATTTTTGGTTTGAGCTACTCCAATAACATGCCATTCTCTCGCATCCTTAGGAGTTATTATATCTATAAAATAATTACCTCTCTTAATTCTACTACTAGTTGGAACATACTCTCTTATACACATATTGGTCGAACCTACACCGGTGTATATATCAACCAATGGTGTATTCAAGAAGCGTATACTAGGACCTTCCCTATATTCTGATGAACCTATGATATCACCATGCTCAGAATGGAATCTTGCCACATTTTCAATAGCAACTGGGAAACCGATTACGTCAGCAATTCCAGTTGACCTGCAAACCATGTATATTGTATATTCATAACTATCAGGTATTACTAAATGAGAATCTCCTGAAAATCTAGGTATTAATCCTTTATAATTATTACCATTGCTAAAATAATCAGTGTTTGCATATTGTAAATTATAGAAATGATCGTTAGTTAAACCTGGTACATTTGCAGCTAACGTTAATGTAGATGCTGGCGAATCAACTAACTGAGATGCTTGAACTGTTTTAATATTATTTACTCCAGAAATGACTTCAATTGGTGATGATATATCATACCAACCAACAATTCCACGTTTAGATGGTAATGTTGTAATATTATCAGGATCGGTAAACCATGGTTCGGCTATACGATCATGCATCCGTAACATTTCATTCATATTCATACTATCAAATGTATACATTCTGTCGTAGAAACTAAAGTTCATAGTCTCTCTAGGAACAATAGTTTTTTCAATATATGAAACTTCATCTATCATTCTTAAATAGTTTTCAGGTTTAAAATCACATACAAATAGAATATCTAAACCTACAAAATCTACAGTGAATGATTTTGCATACTCAATAAATTTGATAAGCAAATCTTGTAATAGAACTGCACTATTATTTAATAAATGATCAAAGTTTACATCTACAATTATTCGTTTAAGTTCAAAAATTATGTGGTTGATATAGAAATATAGCAATGATGACAAATAACTAGTATTCTTATTCTCACCGTCAGTTGTGTTTTTGAGATTATCATAAGGAATATCTATAAGACCTTCATCAACTTTCGATAAGAATCTTTCTTTAATACTAGCATCAGTATCATTCTCTTCTATAGCAAATATTTCAACACGTTCTCCTACTCGAATTGATGGAATGTGCTCAACCACAATACTATGTGCAATCTTATGCGTTACTGAAGGATTATTATCAGAACTTAAGTCATTATCATCAACAACTAATATTGAATTCGGATAGTTGTCAGGATTATCATCCGACGGAATATAACTACGTATATACGTTGGAAACGTCCTATTTGATAAGAACTTTTTATATTCCTCATCTAAATCAACATGAAAGATAGCTGAATACAATGCAATATTTTGATAATATAGATACTCGAATATATTTCTTGCTGTTCTATATCTCGTGGTATGAAGATTCCTATCAACATATGATATCTGGAAAACATTCCGCATTTCCTTTGCATAAAATGCAGCTTTATAAAATGCTTTTAATGCTTCATATCTTTCATGATCATTTTCATCTACCATCTTAGCATTAATAAATTCATAAAGATTTCTTATATTTCTATATATAAGATTGAATGTTTCAATTTTTTCAGCACGAGTTTTCTCACTACTAAATGAAAGAACGGAAAGATATTTTTCAAATGTATCTACATCAATATCATGATGATCTATTTGGATTTCTTTAAGCTCACCACGTTTAAGCATATTCTCAACCTTAAACGCGTCTACATTCCTTTGAACAACTGTCTCTTTGTTTTCTGAAACGTATTCGTATAATCTAACATCAAAGATATCTTGACGTACATCGGATTTGTGGACCATCGTTTCAGGATCAAAGTTTTTAAAGTTATCAGGAACAACTTGTTTCGTTTTAGCATTACCATAAGTATTACGTTTATATGTTTTGATAGCACCCGAATATAAAGTATAATACGGGGGATTGTCATATACGTAATAATTAGGTTGATATATCTCGTAATAATCTTCTTCAATAATTTCGCGATTATTCATATCAACAGGAGGAGTTGCACCAGTCCTCATGCAATAATCAAGAATATATTGTTGTTTTTCTTCAAACGTTGTATCATCAACTATATAACCTTTCACTCTTTTACTAAGAGCGCGTTTAACTCTTTCTACTAATGCATCAGATTTACTTTCACCATTGATATCTTTTTTAAAGAAATCAAAATCAAAAGCAAATGAATCATATTCTCCAACATGATTACTTGCTCCCATATTATTGAGATAATCTAATACATTTACAATATCAGATGGTACTGTAATAATCTCACCTTTAAGACGATGTACACTACTCATCATAGCAAGAAGTAATATTATCGCATCAAAGATAGATACTGACGCGCCTGACATAATTCTTGAAAGATTCACACTTATCTCTCTAAGTTCTTTCCTATAATATAATAATGCTTTGAGAAGAACTATATTCTCAAACATTACTTCAGTCATTTTATATGACATTGTAAGTCCAAGATACTTACTTTCAACAAAATTATACTCAGATTTATTCTTCATATCAACAACATGTTGATCTTCCCACCAATAAGGGTCACCAGATGTTACGCTGTGATAATCAACCTTATTTACTGATGTATTAAAAGTTCGTATAAAATCTTTTTCTCTAAGTTCTTCTTTTTGAAAATAGATATCATACATTAAATCATAATCATCAACCGTTTCAAGTTTACCGGTATCATTATTGAATTTTTGTTTAGTACTAAATACCGGATTACCCCACGGGTCAAACTGATGTTGCTTCGCTAAATAATATTTATATACTTGGATATTCTTGAATCCTAATAAATGCGAAATATCATAAAATACTTTATCAGTAGCTTTATGAAGAATTATAAGATTCAAATTTTTAGCAATTATATTCTGAGTTTCAATATCGACATATATATCGTAAGGAATATCATATGCTTCATAAAGCATACGTATCGCATAAGGATCAAAGAAATTTCTTCTTATTTCAAACGGTATCTGTTGTACTATCAAATGCATCTCAGCCATTAACATGATACACATTGCGATGAAATTATCGTAATACGCAATAAACTCAGAAAAATTATATTGATATACTACGACGGTCATATAATCTCTGCACTCTTCATATATCGAAATAAACGCTTCATATATATTCGTATTGACAATATTTTTATCCAAGCGCAGAATTGAAAAATTTTTAGCTTTTCTAGCATTTGTTATACTTATTCTTCGAGAACCTAAAAAATTAAGATATTCTCTATTAACTCCATCACGTCTTTTTTCTTCAATAGAAATTTTTTCCCATCCAATTCCAGTTGACATAATATGGTCACCGGGAATTAAATTCATACCAGCAAATGTAGTAGCAATCGACACTGAATAATATATATTGATATTATCCCCATATCCTGTTATTGGATTATTATCATCAGATATTCTTATAACATTTGAAAAATTAGTAACTCCAGAGTTTTTAGAAATTCTCCGTTTTGCTTTATCTGTAAGAGCCACAGCGGGACCAGATAGAGCACCTCCGTATATAAGTATTTTATTAGGGTCTTCTATTTCTTCACCCGTGTCAGGATTTATAGTAATGCCAAACATTTTAGGATTTTTTTTTAATTTTTCAATAAAACCAATACCTTCTAATTTAGACATTATCTGATCTCCCATATCAGGAAAATCAGGATCTAAATTATTATAATGGTCTTGAATTTCATGAATAGGATAAACTGAATTAGTCACTGTGTTCAAATCCATATCTCCAAGATTTGTTAATAACTTAACAGTTTTACCAGCATATCGTGTATGAAGATTTTCAATAGGTACGAACCTTCCATCTTCAATTATATATTTATATGCATAATCTGTATAATCAGTACGATATTTAGCATAATTACTAAGCAACATATTAAATTCATCCATATCTTCAGGTATTGTTAATTCTTCAAAGGTCATTCTCTCAAGATCGGATTCTCTCAAAAACGGAGTATCGAATATTAAATCTTCAAAAGGTATACCACATTGAACTGCTATCATACCCGGGACATAATCAAAAAACTCAGGATTAGTGTTTAGCTCAGGTAATCCATTCAATGTTCTATAGTACTTATTTTTTTCTACATAATTTTCAATTATTTCTTTACGGCGAAGTTCTACTAAATCATGTCTATAACTAGTTCCTTCACCAGTTTCAGCATTATAATTATCAAACGGAATATTTGATTTATCCGCAACACATTTTTTTCTCATATTATAATCATATATACCAACTTCAACTAATTCATCATCAGTGAATTCAGCATATGTATCAAATGTATCAGTCTTTTCTATAGCATCCATATATGATTCAGCATCTCTTCGTTCCTCTTCAGTTTCACATGCTATAGCTTTAGATGTGTATTTAATAACTATATTATTTAATATCTTTAGAAATTCATTATATAAATTTGCCATTGGATTTAAATAATCTAAACTCATTTTTTTTTCATCTCCCTAGAGTAATAAAAAGGTTTATTAAAGAATTGTCAACGGTATTTTACTTTTTTGTGGACTTACAAATTTATAAATAAAATTTATAAGTGAGAGGAGAATTTTAATGCCTAAATCTTTACCTGATATTATATATAGTAAAACACCCAATAATATAATAATTGATTCTCATAATTCATTTTATAATATTCCTTATTATAAAAATATTGATTATTTCGCTAATTATGAAAGCTATGTTAGATTCATAAAAGGATGTGAAAGATTAGTAAGACAAAATGATAGGTATAATAAATATATAAGATATTTAAAAAAAGAAATCAAACTAGACCATTGTCAAGTTCTTAAAAATATAAGTGATGAAGATGCGGATATTGAAATGCATCATGGACCAATATTTAATTTGTTTGATTATTGTGCAATAATATTAGAATATTTTATATTAAAAAAATGGAAAATAAGTACAGCAAGAATCGCAGATATGGTTTTAGACGAACACCAAAAAAATAGAATACAGATTGTAATGGTCAGTTCTTCAATTCATGAACAAATACATGCTGGTAATATATTTATAAATTATAGACAAGCTTATGGTAACTTAGAAGAATTTATTGATAAATATGCAGATGCTATTAGTGATGAATATAGAGAGCAATTAAATAGGTATATTGATAGATCATTACTATATGATTCAAATGATTTTGGTGTACTTGAATTAAATAAAAAATTAATGTAAAAAAAAGCTGTGGCGTTAGAAATAACGCCACAGCTTGATTTTTTACTTAATCGGGTGTACTACCCGCACAGGTATGTACTGGACAGAGCCTTCTTCTACCTCAGCACAAATGTTGATCTTTCCGGATAAATCTCCGATATTGGAGATCACCTCCTTTTCTGAATAATATTTCATGGTATACGGGTATTTTACACGTATGTAATCTAATACTCCCGGGAATGACACCCGGTCTAAATCCCGAGGATTTATCTGAATGATTTCTGCAGTCATCCCGTCTGAGAGTAATCGTTGTTCTTCAGTCGGACGAGTTATCGCTCGTCCTATACCGAAAACTAACAGTCCTATCAATACTGTTAATAACAATATTGATATGACTTTTACTCTCATTTTAATTTTTCGGTATAGGACTAATTTCTTGCGATATTGTTTTTCTATCGCAAGAAACTCGATTATATGTAAAGCTTCTATACCTCTGTCCAAGCATTTATTGAAGTATTCTTTATACTTCTCGTAATACCTGGCATAATTTTCGTTGCCGTAAGATAAATCATTTCTTACGGCAATTTCCACTTGTCGCATCGCATCACGATGCCTCCTCTCAGTAGATGAATCTACAGATAGGAAATAGAGGTGAACCGCTCGAATCACCTCCTCATTAGTGTGTCTCCGATACAAATCTTCGTCCATATCGTAGAGCACGACAAATTTGTCTTTTGATGTCAGCGCATCTTTTATGCGCCCAATTGATGGGGCGTATATAGATACCCTCCGGTCTTTATATTCAGCGGCTTCTGCTGTTCTAGCAGAGCCAATCTTATCTGCAATTTTAACAATTGCAGTCGACGACAACGAGGATGAGGACATTGTGGTAGCAGTGTTATTTTTTTCGATAATCTGATACATATAATCAGATCCTTTCTTTGAAAATTTATAATTCTATAAAGTCGACACCTTATGTCTTACTTTCCTCTATTAGGAATGCATAAGTAGACTTCATAATAATTACAATATAATGATGTATAATTCATTTTTCATCATTTACACATATATATAACCAATGAATTTTAAGGAGGTTATCATATGAATTTTTTACACGATAGTAAATTTATAGATATCATGATATTAATATTATCTACTCTGGGAGTAGTCACAATTATGTTTGGGTTTGTAGTCATAATGACTTTACTTAATCAAATGAGAATAAGATTAAAGCAAAAGACGCTCGTTGAATATAATCAATTATTACAACCTAAAAATTTATTAACTACTGATAAACAAATTGAAGTAACGAATAATATGTTGATATTTATAAGTAAATTAATAGAGATTGAGTGTAATAATACCATGAAAACTAATATAGTCTTAAATCAGAAATACGAATTTACAAATGCTACGGAAGATATAAAAAATATATCCACCACAGTATACGAAGGTTTAAATCCAGATAATGTATTTGGTAATCCGAATATTCTTCTTAAAGATGAATACCTAATGAAATATATTTCACAACAAACTACAATTGAGCTAATAGGTCAAGCATTAAGGTTAAATGAAGCGAAAAGGAATGAGATGCCAGTTGCTAGCACGGGGTGAAATAAATAATCAGACATGGACACTATAAATGTTTCCATGTCTGATTATTTGTCGTTTATTTAATATTCCATAACTGATTGTGTATTGCTTTAGCTACCTTAGCATCAAACAGAGCATTATGCTGAGTACCTTCGGGCATGGTAGCACCCATATCTTTAACAGCCTTATCTCTATCAATATCAAATGCAGCTCTTATAGGAACCAATCCAATTGGTTCCTTCGGATTGACAAATACATATGATGACATATTCTGGTTTATATCATATAAACACGGTGAAATATATTCAGGTAAATCAAGTGCTGTTTTATTGGGGTCGTTAAGAAGTAAGTCAATTAATAATACGAAATCATAATGACCTACATCTGCAACAAACTGAACTGTAACTTTTCCCTCGGCGAGAATCTTAACCCACTCATTAAGTGCTGCACTTATTTCAGACCTGTTTCCAGTAATTCTCCAATCATTTCCATCTGTAACATTTTCAGTGGGAGTATCCAGATAAGGAATTACATTTTCTTTCAACCAATCAGTAATCTTATTATCATCATAATCGTTAAATACTGCATAGAATGATCTACCAATATTATCAACTAATCCTATAGAAATAGGATCAGCATTACGATTTAACCCAGTAAACTCCATATCAAAATATATGTAACAATCAGGTTGACCTAAAGTTGCTGGAAATAAGTAGTCAGAAAGGTCTTCCCCAGCGTCTCCATCATCTGGTTCAGGAATGTAAGGGTCAACAGCCGCAACCCCATTTTCATAATGTTTTCCAGAAATACTAATTGAGTGGTTTGTATTACTTATTTCTATTTCACCTTCGTTTTTATTTTTTAATATACTATGATTGATAGTAACCTCCGTGGGTTCGGGAATTACTTCAGCTTTAATCTCATTTCCATTTTCATCAACTAAATTAAACTGCTTCATAATCATTAATTCCTTTCATAATGGTATTTTGATTAATTTTAATAATATATTAAAATAATTATATGAAATATCTAATGACATTTTATCCTCATCCCAATATTCCATATAAATATTATCATCATTAAAAACGGTAAAATTAGATTCGTGATTAAAATTTCTATAATAACCAACGTCTAATTCCCTATTTTTATACTTATCTATAAAATGACGTAAAAATATAATTACATCTTTATTATCACTTGTTTCCATCTTTTTAAAATATAAATTAATGAATTTTATTAAATAATCAGAATGAAGCTGAACTTTATCATTTCCTATACCTTTTACCGAAAGCTCGGTGGGATTATAATAAAATTCAACTTTTTTATTTAATCTGATATATGAACTATATTCATGTTTAGGTCTAAATTCTATATAATCGCCAAACTTTGTAGTCTTACAATATTTAGTAGCGAATATAGCATCTTTCTTTATAGAAATGATATCATCATCTGATAAGTCATTGATTTCAAAGAATCTTCTTCTAGCATTCTTAAATGCTTCTTTTAATCCTGACTTTAGGTTATCATTCTTTATTTGTATTTTTCCTATTTTTATTTTTCGTTGGTCTTTACCCATCTTTTTTAATTCTTCTATAGTTTTATCATCTAATAAATGATATTCTTTTATGAGAGAAAAACCTGCTTCTCTCATATCGTATTCAATAATCTCTTTATTGAATAAATAAAATATATTATCATTTATATATAGATCTTTTTCCCATATCTTCGAATTCATTTTAAAGTAACTATCCTTTCATTTTTTATTAAAAAAATGTGTAACGATTTATAAATCGTTACACATTTTATTTATCGTAAAAACAACTCAAATACTTCATCCATCTCACTATTATCCATACCGTTATAATACAGATTACGTTCAATCAGGATTTTTCTTTTCTCTTTTTTGCTTTTACTTTTAAAATCAGACATTATAAGTTTCCGTCCTTTTTCAGTCTTCATGTTTTCTGCTGTCTGGTTATTCTTAAAATACTTTTCCCAAGCTTTAATTTTTCTTCGGCATTTTACTTCATTAACCTTAATAGGTTCATTATCTTTCTTTATAAAGTTTTTATAATATTCTTTATAATTATACACGGGATATTTAAATTTATCCTCAATAAATTCTGCAATATATTGCAGATGTCTGAGTTTCCATTCATTCTGTGTACAAATAAAAACTATTGTAAAATTCTTTTCAAGAGATAATAATACTAAGGAACTTAGTAAACCTATATTATTTTTTGTCAGAAAATCCATGTAGGCTTCTTTTTTATCCTCTTCAGTATTTTTTATCATAACTTCAGACGGTGGATATAAAGAGTTATATGCATACAGAATATTTTTTACACTCTCTCTTTTTCTAATCCTGGACGAAACTATAATGTATTGTGTGTTCAAGATATCTTTATCTCGTTCATGAACGAGATAAAGATCTTGAAGCATTTTCGAATTCATAATGAATATCATTATGATCATCCTTTACGATTTAGACCTGACAGGAAAATCGGTAGGAAGTTCATCGTCATCATCTGATGAAGAAGTAGCAATATTCAATTCCATATCATCAGTTATATCAACGATTTCTTCTGAATCAGATTCGTCTTCTTCTTCCCCTTCATCGTTGTCTGATTCATCACCTTCGGTGTCTTCCTCTTCCTCTTCTGAGTCATCATCGTCATCTGATTCATCTTCATACTCTTCTGCATCATCTTCCGTGTCTTCTTCTTCCTCTTCTTCGTCATCATTCTCTAACTGATACTCACCAATACTATTTGGTATAAATACCGGTATAGTATTATCATCGTCATCTTCGTACAAATCCATTTCCTGGAAGTAGCAAATGCTAGTTGCTAAATCATGTGCGTCCGACTTCATTTCCAGATTAGTAAACGCCAATAATTTAGCAACATCAGTTGGCGTATTGGTGTTTTCATCGTAGATAACTGTTTCGGGATCATTATCAATCATATCGAGTAACTGTCTTGTTATATTATCAATACTAAATCTGGTATCCAGATAATTAACCCATGCAGCAACATATTCTTTAGACTTAGCATCAGAAGACATCTTGAATACATTAGATATCTTATTCCCCTCAACAGCTAATACCGCAAGGAATCTTAATAACTGTCCAATCCCCATTTTATAATAATTAGGAATCGTGTCCATTATATTATCTTCTACTATGGTAGGAATATACCATATAGCAAAATAATCACTATCATCAGACTCCAATATTAAGAATCTATTAGGATTTATATCCTGATACTTCCTAAACTTCTTCAGGAAATCATCTCTACCTATCACCAGAGTCGGATGAGTCGACGCTATTATATACCTGAATAAAGTATATCGATAGTCATGAAATTCATCAGATGTTAACTTAGTAGTATCTATCGTTATCTTATAATCTTCCAAATCATTCATATCTATAGAATGAGGACTAATAGAGTCGTTAATTATAACTCTATTCATTCCAGGTATAAACACTACTCTGGGTGATAACAACAGATTCTTATCATTCTTCTGTACACGTGTATTATAATGAGACGGCCTGTTAGTCATACGATTTTCTACTGTCTTAGCAGTCATTACATGATTAACAGATTTATCAGACGTACTCGTCTCGGTTAAATTATCAGCAGGGTTTTCATCATTAGAACCGTTCAGATTTGCCATAGCTCTCATGGCTCTCTCTTTAGCTTCCTGCTTCCGCTGATTAATAATCAGATAAGAAGGTAAATCATCATCATCACGACGAATACGCTTATCCTTCTTATTCTTGTTAAAATTCTTCTTACCCTCGAACTTGTCTTTATCCTTGTCCTTATCATTTTTATCATTTTTCTTACGCTCTTTAGCCTTTTCCAACCGAGCGATATTATCGAAAAACGTAGACTCAGAGTCAGCAGCCCAGGTAACCTTATCCTTGCATTTCTTATTCTTTCCCATTTTAATATACCTCCTATAAAATTTTTTATATGGGACACATAAATGATATATAATAAAAGGTGTGATTAATATTTTTCTAAATTAATCACACCCTAAATTATTTACATTTTACCTTTCATAATCTTACGGTATTCTTTATACGATATACCGTTTAATTCTTCAAATCGTTCGTTAAAATTGTCTTTCTCAGCTTTCTTTTCTAACTTTTCTTTATCTTTCTTTTTCGTCTTAGTGTCATGAGATATTTCAAACTCGGGATTTATTTCAACTTCCTGAACTGAACTTGTTAAATTATATCCTTTCGTTCTAATATCTCCAATCTCTTTTTCTTGTGCCGCTCGCGTTACCTTCTTTCTAATTTCGCCAAACGTATATACCCTACCACAATTCGGGCATTTTAGTTTAACAAAATCTTTATCATATCGTACTAATGTAGAATTGTCACACGAGCATACAAATAACTTATACGTTATATCATAAATATACGCAAAATCAAGTATGCATATTTCATTATTTGATCTAATTCCCCAGTTAGTATAATTCTTAGAGGTTACGCCAACATCTCCAAGGAGAAACTGATTCGAGATATACCCAAGTATTTCTCTCATATCATCCTGACGTGTATGAAAATCATCGAGAGTAAACAACGATACATATTCACACACTTCAACTAAACCACCAGGCATACATTCATATACCTTTACAACATACGGTTGAAGTATTGTCGTATACAAAAACTCTCGACGATTATCAATCATACCATCCGAATCCAGTGCTATTTTAACAGCATATCCATCTATTAAAACAGCCATTCGATTCGTCCCAGAACCGAGTGGAGTATACGGAACATTAAACTCAGTCAATAGCTTCTTTATCTGAGTTGCCCTTTGATTATTATCCCACTCAAATGTTCTTGTTACTTCAATTATTTTAATATATAAATCATCATTAAAATACTGAAGTATCATACTTCTTTGAATCTTTTTACTCATCATTATCGCTCCCTGTAATCGAGTCCCATGACCAATCTAAAGATTCTTCTTTATAATCACGAAACTCCATATCTGATTTTCCAACAGTATGCAGTAAGATAATATCAGTTTTCTCTTTTATATCTTTCTTATACTGTTTAACCGATTTTTTAAATTTATCTTTTTCAATCATCACCCCCTTTCTTCTTATTTTTCTTTTTCTTTTTCTTACGAATAGCTAATGCTCCAGTAGTACGCTCAAGCCTTTTAGTTGTACTATCAAGTTTCGCTTTAAGTTTTCTACAACGCTTTTCATCAGCCTTTCGTATCTTCTTTAATTTCTTAGTCTCGTCACGATTGGTCGCAAATGCCATTATATTCCAACCGCTATCGCTAAGCATATCCTTAAGTTCTATTTCTTCGATTTCTTCAATCGATAACATCTTTCCATGATAATTGAACTTAATTTGTGTACGCTCATAATCATCTAACTCCGCAATATATTTATCAACACTTCCTCCTTTATACTTCGGAATTTTATCAGAATTTCCTCTACGATAACCTCTCGCCATGTCATACTGCTGAATCTTGCTGATATCAGTTACTGACATATCATAGATTAATCTATCCATATTAGATTTCTCAGATGACTGACGCTTTATCGCTTTAGCTGCCGATACTATTTCAGGAGAATTACGAACTAATGCCGCATTCTTTTTCTTAGATAATCCTTCGACAACCCAGCATTCTTCAGGATTAACATACTCCTCACGATCACTTCTAATCGTATCAGTGAGATCCTTCAATTCTTCAGGTGTGAACAAAGTATTTCTAATATGCTCTTTACTAGCAATCGTCGTTACATTGTTCGAGCTCATCATCAGCTCTTTAGGATCTTTATCTGACAAAATAAACTCTGTCAAATATTCTGCGGATAACGTCTTTCGATTCTTTCCTTTATACTTAGGAAACGATAAACCAAATATTTTTACTTCACCTTTCATCACCATTTTCTTAAATTCTTGAGGATCATACAAACCATTATTTTCAGCAATTACATCAATACAATGTAGAATCTGACGCATAGCTATAACATATTCGTCTATCTTTCTAATAGTATGACGCATTTTTCTTATCGGTTTGAAGACCTCATAATACTGATTCTTCTTCTTCCTTTCTTCTTCGGTCAAATGATACTCATCCCCGAAATCATGCGTTACCACACAATCGTAAGCTTTTAAATAAGCCTCTCGCTGTGTCTCAGAGATATGCACTGCTTTAATCTTAGGCATATTCTCCAGTGTGACTTGAAGTTTCTCTCCTTGGAGTTCTTCATCTTCACGGGGTCTTTCACTACCATTATCACCAAATACTAATTTTACCATGTATAATTACTCCTTTCACTTAATAATTTTAGTACATGACTTCAAAAAATAATATATAAATAATGAGTAAATCTCTATGAAAGTTATTATGAGGTTTTAATATTTATATTTTTTAAATCATAACAAAGAAATAAGTGAGAAATTTATAACGCTTACGAATCACGTCCGTTTAAAAAATGAAGATTAGTTCAATTACGAACTAATCTTCATTTTTTTATACAGCTTGAGAATTGGCATTCTCAAGTTTAGTAACATCATCAAATCCTTTAACATCAATATATGTGAATTCTTTACGAATTGCATCAAATGAATCAGCAGTAAGATTTTTAGTCATATCTATTTTCTTCTGAAGCTTATCGTACAATTCATCCGAAATATACGGTTCATATTCTTCAAGAAATTTAGAATATTCACCATACACCATATTCAATGGAATTAGAATTTTATTTGAATTATGAACAACTTCATGCATGGTCTTAGACAAAGGGACTAGCCCAACTTTATTTTCATAATGAAGTTCGAGTACTTCATCGGCTATTAGTAAAGCATTCAATTCTGTTCCATTATCCAAATACTTTTCAATTATCACATCCACATAGTCTTGCAATGTAAATGGTTCATGATGTAATTCAATAGATACTTTTCCACGGGTTGTCTTTTCTCCATTTATATTCTGAAAGAATGTGCACTTATTTAAATCCATATTTTCTTTCAGAAATTGAATATAATCCCTGTATTCTGTAGAACCTCTGATGATTTTTTTAATTTGCTCAATAAACTTTTGTCTATCTTTCCCCGTTTCAATATTAACATGATACTCCATATTTTCAGGAGTATCAATATTCATAATTTTAACATAGTCTGATATAGATTTTTTCTTCATTTGAACCATCTCCTTTATTTGAATGTATCTCCATATAACTTTATAAAAATTTCAACTTCATCAATTTCAATTTCAGGAGCAGAATAATCGTCATCTTCTTCATCTATAATATCCATGAGTCTGATATCTTGATTATATACTTTAAATGACACGTTATATTGTAAAATTCTCAATGCTTCTCTTATTTCATTATTAAATATATACGGATTTGCTAATACACATTCAGTAACATCTATCCACCATGATTCATCCATAATTAATAGCATCGGTTCATTACAACTAACATACTCATTTTGAGTTAACAATATTGGAATTTTCTTAATCACTTGCTTATTAGTATTCTTATTACTAGAAGTAACTAATTTTTGAATTTTAAGATCTGACCCTCTATTATTAATGGCAAACTGAGCGTACTCTTCACGAGAAAGACCTTTATCTACTATCTTAATAAATAAATCTTTTCTTCTTTCTTTCTCAAACTTTTTTGCAAGGTTCTTATCGTTTGTAAATGCATATAACGGGTACTTGTCCGTTATATGCATTTCATCTGTATCCGCATCTTCTGATGGGATTTTATAAAATTTAAATAGTTTCATAAGCGTCACATATCCTTTCAATATTATACGTATTTCCAAATTCGTGAAAATATAAATTTACTGTATTTATTTCATATACACCGAATGGCGCATCTTCAATTTCATACATCCATTCTATAATGTCACGTGACGGAATCGTGTTTGTTAATATGTCATATAATGTATCATTTAATAAATTAAACTGAATTTTATCCATCACATCTATTAATTTTCTACCAATCTTGGAAAGTATAACAGGTGCATCATAAAATACTAAATCAAATTCCTTTTCAGTTGACAAAATCTTTAAGTTTTTACTTACAGATTTATTTCCTTGAAAAGTTTGATATTTGTATTCATGGTAGGATAATTCATAATCTCCATATTTATCACAGATATCATTATAATCATCATCAGATATATTTGATGTTGTAACATAAAACAAATCATGAATTCGAGATTCCATAAATTTTTTTGCAATTTTCTTTTTGTTAGTAAATGCATATAAATAAATATTATCATCACCTATATCTCTAGGACTAAAGTCTGATATAGCCGGATAATCTTTATTATTAACATTTACTCCATGAATAAATATACGATATAATTTCATTTTAACCTCCATAAAGTAGTTCTTTATAAATTATCATAAATATACCTAATTTATTTTCAAATAAATCAAAGTATTTATTATTAAATACTGTAAGATTATAACCACGATTATAAAAAGCCAGTTCAGTACGTTCTTCACGTTCACCATCAGTAAACGCACTTGGATCTCCGCCTAAATATCCGTCATATTCACTAGTATAATTTAAGATATCAAGAGCATCAGTTATCTCATCATTCAATGGATAATAATCAACTACAAAGTATTTACCACTATCAAGTATGAAAGTATAAATAGTTGCATCGTCATCCATTATAGATTTTTCATGCAACGTTAGTGGAACGATTTTATACTTTTCTGAATCCTGATTTACAATCAATTTACGATACTTAATTCTCCATAGTTTAAAATTTTCTTTGTACATTTTATAATCATCCGAACTTACCTCTTCGCGAGTATATCTATAATATTTACACTCACATCGCCAATTTTTAAAATCTGACATTATCTTCTTATCATTTGTCCATCCATATAACCCGTAAAACCTATCAGTGTTTTTATCATATTCTAAATACGAACCCTCGTCAGGTAATAACATTTTAAAATCAAATGTTACAATCTTAGCGGGTACTGAAATGTATACTTTATAAATAGTCATTATTCATTCAGAACCTTTCACAATAAAATTTTTATATATGTCATAGAATAAAGCGAACCCATCCATTGAGTAATCGTATTGATACATTGGATCCACTCCCTCAGGATCATTATAGAAATTATAATGATAATCATAATCAATAATTTTAAGAGCTTTCATTATTTCATCATTAAATATATCCGGTCTTACTTTTGATGCCATCGCGGGTAACTCATAATACATTAACGCATCATATTTATTAATGATTGACATTCTCTCAAGCTCAGTTACAACTATCATCACCTCTACTGATTTACACGGATTATTAACATCTCGTGTAGTAGTATCAAACACTGTTAATTCACCTTTAGGATAATCTTTATACAAGCTCATGAGTTCACTGTGAGTTAAGTATGTCTTAACTTTCTTAAATAATCTAGCATCTCTAAATTTTTCAAATTCAGTTGCTAATAATTTATCGTCAGTGTATGCATATACCTCTGGCTCCTTATCATCATTCATTAAATAAAATATATAAACTTTATTTAATCCATCTTTGGTAGTCATCTAACCATTCCTTTCTCATAATACCATCATATTTTTCTTTCTCAATACGTTTCTTAATTTTCTTGAGATGTTTTATACGTTTTAATTTTTCTTCTTCAGGTAAATAACATAGATAACTAGAATAATGAAGAATCGTATTTATGGCATATAAAACATTTCTTTTATCTTTATCAAATTTAGTCAATCTAAAAGAACCTCCCTTATTTTTATAAAAATAATATATAACTTTTTATCTAACTATTAATTTTTAACTGGACGTTCTAATAAATATTAATAACAAGAAAGGATGATAAATGTGAACGATTGCTTGAATAACTATACCAATATTTCAGATATTACTGAATACTTTGGTGAAAGTGATGAAAGCATTAAAAAATGTAATAAATGTCCTCACTTAGTATATGAGGATGGAACGATGTCATGTGATTATATTAACAATTCAGATGAAAAATAAAAAATGAGGTGCATTAAAAATGGTTGTCGATTATGTTACTCTTGTTAATATGGATATGCTTTATAATTTAATAGCATCTGGAAAATTAAGTAAAAATTATCAACATAATGCTGGAAATAACTTAAATAAAATATTATCTCATGTTCAAATTTCTTTTGGTATACACCACATAAACTTATTTGAATCATTTATCATGAAACTCTTTACAAATTCTGAATTAATAATTCGAAATAAATATAGTGATTTTGAATATAATAATGATTCAAAAAAAGAAATAAATTTAGCTGAAGATATGACTTCATTAGTAAATTCAATTAATGAAAATACTAAGATACCTAATATTAATAACTATTTCTTTCCAGTTAAATATGTATATGAAGATATTGAAGTTGTTTTATCAGGAACTCATCTTTTTTCAGTTTTTGGAAGTTTACCTGATATCTTTTTTAAAAAGGTATTTAAATTTAAAGAAGATACAGATTTTACAGAAACTATTCCTGATGAAGAGATTCTTAAAAATGAAATAATAAGTGAGTTTGTTACTAATTTCTATAAATATTATCAATCATATGTAAATTCAGTAGATATATTAACAGATTCATTTATATATAGTAAATATTTTTCTAAAGTAAAAACTACATCTGAAAATGTAACTCTTATGGATATTCATACTCCATATGCAAATATAGATTGTACCAAAAAAATGGAAGATAATAAAGCGGATATAAACCGTTGTCACTCATTATTTGATTATGAATATATTACACATGATTGTCAATATAAAAATACATTTGCTTATTTTACAATCAATTGTAATTTTTATACGTTCCTAGAGATGTTTATGGCATTACCTATTAGATTTTTTGTAGATTTTCAGGATGTTAAAACATTATTATCTAAAGATGCTGTTTTATTACTTCCTGAAAATCTTAATCAATATAAAATTAGATTAAATACTAAAATTAATGAGTTTGTTAAAATTAGAGATGAAATGGCTAGTAGTAAAACTGAACCGTTACGTAAGTTTTATTATATTATGCTTAATTCAGCATTTAAATTTAATATGAAACTTTCATTAGATGATATTACTTCTACAATACTTAAATATTTTTATACTATTGATAATAATAAAGATCTTATTAGTAATAATATATTTAATATTCTTAATCAGATTATTAATTCATCTAAAAAGATTTATAAAATGCTATCATCTACTAATAACTTAAATTAATTAATATTACAATAATAAAAAAGAAAAGAAATAGAAGTTGATTCTTCTATTTCTTTTCTTCTTACTTTTGAAAGGAGACTTTACAATGTATAATACTTATTTAATTAATAAAATGTTAGATAATATAGATTTTTTTTCTCTATATTATCTAAATTGGTTTTTTATTATATTTATTTTATTTATTCTTTTTATTTTTTTTTTCATCAATTTCTGTTCTATCTCCAGCTCCCTTTTCTGTTCTATTTCGTTTCCCCCCTACATTAGTTAAATGTTGTTAAATTATTTTTTATTATTTAATAGCAAATTTTATCTTAGATTATACATCATTTTTTTAGCTTTATGCTATATTATTTTTAATATAATATTACAAGGAGGAATTCTTTATGTCAAAATCAAAAAAGAAACAAGTGAGTGTTATAAGTGAAATAGACAAGACTCTCAACAACACTTATGACAACATAATGGAGGAGGTCCAAGATATGCAACTTCAGTTATATTTAGCTGAAGAAAAGGCTAGGAAGAAAGCACGGAAGAAAATTAAGCAAGATCCTAATTATTTTGGAACTTCAACTGAAAGGTTAGAAGCGAGACAGCAGATAATCCAGAAAATAGAGGGAGATAATCTTTTGGATAGAATTGAAAGATCGTTTAAAGATTTAGTGCCAGTCGTAGTTATAATTGCGAGATTGATAGCATCACTTATTTTATCGATTCTTTCATTTGAACCGATAAAGCTTCATATTAAACCTGAGACTTTATCTAAGTTCCAGTCTATATACGAAGCTGCACTTAAAATAGGTAAAAAATAATGTGGGCAGCATATGATATGATTAAGAAAGAAATTGTAGCATTTCATGATGAGAAACGTGTAGTGAAATGCTACATTTCTAATATAGAGAAAAATTATAAAGATATCTCTCTCTCGTTATTAAAGTTGCCTAATAAGAAATGTCGAAATCTTCAGAACTTTGATGATTTATATCTTGTAAGATATGCAGATACGTATGTTCAGAATAGATATTATGTATATCAAGAAATTCTTACAGGTGGATCTATATATGAGAATCGTCTAGTTAAAGAAATTTTAGAAAGATCTCTTGGTAGTTATGATTTTAGTAAAAAAGAATTAAAGACTATAATTAAAACTATAAAGATTTTTGATAAAATCTTAGCAGATGATATTTCATTTGTTATGTCATATGAAGATTTGAAAAAGTCTGAAATGGATTATTATCCTTATATCTATAATTTGAATAAGGATGAAATAAAAAATCAGGAGGAATAAAAAATGTCGAAAGCTAAAAAGAAAACTGAAAAGGAAAAGAACACCAAGAAAGTAGTTAACAAGAAGACCAAGAGCTTGGCTAACTTCAAGACCTTGTACAAGGTTAAGAAGAAGATTAAGAACTATAAGGTACTTGTTAACAAGTATATCTTCTTGGAAGATGTAATTACAACACGTGAAAACGTGAGGTATTGTAAGTTGGCTTACAATGAGCAGAATTATAAGACTAAGCTCATTAGTAAGAAAAAGTATGTTGTGAGTTTAAAGGGGTGTGAATCCGTAATAATAACGATTCCCTCTGCGATGGATGTGTCTTCAATTATGGAAAAGACTGGAGGTATAATAGTGAATTCTATGTACACCAAAAGTAACGCGATGGGAAACACCTTAAAAGGTATAAGAATGTCTTTTAAGAAATTTGAAAATCTTATCACTACTGATGAAGGTAAAGCTATTGTTAATTTTGCAACGGATATCGACCGACATGGAGTTTGCTTAATGAGTACTGATAATAGACCAATTGCGTATATTCTTGCATAAAAATATATGTAATAATTTAAAAAAAATCAGCTTATGCTCGTAATGAGTTATAGGCTGATTTTTTTAATAGTTTTTGTATACTTGAATAATTCTTCTGATGACAAATAAATAAAGATTTTCTAAAAGAAGGTGATTACATTGAAAAGCCTTGAAAGAGGAAGACTGCTTGCTAAAACTAATGGTGGATTTTATGATAAAAATCATATATGGAACGCATTGAAAGTCTTTCCTTTTGATAATCACGTGTATCGTGATAGAGTTGAAACAATTATAATTAGAGGAAATAAAGATGTATTTGTTAAGAGAAAGCCTGACGGTGAATATTTTCTACCAGGCGGATCTAAAGAAAAAGATATTCCCGATATAGTTCAAGCTGAAAATGAATGCCGAGAAGAAGCTAGAATAGTAATATCACATATTGAACCGACAGGAATTTCGTTAAAACATATAAACGAACAAAATGAAGATAATTATATGTGGGATGGAGCTGTAACAGATATATACGTTGCTCAGTATGAATCAATGTATAAAGGTAAAATAAAAGCTACTGATAAAGATCCCTTTATATTGAGTGGTAAATTTTATCCAGTAAAACAATGTCTATCATTTTTTAAAGATGAACATAGAGAAGCATTAATATGGTATTTGAAAAATTATTCAGGTGATGGGGTTGTAACAGAGTCTGTATATAAAGATGGACTTAATAAGTTTATTCACAATAATATTAAAACTCCTGAAGATTTATTATCATATATGAAATCCAATATTAAATATTCGAATTTTGATAAGTTAATGTCTCCGGAAGAAGTATATGAACAAAAGAAAGGTTCGTGTCATGACCAATCGAATTTTGTATTTTATGTATTTAATAAACTTCACCTGAAAAAAGGTCGTATGTTTATTATTGAAGTAAATGATAAAACAGGTCAGGGTGGGGAAACTCATTCATTCACATATTTTATACGAAAGAAGAATTACTATTGGTTTGAGTCTGCATGGGATTCTAATATAGGAATACATGGTCCATATAATTCTATATCCAGTATGAAAAAAGCTGTTGAAGATAAATGGAATAAAAAGAAAACTTATCCAACTTTATATTTTTCATCCGTTAAGGGAGTTAAAGAAGGTATGAGTTTACAAGAGTTTGTAGATGCTTGTTTAGACGATTATACAACTGAATCATCTACACAAAGGGATGCTAAAGTTTATTTTATATCTGATAAAAATATGAATGGTGAAACTTTACAACCTAAAATTCCAAGCAACTATTTTACACAAAATGGGTTTGAAGATAATTCTACTAAAAGAGTTTGTTTCTCTATGTCTATAGATGGAGCTTTAATGGGATTATCTAAAAATCTTAAGGATAAAGAATTATATGTTCATACTCCATTAGAGAACATTGATGTATACAAACCTAATACTGATGAAGTTCCCGATTGTAAAATTACTAAAGAGGTTTGGGTAAAAAAACCTATAAAGATAAAATGTATAGGTAAAATTAAAGTAAATAAAGCATCCAATAAAGATGGACATAAATTTACTTATGGTAATGATAAATCTGCGGAGTTATACGAATGGGATTGGGATTGGGACGAGAGTTTCAATACTAATAAATTATCACATGATGATACTGATGATTTTACAGGTTTATATATGCCTCAAAGAATAGCTGAAATTAGAAGGGAGATTGAAAATAAAGTGGATGTTACGGAAGCTGCATTAAGCTCAAAAGAAAGAAATAAATTAAAAGATTCAGATTTTGGAATTCCTGAATTACGCAAATATCCTTTAACTGATAAAGCTCATGTCATTTCAGCAATAAGATTTTTTAATCAAGCGCCTTCTAAGTATGAAAAAGAACTTGCTATAAATATTTTTAAGGCGATGAAAAAATATAATGTTTCTCGTTCAGTTATTGGAGAAAAAAATAAACTTAATACATATGCATCAGTATATCTTAAAAATGATGATAGTTATTCAGAAACAGAAATTTCGGGTTTTTTATCTGAATATATAAAAACTATGGATTCGTTAATTTCTAATTCTAATAAAGTTTTAAAATTTTATTTTACTCATTCAAATGATACTATAAATAAACTTAAATCATCTGAAGATTTAAGATATATTAATTTATATAAAAATATGATGATGACAGATTTTAAAGTATCTATCAAACTCTTTGATAGACTTAAAAATTCTAAAGCTAAAGAACCATTTGAAAAGAAAAAAAATGAGTTATATAAACTTAAATATGATATGGAATCGACATATAAATCATCGAAAGCAGTTGACACTAAGTTTTCATATATTGTAAATGATGATAATAATTCAACAACTGGTGTTATAAATGCATTAGGGAAATCACAATATATATCTGCCATCATGGATACTGTGATAAAACCCAGTATAAAAAATTTAGAAACATTACTTAACAAATGAACGTGAAAAACAAAAGAATAAGATATTTCCAAGAAAGGAATGATTAATAGTGATTAACGTTGATAAATATCTTGATAGTATTATTAATGAAGTTAGACGCAATTCTTCAGATAAATTTAATGAATCGGTTATGATGAGTGCTGTTACTACTGCAGCTGGTAAATCGGTTACTAATCAAATTAAATACCCAATAGATAGTGACGCTAAAAAAATCATAGTTAAAAAAGTTAAGTTAGAGATGAAGATTAAGAAGTTTAAGGAAAAGTATCCCGAATATAAGGATATGATAGTATCTATGAAAAAGGAACTTGATGAAGTTAATGGGTTTTATAAATCTATGATATCAGCCGCTAAAACCGATAAGGTTCGTGATATTATAAATGAATATGAAAACAAATGTCGTGTTGATTACGGTCCTAGAAGTGTTTATTTTGCAACTATAAAGCCACCCGCTGTTGCTAAGGAGAGTAAGAGAGATGAAATTATGGAAAGTAGTATTTCTGATTTTATTCTTGAAAATGGCACAACTATATTATCAAATATAGCTAATTTAGTTGTAGAAGATTCTGATGATGATAATGATGAATATTTATCGTCTGATGATACTGACTTAAATGAACCTTCAAATATAAAATCTGAAACTTCAGAACCTACTATAGATGAGAATTTTATTGCTAATATGCTTCCTCAGACGGGGTCTACTGAGGGATTAGGAGATCCTGAATCTGTAATAAAGGATGTGAAAACATTAGATGATTCTATTGAAGATAAAACTCAAACTGATCCGGATAATTATGAAGGCATTGAGTTACCTGATGATGTTGAAATAGAATCTGTACTCGATTACATCAATAATGATGAAATAGAATATAACTATACTACAGAAGATGTTATCAGGAGTCTTGCAGCTAAAGTTAAAACTCGTATAGTTCTTCCTGCTAAAATTAAAAAGGTAGCTTTAGATAAAGCAATTATTAAAAACAAAATTAAGTTTAAATCTAAATTTAATTTAGATGAAAAGACACTTGCTGAATTAAAGCGATCTTTAATTGAAAAAGAGAAGAAGCTGAGAGAGTTACAAAAAGAGCTTACTAATGATGAAGTAAAAGAACTTAATGCTTTTATTAAAACAACAGAAAAAGAATTGAATGATAAAAATAGAGAAAAGAACGAAAAGAAAGATAAAGAAAAGATTAAAAAAATAGGTAAAGATTTTGCGGAATATGAAAAGAATAAAGATGAAAAGAAAGAAGACAATAAGTCAACGAGTAAAACAGATAAAACTGCGCTTGAGAGCATGATATCTGAACTAGATGAGTTGCGTGATGGTAATAACGATTTAACTCCTGAATTACAAATTATTTCGTTATACGAATCTAAACTCGATGAAGCTATGAATGATAATAATATCGATGCTATAGTCGCATATACTAATAAAATTCGATATATCAAAAATCATATAAATGATGTAGCTCAAGAAATGGTAGCAACTGAATCTATTAATGAAGCTGCTAATATTGATAATGATATGAAACCCATTATCGAAGTATTAAATCAAAAAGGTTATAAGACCAAATACTCATCTGCAGGCCATCATGGTTTAAGGAAAAAAGAAGACGATAAAAGAGATGGGGTTTATTATAATAAACTTTATTCTGATGCTAGAATACAATTTGACCAGGATTATGATTTCCCTCCTGCTCCTAAGTATTGGTGTTGGAAAGAAGTTAATGGCTCTAAAGATTATCTGGATATAATTCCTGAACCTTACAGAGATTCTGATGGTACTCCTAACGAAGCTTTCACTAAGTGGAAGGGTAAGTATATGAGCACGTTAAAAACGTGGGTTGATAATTTACCTGATAAAAATAAGAGTGATAGTGAAGTTGTCACTGCTGATAGAAAAGGCAGAATGCAAGTTCAAGAGTCGTTAGAAGAAATGTATGATGATATGATGAGTAGCATTAATATGAATTATTTCAACGATTAATTAATAGATGTAGGGATTTACATAAATCCCTACATCTTTTTTATTGAAAAACCGACCCCAAAACATTGGTATAATATTTTTTATTTGAAAGGAGTGTTTTCTTTTGAGTTTATTTTTCGATGTTATAAATGGTAAACAGGAAGAAGAACTCATGACTGAAGTTGTTACAGATATTGATAGCGAAAATGATGTAATGATGGAAGCAGTTTACCCTGATAATGTACCATATTTAAAATTAATAAATAAAAAAATTACGTTACCTAAAGGTACTAATGGGAATAGAGGAAACCTTTGTTTTTTATATACCAATAATACAGATGAATCTCTTAATTTAATGACAAATACCATAAACTTTGTCAATGCAAATAAATATTTCTATTACTATTATAACCCGATGTATAGTGGTAAATTGTATGGAAAAACATTTAGAATACGTGAGCTTGATTTACGTAAAGAATTATATAAAAAGGTATTGTCAAAATCACAAAATAAAATTCATCCTTATATAAAACTTGCTATTGATGGTAAAGATGATAGGAATCTATACTATGATTTATCAAAGCATATGAATATCTTTTTAACACTGTGTGAAAAAATTTCACCAGTTAGAAAGATTAAAATGTACTGGGATTATTTAAGAAGTATATTATTTGCTCCTAATCTGACAGCATATCAAAATAGATTTGTTTTAATTGATGTTTCAAATTATCCTATGTATAAAAATTTGAAAGAGAATATGACAAATCCTGTCTTTATGCTATACTATACATTACTTAAATATCCTGATATGATTACAGCATTAAATATTGATTTCTATATGTTTACTGATAAAAAGAGCTTAAAGTTCAATCCATATAATTGTGATAAGAAAACATATACAATTTTCCGTAGAGAAATGAATAGACTATATTCAAATGTATCATTCTTTAATGACGCAGTTAATGAAGAGCAGATTAAGAAGGATGAAGCTGTTGAAAATACTATTGGTGAATTGAATAATAGTATTAATAATACTAAAAATAATACTATTATAACATCTTTAGATGAAGTTAAACAAGATGAATCTAAAGCAACATATAAACCATCGTCAAATAAGGTTGAAAGACCCACTGTTTCAAAATCTACTCTTGGTGATAGAAAAGTTATAACTGGTAGTGATAAAGTTTATAATGCAATTAGAGCAAAAGCTGTTGCGATAAGAAATGAAGTTGAGAAGATTGCTCCGGATGCATATACTAAGAGTTTAACATCCGATAATATAAAAACAGCAGTACAGACTAAATTGGAAAATGACATAGATTCTGATAAAGAATTATTAAATACAATTTATGATGAAGTGATTTCACCCGTTGTTCCTAAGAAGACTGCATCAACAGCAAGAGATGAAGAACTTAGGAAAGCGCAAGCTGATCTTAAAATAAAAGGAATGACAATCAAAGAAATTGAGAAAATTCAAGCTTCTCATATCCAAATACCTACTCACGATGTATCGGCATCTGTTAGAACAAGTAATAAAAATGTGACGCAACTGAAATTTGATAATTTTGATAAGGAATATAATGAAAAATTAATGCCGAAAGATATAACTGATGCAATTCTTTCATTAAATAATAAGTCTCTTCCCATGTTTGTTAGAGATATAAAAATTCAAGATTCGTCTGATGAGTTAAATTATAAAGATACATATACTATTTATCTTGAAGATACTAATAGAAAACGTCATACAATTAAGGTTGATATACCTAAATTTATAGAAGATAAATTTATTTATATAGGTGGCAATAGAAAAGTTATCAAAAAACAAAACTTATTATATCCAGTTGTGAAGACTAGTTCAAATATAGTTCAGTTAACAACTAACTACAATAAGATGTTTATTGAACGAGTTGGAACTAAATCTTTATCATCTATAGAAAGACTTAAAACTGTATTGAAAAAGTCAGATGAAATAAAGAAATACTTTACATATGGAAACTGTATCTCAATAAACAATAAGTTTATTACTACAGTAGAGTATGATGAACTTTCTAAGATTGCGATAAAGTTTAAAAAAGGAAAGACTGAAATTTTATTTAACCAGAATGAAGCAATAGAATTTGCTAAAAAAAGAGATATACCCATGAAGAAAGGATATATCTTTATTGGTTTAGATAAAAGCGGTTCTCCTATTTATATAAATGAGGAAACTCAAAAAACTGATAATAATGATACCATAGTTTATATTATGTTAAATGCTTTATCTGATGAAGAAAAACATGTATATGAATCTACTAGAGCTCCTAAGAGACTTATGTATACCAGAGCAAAAGTTCTTGAACAGTATGTTGCTGTTGGTTTATTATTGGGATTTTGGGAAGGTTTATCATCATTACTTAAAAAAGGAAAAGTTAAATATAGACTTGACGATAAGTTTCCTGAGCTTAAACCTAATGAAAGCTATTTAAGATTTGCAGATTGCTATCTTGTATACGAATCTACAGTTGGTATTGATTTATTAATAAATGGATACAGATTCTTAGATACTCAGAATTATAAAATCTCTGAAATGGATACTAAAGAACCATATATGCCATATTTAATAAAAGTTTGGGGTAAAGCTGCAATTGCAAATGCATTACTTAACGTGTATGAATTTATGATGGACCCCATAACTGTGGAAGTATGTAAAGATATTAATATTCCTTATGACTTAATAGAGATAATCATATACGCTGTATCATTATTATCTGATTCTCAATATACTCCTGAAATAAATCAGGGACTATCAAGAATTAGATGTAATGAAATAATACCTGCTATTCTTTATGAGCGTCTTGCTAAGAAATATATTTTATATAGAAATAGTAACGGTAAAAAAGCATATTCAGTACCTCAGGATTGTGTAATAAAAGAACTTATTGCATTAAAAACTGTTGAAGATTATTCCACACTTAATCCAACACTTGAAATGGAAATGTTCCGTGGTATTTCTAGTAAAGGATTTAGAGGTGCTAACCTTGATGAATCTTATACAGTTCCTAAAAGAACTTTTGATAAGACCTCGATAGGTGTTATATCACCGTCAACATCTCCTGACGGTTCTTGTGGTGTAAGCAAGACTCTTACGTTTAATCCTTCAATAACGTCGTTACGTGGATATGTTGATTTAAATTACGTTGATTCAAAAAATGAAAAATTGGATACGTTACACGATGTAGATGTATTCTCACCTGCTGAATTAACTATACCTTTAGGTGCTACTAATGATGACCCTACTCGTCTTGGACACGCATTAAAACAATCTAAACATACTATTCCTGTAAAGAAATCATCCCCTGTATTAATATCTAATGGTATGGAAGAAGTTTGTCGTTTCCAATTATCATCAGACTTTGCTGTCAATGCTGCTGAAGATGGTATTGTAGTAGATTATAAAGATGATATAATGATAGTTAAATATAACTCTGGGAAATGTCAAGCTGTTAACCTAGGTCATACTATTGTTAAAAATGGTGGCGGTGGTTTCTTCTTGAGTAACCAATTAATTACTACATTAAAAGTTGGAGATAAGTTTAAGAAAGATTCTGTATTAGCTTATCATAAAGACTTCTTTACCAATGATAAGTTTAATAATTGCAGAATGAACATGGGAACACTTACTAAAGTTGCAATCATGTCTACTTATAACACTTATCAAGATGCTACAATGATAACTGAAAAATTATCAGATGAAGCTGCAACAGAGATGTGTTTCTTAAAGAGTGTTGTAATTGGTAAAAATGCTAACGTTGAATATATGGTTAAAAAAGGTCAAGAAATAAAAGTAGGAGACAGCTTGATTCAATTTGATACTTCATTTGAAGATAATTCATTGAATACTTTACTTGCAAATCTTAGTCAAGAGGAACAATCTACTATTCTTGAAGGGAGTAGGAATGACATTCATTCCAAATATTCAGGAGTAATTGAAGAAATTAAGATATATTCTACAGTTGAACTTGATGAGCTTTCACCTTCATTAAGAAAGATTGTAAGTAATTATTATAGTACTATAAATTCTAAGAAAAAGTTCTTAGAAAAGTATGATCCGGACTCAGCTGGTAGTATAGTTAAATGTGGTTTACTTGTTAATGAAACAAGTAAAAAAATTGAACCCAATAAATTTGGTGTTATTAAAGGAGAAAAAATTGAAGAGGGTGGAGTACTTATAGAGTTCTATGTAAAACACTCTGAACCTCTAGAAGTTGGCTCCAAGATAGCCAATTTTACTGCTCTTAAGAATACCATTGGTGAAATAATTCCTGCAGGATATGAACCCTGGAGTAGTTATAGACCCGAAGAAGAAGTTAGTACAATAATAGCTTCTAATAGTATTTTAAAACGTATGACACCGAGTATATTGTTAACAGCACTTGGTAATAAATGCATTATAGAATTAAAAAGAAGCTTAAAAGAAATTTATGACAAAAAAGATTAAAAAAAAAGACTCCCCGAACGAACACCAGATTGTTCGGGGAGTCCTTATCTTTTAGCCCTCAGTCTTAGCTTCCTCAGCTTCGACTGAATCATTTTCGCTCAAAGCCTTGACTTCGGCCAGCATATGACCGAAGTCGGAAATGATTTCGGCAGATACTATTAACTTTTCTGCCATACCTTTGAGCTGATAGAGCAGCTCAATCATTGATCCAGGAGCTTTATTATTGTATCTGTTCTCGATCAAATATTTGATCGAGAACAGAGTGTCGTTGAAGGTTTTTGATGCATAAAAAACCTTCTCCATGAGTTGGTTAGCCTCAGCATCGTTTGAGGCTATTTCGAATATGTTCTTATCAGTCATAATGATACCTCCTTATTTTTTATTTACCATAACTATACTCGACACCTTATGACTAATATCCTCTATTAGGAATGCATAAGTTGGTATAGTTCTATTGGTATATTATCAATATGACTAAATAAATAATATATATATACAAAAAAACAAAATACGAATGAGTAAATTTGATTATATAAAAAATTATAAAAAAATAAGTTGATGCGAGAACTTCAACTTATTTTTAGTTATGTAACAGAAATGCGCCGTACATTTCTGATTCTTATACGTATCTTCCACCCCAAGATGTTCGGCATTTCTAGTGAGCGCTCATAATACTAACTCGCATAGTATTACTTCTTTCTTCCTTTTCACCAGTTACTCCCACTAGCGAGCTCTGGACCATACAAAGTATGACGGATATCTATAGTTTTACGAAACTATCAACGCTATACTTTTTTACGTGTCAGTATAGAAACCACGTTCACCCTTTGGGGATGGGTGCTAATTAATTCCACATGTTAATCACCTCCTTTCATGTGGTTTAGGTCATCAGATGTGGCCGAGGGAACGGCATCCGATGATCCTCCCCTCGTCATCCCGAACGGACTCGTTCGGGATGAAAACATCCTCCCTGTCGGGGACACGTCCCGCGACAAGGGAGGATACTACGTAGATAGTATCAGGCGCGGGATCGGGGAGTCCCTCAACCTCCCCGTAACGGGTTGTCGTTATGGGTACCTTAAACGTCGTCCGTATGTCGGTCCTCACCTCTATCTCACCTACGACTACGGTCGTAGCGGATACACGAGCCAACTTGCCAGATGGCTCGATATTGAGGGCAAACTTGTTGCCCTCGCCCATGATGGTTACCATGTGGGGAGTGAGGTTTACGATTTTTGTCATAATGATTCCTCCTTTAAAATTTATTTTGTCTCAATCATTACACGAAACCTTACGTCTTACTTTCCATCAATCGGAATGCGTAAGTTGGTAATGATATTATTGACAATATCATTATGGCACATAAATAGTATATCATCGAAAAAACCGACTTTACGGTTTTTATTATATAATATTATATTGTGTAGAAGTTATATACTTTATTATATTATTTTATTATACACTACACAATATTGTAATGAAAGGGTTGATGAAGATGAAAATCAAAATCGACAACCTGGAATCGTTTTGTCTTGATGATATTTTACGGTTAGTAAAAGAACGTAAGAAAATCAAAAAAGACAAGAAAGAAAAATCAAGGAGGAAAAAATCATGAAAGTATTAACAGTTGAAGAAGCCCTGGCTGAAATGAAGGCTAAGACTAAGAACGGAAAAACGATTGTAAATCGTTTTAACAAAAAGAATTTCACTAAGCTCCTTACTGCTCTTGCAAATGATGTAGAGTTTACTACCGAGGTTGCTAAGATTAAGAAGGGTAACCTTGACGATGTTGAGGAGATTATGGTTTCTAAGGAATTCAGAAAGTGGTGTAAGTCGCTTCTCGAAAAGGCGGGTATGGATAAGTCAGAATCCGTAAAGATTCTGGATAAGTCATTCATTATTCCGTCTATGGATGGAATGTATGAGTTCTTTGCGACTGCACTCTATGAATATATGGGTGCAGGTAACCAGTTCGAATTCCTGCCTAGAAAAGATTTTAATGGTAAGATTTATCTGAAGGATGTTGGTGATAAGACCACGGTAACTGATGCACATAGTCCTCAGGATAGATCGTATCTTGGCACCTATGAGACCAAGAAGAAGAAGCATAAGGAAGTTGCTTCTAAGTCTTCCTGCCCGTCATGGTTACAGGAAAGGAAGAAGATTAAGTAAGCCCATTTTTACTCTCATTACTCCCATTTAAAGAGATACGGTTATTTGTAAATAACCGTATCTCTTATTTTTTTCCTATTATTTATATAGAAAAACAATAATTTAAAGTTTAAACCTCTTCTTTTTTTATGAGGAAAGGAGTGAAAAGTCAATTATGGCTTCTAAACGAAATGTTGAAGAAAGAATAGTACAAAACTTAAAACTCCATGGCTAGATAATGTCATGAAGAGTATAGGAGCTAGCACGTCATCAGCTTTTAGTGAATTATATCCTAATATATCTGATGTTACGTCAGCTGGCATTAATGCTACAAAATCAATAATTACATCTATAAGACAGACAAAAGCAACTACAAATAGGATTGCTACATCATTGAAGCAGAACAAATATGTTCAGGCTTCATATCAAGCTCTCAAAAATTCATGGAAAGATATAAAAGCTGGTAACATAGCCGGTCATGACTCTGATTTTGGTTTTGGGGGTATGTTTGCTGATGATGATGAATCATCAGATATTACATTTGGATCAGATGATGTGGGTGAAGGTGAAGGTAGTTATAATATAAATGTCGATAACGGTACTAGAGATGCTGTTCTCGATTTAAATAGAAATATACAGCGTCAAGGTGAAGCAACTGTAAAAATTGCTAAAGCTAATATGGATGCCCAAATTTCAATGAATGCTGTAAGTATGCAGCAACTTGAAAAAATGAATGGCATGATAGACGCTCACTTAAAGAATGTAACAAATTCTCTTGAATCTATTGTAAAATTCAATAATGAATCCATGAAGGAATTCATTCAAAAAAGTATAGGGTATTATGAAGCCGTTGGTAAACGAGAAGATAATGGTGCATCCATATTAAAAAATGAAGATGACCCGTTAGCGGCATTAAGGGATCGTACTAAAGGTGGTATAGAATTATCACGATATAAGAATGTAATCAAGAAGAATGCAAAACGTGCATTAAGCGAAGTTCCTTTTATTGGTGAAATAGTTAATCTTGATGATAGTTTGATTGAGATGTTTATTGAGAATCCTCTGGGCATGGTTTCAAGTATGGTTAGTTCTACCTTAATGAGTAAGGTATTTGGTTCTACTATGCAAAGTCTTGAGACGGCATTTTCAAATTTTGTACCAGTCATATTGGATAGATTAGCAGAGTATGGAGAAAATGTAGTAGTCGGTGAACATGATATTGGTGGACACTTTAAAAAATTCCTTGCTCAAACATTCGGTGTTAGAGTTAATAGGAAAAATACGTTATCAATTGATGAATTTGAGAATAGTCCGATTCGTTTTGATAAAGAAACTAAATTTGCTATTACCGAAATTATCACTAAGGAGCTTAGAGAACAAACCCAGTATCTGAAAATAATTAGCGGACATTTCGAATCTGAAAAAACTAAAACAGCTAAAGACGATTCTGAAATGTTTGATTTTAATACTATGGGTTATATACAGGTAAAAGATAAGAGACGTTCTAATGCAGATGCTGCACTTAATAAAATAATGGAGCCACTGTATAATGGAAGAATGTTCAAAGAACTCGAAAATGCTTTTACCCAAGCTACTAAATCTCAAACAGAAGATAAAGCTAAAGAAGAACGAGATGCTCTTATCATTACAGCAAAGCAATTACTCAAATCAATGGCTGAGCAAAGATCTCATTTAAGTCTGGATATGGGTAATGAAGCTTTTGTTGAAGCTATTAAACAAGCCAAGAGTTTTTCTGGTGGAAAAAATGATAAGAATATTGATTTAGTTGTTAAAGAGCTATTAAAAATTTCAGAGCAAAATAAAGATATAGCTGGACAATTAACTGCTCAGTTAAGAAGTACTCAAGCTGATCAAACTAAGTTCTTATCAGAAATAGAAAATGATCCGATAAGGTCTGGATATTTTGCAACTGGAGATACTCATATTGAGAATTACGATGAATGGCTTCGCGCTAATTCATCATTATATAATACTGAAATTAAAAAAAGTCTTAAAAATAAGAGTATTGCAAATCTCAGAGATTATAGCTATGCTCTTCAGCAAAGCGACCCAAGTAAAGCTGGATGGTTAGCTACTCATGGTGGTAAAGTTGGTAGCTTTTTCACTAATACAGTAGATACCTTAAAAGGAAGCATGAATCGACTTATGTCTGGTCCGCTTGATATTAGATTAGTTGGACAAGAGTTTCAAAGAATTTTTAAGTCTGGTGCTAGTGATATTGGTACTAGTCTTAAAAATAATGTATTTAATCCTCTTAAGGAAGCTATATTAGGTGTTAAAGATGAAAACGGTAATTACCAAAATGGTTTATTGTCTCAAGTACGTAATTACTTAGGTGATACTTTTAAACATATAAGGTACACTTTAGTTGGTACAGGTTATACTTCTAGTGATGGTACTGAGTATGCTGATAATAAAGATTCTGTATTTGGTACAATTAAACGAGGAATTTTGACTAAATTATTTGGACCTGAAGAACTTGATGAAAATGGAAATCCTACTGGTAAACGTAAAGGTGGATTATTCTCCAAGTTTAAAGATTTCTTTAGTCAGGGTCTTAATGCATGGAAAGAAAAAATTATAGGTGAACCTCTTGAAGGTCAGAGTGAAGAAGATATAAAGAAAAAAGTACAAGCTAAAGTGAATAGTTATACCAAGGATGCTACTATTGGCGGTGCTATAGGTGCCGGTTTTGGTATATTTGCAGGTTCGAGCCTTTTAGGTTCTATCATTGGTGGTCCTATTACAGGTGTAGGTCTTGGTATAGCTGGTAGTATTTTAGCTAAGAATGAATCTTTCCAAAATTGGTTATTCGGCGAAAAAGATGAAAATGGTGACCGTATTGGTGGTTTCATTAGCAAGGGCGCTCAAGATTATTTAAAGAAACATAAGCTTGACATCATTGGTGGTGGAGCAATCGGAATGCTGACACATTCCCTTTTTGGAAAAGGTGGAGGTCTTCTTGGCACTCTTGTGGGCGGTCCTATTGTAGGTGCTGGTCTCGGTATAGCTACAACGTTAGTGGCTAGATCTGAGAAAATGAAAAACTTCTTATTCGGAAATCCTGACACTGCTCAAAAAGGATTACTTCCTGGAATAAGAGATGCATTTAGAAAAGGCGCTGATAAGTTTGCTGGTTCTATAGGTGTTAATTTAAGCCAAGACACCAAGATTCTTTCAATGTCAGGTTTAGGTATTTTAGGTGGTGCTTTAGCTAGTGCTGTTTTACCTGGTGGACCTGTGTTTGGTGCATTAATGGGTCTCGGTGCTTCTATTGCTGCAAATGGTTCAGCATTTAAGAAATTCTTATTTGGTGAAGATTATATAGACGAATATACTGGTGAAAAGAAGCATAAGCATGGATTATTCGGTCGTATTGGAAATATGCTTAATGCAAACTTCTTAAGACCTCTGAAGACCCAGTTTGTATATTGGGGTAAACAAATTGCACTTAATTTGGAATATACTGTTGGTGACTCACTTTCATTTATGGCAGAGGCGATCTCTGAAAAAGTTGGAGGTGTAGTTGGTGCAGTTAAATCAAAATTTGATGAAGTTGCAAATGATATTTCAGGATTTATTAAAAATAGTATTTTAGTACCGTTTGCTGAAATACTTAATAAAACTATAGTAACTCCCGTTAAGAAAGTCATTTCTGGAGCTGCTAAACTAGCTTATGAAGTAAATCAACATATACTTCTTGCACCGTTTAAATTAATTAAAGCAATACAATTTACTGTATATAATAAGCTTTCAGATGCATGGCGTAATAGTAAACTTAAAGCAGCTTTAGATACAGGAAAAGATTGGCTTAAGCGAACTATTAAAACTGAGATTAAATCAATAGGTAGACAAATTGTTGGTCTTACTAAATTAGCATTTTCACCTATTAAACTTGCGTTTAAAGGTATTGGTACTGCATTACAGTTAGGTGTATACGGTGCTAAAAAAGGTATGAAATGGTTAAGTAATACTAAGTTTGGTAAAGCATTTGGTATTACAGCACCAACAAGTAGAACTCAGGAACAGCTTGATGGTATGACCAGAGCTGAAAGATGGCGTGAGCGTAGAAAACAACAAAAAGAAGCTCGTGCTAAAATTAATAAAGAATATAAAGAACAAAAAATTCGTGATAAGAACGCAAAAATAATTCAGAAATATACTAAAGGTCAATATTCGTCTGATACAGCTGAAGCTCGTTATATGGCTAAAGTAATGAGTGGCGGTAAGGCAAGTAAATATCTTGATACTACGGTTGAAACCGAAGATGCACTTACTAGAAGAGCGCGTGAGCAAACTGAAGGTATTTCATTAATCGGTAAAGGATTTAAAGATATAGTAAAATTACCGTTCTCAAAACTTAGTGAGAATGCTCAGATAGCTTATGTATTAAAGAAAATATATGATAAGATTTCTGGCAATGATGATGATTCAGACAGATTCTCTGATAAAAATGATAAAGAACTTGAACGTAGATTTAGTAATACAAGTCAAGCTGAACGTGAAAAAGGATATACCGAACTCACTGAAATTATCAATAAGCATAAAGATGCTACTGGTAATATTGATTATGATGCTGTTGAACGTGAAGTAAAAGATACTATTGATAATACTCCCGGCGATCATAGTGGTTTAGATTATGCGTTTAGTGCTACTAAGTTAAGACTTGCACAAGCTAAAACTAAAGGTGGAGTTATAGCAAAGGCTGCATCATCACGGTTCTTTGGTGACGAAGTATCAATGCATGGTGGTGTAAAAGGATTTTTACGTCATAAATTTAATGAAGGAATATTGAACTTTACATCAGGTCATGCTAAATATATATACGATTATAGAGCAGATAATATTGCAGAACAAGTACAGGATAAACTTACTAAATTATTATCTAAAAAAATTATATATCTTGATCCTGGCGAAACTGTAGTTACTGTAGCTAATAGAGTTTTAAAAACCGGTATTTTACGTAATACTAAAGGTGAACTCATAGATTTGGACGGTAATAAATTGCAAGAAGGAAATATGGATTCAACCGCTGGATTAAAAGATAGCTATAGTAAATATAGTAAAGGATATCAAGATGAAGACGCTGATTTCAGTGAGAATATGGAAGATGTCAGCTCTTATGATAATTATGATGATAATAATTTAATAATGCAGTTACGTAATAAAGCTAAAAAATCGGAAGCCTCTCTTAGAAATAAGGGTAGGAAAAAGATGATGTCCAATAATGGTAAAACTAATAATCCGTTGGAAAATTTAGATGAATTAGAAAATAGTACTGTTGAAATTGACGATATCGGTTCTTTAGAAGATTTAGCAAAGAGATGTAGTGGATGTAGTCGGCAAGATTCTGACACATTACAGGTTGATCTTAAACACGGAATTAAGACTATACATTTTGAGCTTACAGGAGATTCTGAAAAACTTGATAGGCTTGAACGTTTAATAAATGAAAATAATGCCTCTGCGACAGCAAATGGTGGAAATGGTACTAGACGAAAAATAAATTTTGGCGGCCATGGTCCTATTGTACGTGTTGTTAGAGGTGGTAAAGGCTTTGAATCTGGAGCAGCAGCGATTGACCCTAATCCGATCATGTCCACACTTAGTAATGTGCATCAGGGAGGTCAACGACTTGCTCATAGAATAGCTGAACAAACCAGAGATAGAACAGAGAAGTTATTTACAGCAATAAAGGAAAATACTGCTGTTATCAAATCGAGAGCAAGTGACCATTTTGCTGAATGGAAGAGTGTTTTTGGTAGAAAAGGAAAACTTGCAACTGCTTTAATACTTGCTTCTCCTTTTCTTATAAAAGCATTTAAATGGTTAGCCTCTTCACCTTTAGGTGGAATCTTAGGAAATATCTGGTCATTCTTAAAGGGTGATGGTATAGGTGAAACTTTAGGTGAAAAGATTAAAAATATTTTTGTTAACCAGAAAACTGGGGAATCGTATTTTTCTGAAATGGCACAGGGTGCTACTCAAGCTATTAACGATATTAAAGAAAAGGGATTCACTGGATGGATTAAAGAAAAATATGAAAATAGTAGTCTTAAACCGTATATAGATGGTATTTCAAGTTTAGCAAAGAATATATGGTTCATCGGAACAAAAATTGCAGATGGTACAGCTGAACTTGTTAAAAAAATTAATTGGGAAGCATTTTCAAGTGCTGTTATAAAAATTGCTGATGTTGCAGCTGATCTAGTAAATAAAGTGGCCGACGTAATTAATTTCTTAGGCAATAAAAATGATAGAAATACTAATGGGCAGAGTAATATAGATAATATTAAAGACGAAGCCCAAAATAGTGTTGCTGCAGCTAAACAACTACTTCCTGGAGAAAATTATGACCCATTAGCAGCTCCTATGACATTTGTGACTAATAAAGACGGTGAATGGGATTCTCACTCTCAAGCTAAAGCTAATTTATTAATGCATCCTGGTGCAATTAGAGGTACCGCTGCAGTTATGGGTGGTACACTGAAAGTTGTTGGAAAAGGAGCATCAGTAATTCCAACCGTCGGAACTAAAATAGTTGGTGGTACTGCTCAGGGTGTGGGTAAAGTTTTATCAAAAGGTGCAAATATACATTCTGCAGCTGATATTTTTAATCCTAAGAGTGCATCTGGTTTTAGAGCTGTTAGTGGTGGATTAAACTATCTTGGTACAAAAGGTATGGAACATGCTACTGCTAAGGGCGCTAAAGCACTAGAAAAGAAAATTGCTGCTGAGGCAGCAGCAAAACTTGCAGAAACTGAAGCTAAGGAAGCGTCAAAAAAAGCAGCGATGGCAGGATTCTCTCATAGTTTTGGACGTGGTGCAGAAAAGGTAGGACTTGAAACATTAACTGACTTAGAAAAAGAAGCTGCCAAATTAACTAAGAAATCTAAAAAATTAAGTAAACAAGCTGCTAAGTATGAAAAAGCTGTATTAAAACATGCTAAAAATATTGAAATTAATAGTGCATCATTAGCATCGACTGAAAAGGGTGCCGGTGGTGTTCTTAAAAATATGATTACTAGAATTAAAGAAACAATTAAAAATTTCTTTAAAAAGATAGTGGATCTTGTTAAACATAAAGGTGCTAAAGGAACCACTAAGTCGGTTGATGAAGCTGAAAAAATTATTAAGGAGGCTGTTGAAAAATTTGGTCCGAAAGAAGTCGGACAGGTCGAAAAGGTAACTGCTGAAGCTGAAGCTAAAACTGCAACAGGTGCTGCAACTCTTGGAGTTGGTACCATTGTATTTGAAGTTGGTGGTGGCATATTAGGCATGATAGCACGTGGTGGAAAAGCTGGTGCTGCTAAATTATTCCAAGTAAGTCAAGATGATGTTGATACTGGAATGGAAATAATTGCTGCAATTCTTGGAGGTTTTTCAGGAACTACAATCGGTGCAATAGTTGATGTTATCTTTGATATTATTAATACATTAAGTGGTTGGAATGGCTGGCATAACATTGCAAATGCATTATATAATTTATTTGCCGGTGATTCTGATGAAGCTAGATTAAAGGATGCTCAAACTAATTTTATGGATGAATATAACAGTTATGTTCTTGAGCAAACTGAAAAATCCCTAGAAGAAGCTAAAAAATCTGGTAAAGTTGATAAGAATATGTCAGTCGATGAATATAAACAATGGGCTGAAGAAAATAATGAAGTAATTAAACATAAATCATTTGATGATTGGAACTTGGAACAGAATAAGACCATTGGCGATAAGGTCGGTGAAAAAGCTGCTAAAATAGGTGGACATATCAGAGGTGTTACCGATGAAGCAGTATCAATAGTTGGTGATAAAATTAAAAGCGTCGGTGATTTCTTTACTGGCGGAGATTATGGTAGAAAACTAATTGGATCAAGAAAGGTTACCGCATATCAAGTTTTGAGTGGCGAGTATGCTGGCTATTATTACCATGAATCTAGTAACGGTAAATGGTCATTATGTGATGCAGATGGATATGATCAAGAAGTTCCACCTATAACAGATGAAGAACTTACAAGTCTTATCCAACAGGGAATAATAAAAGCGACAAATATAAAAATAATGGGTAAAACTACTGCTATAGCACATACTATATTAAATGATGCTGCTGAGGCCTGGTCAAGTTTATTTAAAAAGCGTGATGAAAATCAAGAAAATTCTGCTAAAATTGCAACATCTTTAGGTGAAAAATTATTAGATAATATCAGGAAAAGTTCTAAATTAGCAGATGCTATTAGTAAGGGTAACGGGCTTGTATCAAAGATAATGTCAACTGATGAGAAGTATTTAGTTGGTGATGGTACATATTATAAGAACGAAAATGGTAAATATGTTTACTATTCAGCAACTGATGAAGTTCTTGAAAATCCCAGAACAGACGAAGAAGTTGAGCAGTCTATTAAGTCTGGTATATTCATTAAGGATGTTACTTCTCATTTTGATTTCACCAAGATTAAAGAAACTGGCGCAAAGCTCAAAGAAAAATTATCTAATGCATGGACCGATATGTTCAACAATAGAGATTCAGTTCTCTATAAAGTTAGAGAGGGCGTAACTGCTGCGTTTAGTTTAATAAATCCTATAGCAGGAGCTGGTTTAGGGATACTTAAATTGACAAATCAGTATGGATGGTTTGATCCGTCTGATGGTAGCTATTATGTTGCTGATGGTAAAACTTATAAGCATTATAATGCTAATGGTGACCTGATTGACGAAACAGTAAATGCTGATGAAGTTAATGAAAAGATAAAATTAGGTTTATTAACTAAAGAAAAGATTCCGTTGAAAAATACTGCTAAAAATTCTCTTCAGAATTTTAAAGATAGAGCAAAAGAATTATGGAATAAAACTACAGAAGCAACTAGCAAATTCTTTGATAAGGCAAGCGACTTTATGTCGTCTGTATATGAAACTATACACGAAAAATTCCCGACTGTTTCGAAAATTGTCGATGGAATAGCTGAAGGTATTAATAACTTTATTTCAGGAATCAAAGAGCATGCTACTGGTATTTGGAATGAAGTTAAGGATACTACTACTGGTTACATTGAAAACATCACATCATTATGGGGAGGTAATGGTAAGGGGTCTAAATCTCGAAAGAAACTTCCTAAGGGTGGTAGAGGACCTGACGATGTAAATGGTGTTCCGTATTACTCACAGTCTGACTCTGCGTGGAGTTCAAATAAGTATGGTAATGATGGAGCGACCATGGATGATACCGGATGTGGTCCTACCGCAATGTCTATGATAGCATCCAAGATGACCGGTCAATCTGTATTACCTACTGAAACAGCAGCACTTGCTGAAATGACTGGAGACAGAGATGATACTGGAACAAATTGGAATTTTATAGATAATGCTTCAAATGCATATGGTATTAATACTACTGAAGAATTCATGCCTAGCTCTCAATTCATTTCATCTGAATTAAAGAGTGGTAAACCTATGATTCTTTCAGGAGCATCTGGTAATGGACGTTATGGTGGTAGGGGAGATGATCCTTATACTGACGCTGGACATTATGTAGTTGCTACTGGTATTGATTCAAATGGTAACGTTGATATAAGTGATCCTCGTGGAAAATCTTATAACAAGAAATACAAACTTAATGATATTGTAAATAGAACCGGTAAAGCCTGGTCATTTGATAATGGACAATATGGTGGTTTCGGTGATGGATACAAGTCTGATGAGGTTAAATATAAAGGAACATTAACCAGAGATAATAATGGTGGATATAATTATAAATATACTTATAATGATAAGGATAAAAAATTCGGAAGCCTTTCTAAGGCATGGTCAGTATCAACAAATGAAAAAGATATTTTCTCAGATATTAATAATATTGACAAATTAGCTGATAAAATTTATGGTAAAGATGGTATTTATAATAAACGGAGCTTAGCAACTGGTTACGGCAATAATGCACCGTCATTTACATATAATGGAAAAACCTATGTATCGGACGCATTTTATAAGCCTGATACAAATAATCGAAATATTATAGTTGTAAAAGATATGAATGAACTTGCATCGTATCTTAAAAATGAATCAAGTAGTACTAATAAAAAATCAAATAATAAAAATACTAAAACATCAGTATCTAAAGATGAATATAGAAAAGGTATTACTAGAGATAGTAATGGTGGATATCATTATACTGATGCTGATAATAATTCATACTCATTCCCAGCAGGAATGACTGAAGATGCTGTTATAAATAAATTAATCAGTGATAATGTAAAACCTCGTAAAATTGAAAGTTCTCGTGAAGAGCTTCACCAAAAACAAATAGAGTGGTTAAAAGAAAATATCGGTAAAAGAATTGCTGATTTTAGTAATGAAGGATATACAACAAAGGCTCAGTGTGATGTTGGCCAATGTACATGGTATGCTGAAGGACGTGCATATGAACGTGCTAAATGGGGTGCACTTGATACAGGGTCAATGTTAGGCAACGGTAATCAAGTTGTAGCGAATGCAGGGAAACTTGGTTTCCCAACTGGTAATGAAATTGCAGATGATTCGGTAGCATCGATAGATACTGGTAGTGAATCTGGTCATGCAGTATATATTGAAGGTTTTGATGAAAAGAATAACATGGTATACTGGACTGAAGCGAATGGAGATGGATTAGCAAGTCAGCGTGGTGGAACTAGAGCTGAAGATGGTTGTGTTATAGAAACACCTATGTCTGAGTTCCCGTTATGGGGTGGTAAAGTTCTAGGATATGCGTATACTAATGCTGACCCATATACTGGAAAAACATATGGTACATCTAATGATAAGTCCTCCACAAATGCTTCATCAATGAGTTCTTCAGGTAAACCAGGCTCCAATAACTCATCAACATCGAGCAGTTCAAGTAAAGACTCAAAGCCCTCAATACTTGATTTCATTTCTCAAGTATTTTCTAGAGTAGGTACCGCATTAATAAATGGATTATTTACCGGTAATTTCAATGTGGATTTCTCTGATATCCTTGCAAGTATTCGTGGTGAAAAATCATCATCTGAGTCATCGAATGCTACAATTGGTACATCAACGAGTTCATCATCAAGTACTGGAACAAGTACATCATCTTCATCTAGTAATTCTGACTATGAATATTCTAGTATTGATAATAGAGAAGATTCGATGAAATCCGGTGCTAAAGGTGTTGATATTAGTTATTGTCAAACTAATTGTGATTATAAGAAAGCTAAAGCTGATGGTATAGAATTTGCCATGATTAAAATTGGTGAAGGTCAAGATATTACCGATAATATGTTTGAAGAGCATTATGCTGGTTGTATTAATGCTGGTATTCATGTTGGAGGATATTATTACTGTCGTGCGAATACTGAAAATGAAGCTATTGCTGAAGCTAAACGTTGTTTAGATATAATTAAAGGTAAAAAATTTGATATGCCTATTGCATATGATGTTGAAGAAAAATATAGAACTGTATCTCTTGAATCATTAGGTGCTGAAAAAGTGTCTAAGATAATCGAGGCATTCTGTTCAGTTCTTGAAAAAAATAACTATTTACCAATGGTATATGGATCAGAAAATGCTACATTTGATCATGTAACTAAAGAAACTAAAAATAAATATGCACTATGGGTTGCTAAATGGGGAAGTTATCAGCCTACCCTTAAATGGAAAATTTGGCAATATGCTGGAGATCCACAGGAAATGCAGGTTAAAGGTATTCCTGGTAAAGCCGTAGACATGGATAAATGTAATACTGATTATCCTTCGCTTATTATGCAAAAAGGTTTGAATGGCTATAAGCAAGGTGAGAAAAATACTGATAATAAGAAAAATGGTGATAACCGTTCAGATAGTTTAGATTCGGTTAAATCAAAGCCTAATAATTCCAAAGTTATATTCGTTGGTGATTCACGAACTGTTGGAATGTATACATCAGTCAATGCTTATAACGGTGAAGGTATGAATGCTATTTATACTGAAGGTAAAGATGGTAATGTATACATTGCTCAAGTATCGCAAGGTATTCAATGGTTTACATATACCGCACCTGCAAAAATAGCTGAATATGCTAAAGGTAGTACAAATGCTAAAGTAGTTATTTGGTTAGGTATAAACGATGTTGCTGAAAACACCCCGAATACCCAAATGACTGACACTGCTAAATTGTATGCTTATCAAGCAGAAAAAATAGCTTCAAGTATAAAAAATACAATATATTTTGTATCTGTAGGTCACTTAGCATCAAAATCTAAAAATAGTGATTACATTAAATCATACAATAGTGCGCTTAAGAAAGCAATAAGTGAATTAAAAAATGATAAAATTAAGTTTATAGATTTAGATTCATGGTTTACTGAAAAAGTCAACGACGGTACAATTAAATCAAGTGATGGTGGTCTTCATTATGATGCCTCATCATATAGAGCAATATATAATGAGATACTTTCAAAGATAGGTGCAGGTGGTTCTGGAAAAGCTATTATTAATAAGAATTCTATGAATTTACCCGAACTTATTAAACTTAATAAAACACAATTAGGCGGTCTGACATCTAATGTTAGAAACAGCTCTTTACCTGTAAAATCATACGGTGGCGGAAGAGGAACTGGAAAAGGAAATACACCTCGTATTAATTCTGCTGCTGATTATGCAGATTATCAGAAAAAACAGTCTTCTACTGATGGAACGACATCATCTGGAACCCATGATAATAGTAAACATATTCAAGAACTTAAAGCTGCAGTAGGCCAGCGCCTTGCTGATTTTAGTTCTGAAGGATATACATCCAAAGCTCAATGTGATGCTGGTCAATGTACATGGTATGCTGAAGGACGTGCATGGGAACGAGCTAAATGGGAAGGCCTTAATAAAGGCGTTTCATTAGGAAACGGTCAAGATGTAGTAAATACTGTCAGCGGGTTAGGTTTACCTACAGGTAGTGAAATTGCTGATGATTCATTAGCTTCTATGCATTCTAGCAGTCCGTATGGACATGTTGTATATGTAGAAGGTGTTGATAAAGATAATCAAACAGTATATTGGTCTGAAGCAAATGGTAACTCTGACAATGTAGTATCTGCCGATGATGGTGTAATACAAGCAACTCCGTTCTCTGAATGGCAGAATAAAGGTGTAATTGGTTATGCATACACGGATGCTAGTAACAACTACGTACCTCTTGGTACAGCAAGTTCATCATCTTCTTCTGATGCATCTATGGCATCAAGCTCATCATCATCAAGTTCATCAGTTGAAGATGGTATGAGTTTCATAGCTTCGGTATTTAGTGAAGCTGGTCGAAGAATGACAAATGCAATGTTTACTGGAGAATTAGACACAGATTATTCTGGCTTCTTGTCTGGACTTAAATCAAGTAGTTCGTCATCATCTTCTTCAAGTTCATCTAGTGATGCATCACTTGATAGTTCATCAAGTGCTTCTAGTGATGCCGCAGGCACTGTTGATGGTAACAGTGTTAAAGAACAAGTGTGGAATGCACTTGCTGGATATGGATATTCAGCAGCAGCAATTGCTGGTATTATGGGTAATATTGAACAAGAATCTGGTTTTGACCCAGGTGTATATTCGCAAGACGGTGGCGGTGGACTGGTTCAATGGACTCCATGGGGATCTAAAATAGGTGCATATTCACAAGAAGTAAAAGGAGATAATTTGGCGTGGAGAAATGATGTAGGTTTACAGATGGAATATCTCCACAAGACAATGACTAATTCCGGTAGAAATGATACAATTTACAGTGATTGGGTAGAACTTGGTGGTATGACATATGATGAGTTCAAAAGTATATCTGATCCAATTAGAGCTGCTGAATCATTCATGAAGGTTTATGAAAGACCAGGCATACCTATGTCAGATAATCGTAGGAATGCCGCTCAAAAGTACTATGATGAATTTGCGAACAAAGCTACTAAGAAATCCAATACTTCTACCAGTTCTTCTAGTATGCCGAATATTAGTTCTTCTATTAATTATAAGAATTATATGGATTCATTAAATAGTGGTGGATATGGTTCACGTAAAAAATCACGGGCTGGCAAGGGTAATACCAACACATCAGCTTCTATTAAACATCGTAATGCGAAATCAATTAAAGATACTACTAATAAAATAAATAAATATACAGATGATTTAATTAAATCAAATAGAAAAATTACTAATCGTGGTGGTTATGGATTAGGCACTGAGGACTTCTCAATTGAATCTGGTTTAATTGATGGAGGAACAGCAAGTGATATTTATAGAAGCACTAATCATGTTACTAATAATATTAATACTAGTCAAGTTGACCCCGCGAGTATGCAACAAATTATAGGACTTTTAAATAATATTGTAACCAATACTTATAATACCAGCAATGGTATTACTGGATTGAGTTCAATAAAACCACAAAATATAGTTAATAACAATAGTACTGTAATACAGGATACTATTCGTAATATGGAAGCTGCCCATAAGCCTAAAACATCATTAGCTGGCGATAGTTCGAGAAATACTATTATTGCAAGAAAGATTGCCAGAGGTTTATAAAAATAGCTTGTTAAGAAAACAAATGAATAAGGAGAATGTCCTACATTCTCCTTATTCATTTTTTTAAATAATAAAGGGGGACCTAAAAAAAATGGGTATATATAAACTAACAAATTATGTATTTGGTGCTCCACATCAATTTTCATCAATGGTTGATCCCCGTGTATCTGATATATCGAGTAAAATGGGTGCTAATTTTTGTAAATATATTTTGAATGATGCACCTATTTGTACTATTATCCCTGGTGAACCTGATTATTTACCATCGGTAGATGGTGATGAAGATTCATCAGCGGCTTCGTTTGCGTTTGCTGATGTTTTAGCAGATACAATATCCGCTAAAGATGGTGGTCGTATTGTAAGTGGTATTATTAATGGAGCGTATACAGGTGGAGAACCAGGATTAATAAATTCAGGATCAACAAATAAAGAAGTAAGATTATATGATTTTAAAGCAAACTATACAGATTATATGACATATGTAAATAAGTTATGTCAAGCTGGAGCAATATTTTTGGATATTGGTGATGTTGAGTATTGTGGTCAACCACTTAGTAGATTAAGTTGGGATAGAATAAATATGGAGACTGGTCAATCATCGCAATCATTTGGGAATTGGCTAGATAATACAATGTCATCAATATATGATAATTTCCGAAATACTTGGTCTGGTTTTATGTCAGGATTAGGATTTGATGGCTATTCAGATAATAGTACTGCTAAAGATGCTACTAAATTTGTTCAATTCTATATTGATCCTGAAACCCCGTTCAATGAAAGTATGCAAAATAGTACTGCAGATTCTGCTATAAAAAGTGCATTTGAATCTGGTCAAAATTTTATAAAAGAATTCTCATTCTTAGCGAACTCAGGTGGTTTGGGAAATATATCTGATAACCTATCGGAATTTGCTAATAATACTGGTCAAGCTTTATCAAGCGGCATTGCTGAACTTAGTTCTAACAATGGTACATTAGGTCAAGTTGGTACATGCTTATCCAGATTAATAAATCTATCTTCTAATATAATTAGAGGCGAGAATTTAATAATGCCTCAAATTTGGCAATCGTCATCATATTCAAAATCATATGATATAACAGTACATCTTAAATCTCCATATGGAAATAAATTAGCTTATTACTTAAACGTATTTGTACCATTGATGCATTTGGTTGCTCTTGCATTGCCGAGACAAGCAAAAGTTGGTGGTAACAACAATACATACGGTGCACCATTCTTAGTAAAGGCTACTGTTGATGGACAGTTCTCATGTAATATGGGAATAGTTGATTCAATATCAATAAGTAGAGCTGGTGATTCATGGTCGGCTGAAGGTTTACCGTGTGAAGTTGATGTAAATTTAAATGTTACTGATTTATATAGTCAGTTAGTATTATCTAGTGAGCCTAGATTATTCAGAAATAATGCAAGTTTAATAGAGTTTTTAGCAGTAAATACTGGTTTATCAGTAGTTAAACCTAATCTTCAAAAAAAGATAGCAATGAAAGTGAATGATTCTGTATCAGGATTTTTTAGAGATTTAACTGCTCCCGCATTAAGGTGGGAAGAATCTGTAAATGAAAAAATATTAAATTTTGCTAGATTAACTAAATAAATTTGAAAAGAGAGAATTATAATGCTTAAAATTGAAAAAGAATATAATGAAAAATATTCTGATATACCATCAGAATATGATGAACGAATAAAATTTATATGTGATAAATCTAAATTAAATTTATCACACCCAAAAGTAATTAACACTATAGAATATATAAAAAATATTAAATGGAAACAACTTGAATATACTATTTATTTATTACCAAAAGCAACACCAAGACCTAGAAGCGGAAAAAATGGAATATTCTATGTTAAAGGAGCAAAAGATAATAAAAAGTTTTTTAAAAACTTTATGAAGACACAGCCGGACGTACCTTTAATAACTACTCCTACAAAATTTTATTGTGACTCATATTTTCCAACTCCTAATAGTATGAATAATATTGAGAAGCTTTGTGCTGAACTAGGATTAATACGCCCAGTATCTAAACCCGACTGGGATAATGTTGCTAAAGCATATTGTGATATGATACAAGGGATATTAATATATGATGACGCATTAGTTATCGAAGGGATATCTAGAAAGTTTTATTCAATTAAACCGCGAATAGAAATAAAAATTGAATATATGGAAAATTATGATTGTAATTTTAATAAAAGAAAATTATCAAATAAGAAGGTGGAATTAATATGAAAGCTATTTATACTATTATAGGAAAAAAAGTATATCAGATTAACCAAGATGTATCTGCTCCTATACGTGATGTGAAAGTTTTAAATAAAAATATAGTAAACTTATCAACTGATACCACACAAAAGACTGTTACTGCTGTAATGTATTTTACCGATTGGTCTAATGTTGGAATAAAATCTAATAAAGAAAAAGCTTGTGAATTAATTAATTATTTGAAAGATAAAGATATTACTCAAATTGATAAAATTCAATCTCAATTTACAGTATCAGTCGATTACAGTTTATGTAATTCTGAGGGTAAAGAAATTGAGCATTCTGTTGTAATCAAACCTATGCAATTTACTGATTTCATATATCCGTTAGGTGTAAATGAAGAAAATGAATGTGTTTATAGAAGATTTAAAAGATTAACTTCTAATATTGATTGGGTCATCACGAATAAACTTCCTTATGGAGTTATTTGTACTAAAAGTCAAAAAACAATTATTAATATAAATTCTATAGATATCTATATAGATAGATTTGAAAATGAAGATGTTAATAATCATCCGTCAATTTATGGTCAGAGTTATAATTGTAGGTCTTGTACCATAAACACATCGTTAAAAAATAAACTTTTGATATATTCAACTTCTGATGAAGGTTATGAAATAAGTCCTATTGTTAATGAATTTAATCCTAGGACTATTGAGTTAAATTTAACGATAGATCTTACTAATTTCACAGTAATCTATAATGACGCGACTATTAATCAAATACTTTCAGATAATATTAGACTATCTTCTGGAGATACATCAGTTGGAAATGATAATGAGTCTAATAATGAATGTAGTTGTAATTGTGGTGGGTGTCATACAGAAAATGATAATGATAATGATAATCCTAATACTGAACCCAGTACTACTGATTCAAATCCATCCGACACCAATTCAGAAACAGACAATTCTAATCCGAATGATGATTCATCCGATGCTAATAATTCAGATGAGCCAGTATACACATATACTAGAAGTACTGTAAGTAATTCGTACGCATTATTAGTTGTATCTGACAATTATCCGAGTGATTTATTTGATGAAAATACAATGGTTCATAAGTCTGATGTTATGCAGGTAATTGCTGATATTGAGATAAATGAGTATGTATTAAGAAGTCAAATTATAATTCCTTAAAAAAATAAGGATGTAGAACTTAGGTTCTACATCCTTATTTTTTGTTTATAATATTTATATTATTAACTTAAAAGTTCAGCAATCTGTTCTTCAAGTTCTTTAATTTTTTCATTTTGACGTTTAACTTCAAGATATAATAAAGCGAGCATATCTCTATCTTTATAGTTTTCAGGAAGTCCGTCATTGTTATAAATTACAAGATCCTTATTAACCTCATCAAGATCTTCTGCAATAAATCCGAGATTATGAGGAGTATTATCTTTAGGTGTATTATTTTGAGAATCTTTATAGTTATATTTTGCTACTTTAATTCTTTCAAATTGATCATGATATGAATCAGTATCTATATCATATTCAATATTTTCTTTATATCGTTTTGATGAAGCATCAATTTCAAGTTGACCATTATTGGGATTATATTTTACAGTAACATTACTATTATTTCCAATTGATGCAGGATATAAATTTATTCTTATACCCTCATAGAAAAATGCAGCTTCTTTAAAATATGCTTCGCGCATAAATACTGAATCCCAGTTAACAATTACATTCTTAAATGATGTTGACGGTAATAAATCTGATCCACCAAGATCAGTTTTAATTTTATTAGGTTGATTAATATTGGACGTAAGTTTATCAGAAATGACCGTATTGGCTTTATCATCGTAATCACTACCAATACCTATTCCCATATGAGTAATATCAACATCCACAAACACTTCAGTTGAATTTAATGTTGATAATGCTTCATCTTGGTTGGCAGTATTATTTATAAAAATCGGATAGGATTTTTCAACAATACCTTGATTGAAGTAGTCGTGCCAAATAAGAATAAAATCTATTTGTGAAGCCATTATGGTATTATTATTAATAGTTTTTTCAAATGAAATGGAACTTAACGATCCCCCATTACTCTGCTTTTTTATAATTTGTGCTTCACTATAGCCGCAAGTATCAGTACGAAGTTCATTATACACTGATGAATTATTATCAACTAAATCATCGGTGGTACCATCAATATTTGTTAAATAATAATTAGCATCTTCGCTACCATCAGTATATTTTAATTTATAATATGCTTTATATGTAACTGCACCATAATCAGTATGGGAAACTTGATATTCTGTTTGATCTGGGTTAGTATATACTGATTCAGACTCAGCTCTTGAAGGATCTACTATTGATCTGTGAGATATTGCAAGTTTTAATAATGGTGTTATTGTTATATTATTACCGTCACTCTTTGATTCAAAATCAACATCCAACTGTACTGTCGGAGGGCTGTAATTATACATAGATATACTATGATCAATTTTATCAATTTCTTTTCTATATGAATGGAATGATGTACCACTGGCTATGGACTCTTCAATTGAATCATTCCTACCATTTTGCATTATTATTGAAATAGGACTACATTTAACAAAGTTAATTGACTCATTGCAAAAATCAGTACCAAACATATCTCCATTTGAGAAAGATACCAATGGATATGTTGTATCATTAGCTTTCAAATCAATTGATATAATCTTTGTTTTATCATATTCCATATATTTCTCAGGTACAGATGTAAACTGTGCTTCAACACCAATTTTACTTTGTCCTGTTATGAGAGCATATTTTCTGAAATCCGTAAGAGGTAAATTCTTAGTATGCTCAGCATTATTTCCCATCATAGGTATATAATTAATTTTATCTTTATTTGATTCCTGTGCACCAGGAGATCTCCAATCATAAATATAATCTGTAATCGAATATACCAATTTAGAAGAATCTCTTCGAACTGCATTATCTACAACAGTTGTACCAGGCTTGTATCTACTACGTAATGCTTGGCTATTAGATATAGCGGGTACGTCATCACGTGGTATAGCTAATTCAAATGTTGCGGAATCAACACCGATAAATCCATTAAGATGCTGTAATGTTGCATCATCTGTATATTTGAATATAGTATCTTTACTATTTTTATTTTTACAATAATGATATAAATAAAGGGTTGCTTCATTTGTTTTTATATTTGCAAATTCAGCAAGCATTGATTGGTCAGGTCTGAGAGTATATTCAGTCGTCGTGTTCTTAGGATATTCGATAATATCCATATATGTGTTATTTGAATATATTCTGACATTATATCTTTTATTTTTACATTCGATTATAGGTAACACATACACATTATAATCTAAATTATGATAAGCTGACAATTCCAGTACATCTTCAGTTACAGGATTTTTCTTAGCACTATCAGCATATTTATACGCAATTTCTGCTAATTTGTCAGTTAAATTAAGTGTCCATGATACTGATGGTACTTCAGGATTCGTAGATTGCGTTGGAGCTATACGAGCATCGAAATCCGGAAGAATGCATGAAACTGTCTTAGGTGATGCTAATTGTTCATCGCGATATAATAAGTCGCCTCTTTCCCAAAGAATTAAGACATAATTATCTTCATCCTGGAAAATCTGATCAATATTTCCTTCTCTAATATTCCAGTTACCATCTAAATATGGGCTTATTGTAAGCGAGTTAAGTTTTATAACTAATCTCTTCTTACCATCTGAACCATGTTTAACAGTAACTTGTTGTTCAGTTGATGTAAGGAATCTTTCTTCATTTAACCAACTGTCACAGGTTACAATATCACCAATTGTTTTATAATTCATTGTATAATAAAAGTTACTACCCAATGTAACATTTGTAATATTTGCACCAAACTTAGTTAAATGCAAATTATTACCACTAACAGACTGTTTGATTATAGTTTCATCGCTGGTCTTATTAGAATCAATCGTTGCTGAATAACTTACATTTATACTGGGGGTATCATATTGAGAAGTCCCATCGCCCGGCGCAAGCCATTGTACGATTCCTAATCCTAATAAACCTATTTGGAATATTTTATCTTTACTTCCATCTTTTACAAGATTTTTAATATAGAATTGAATACCTAGAGTAGTTTCCAAGTTACTAGCATCTCTTGAAATTATATTAAGTTTAAATCCAAATTCATATGTTGATGTACTATATAACGGAATTAATTTCACTTCATTTTCCGAAATACGTACATTGTCTATTGTCGTAGGTGCTATTTCATTTTTTGGTAAATTTTCATTACCACGTTTTTCTTCTTTCCATTCATAATATGGATATTTTTGAGGTAAAAATCCAGAATTATTATTACCATAAGGATTAGACCATGGTGATTGATATGACATATTATCCCTCCTTACTTATTTTTATATAAATTTAGCCAATAATCTAAAGTGATTTTGGGAAGATTCTATAGATAAATCAGCTTTACTTAAATTTGTTAAAATTTTAGTAACGCGATATGTTGCATAGCTAGGAGTAAAATCTACACTCGTTGAATCTTCACTAACTCTATAATCACGTGAAAGTTCGTATTTTTTCCATCTAGGATCATCACTACCTGGACCAACTATAAGTTCATTACTACTATTGAAGGGATTTTTATCTTCACCGCTGAAGAGAACATCCCTCCAGAATAATAATAATTGTGTTGCTTTATATGCAATTGTAACCGAGACCGGGTCTTCTGCTGAACTTATATTAGTACTAAATGTAGTACTAACTGTATAATTGGTATAATAGTCAACTCTACCACCATGTGCATCATCACCTGTAGGAATAATTTGAAAACCTCTATCCCAATACTCACATGCTTGCCATGTGTTAACTGGAGGTATAAAATCCCAATTTGCGATTATAGCACCATCATCAGGATCATTTCCACCAGCCCATAACAGTAATGTATATCCATAACCTATCGGATGACGATTGTCTGACTGATATGTTCTGTACTTATTGGCATTGTTACTATTAGCTGTAATAGTTGTCGGTAAGAATTCAGAATTATATAACATTCTTCCACGCCAATGGTCATCCGTAGCATCGAATTCACTAACACTTCTGGGGACATTCCATGCAGGATTCCAAGGACTAGTATCAGATAAATATATTTTATCTGTATCGAATGCAGGTGCGCAATAATAGCATAATTTCCATTCACCGTTTACCAGAACTTCGACTTTGTATCTACCAGTTATACCAACTCTTAATGGTCTAATTCCATTAGGATAAATTTTTTTCCATAAAGGAACTCCATCAACAGTAGTACTATAATCCGGACTATTTTTCATATCATCAGAAATATTATAACCACTAAGATCTTCAGGGTCATAGTAAAGTCTTGATCTGGGATCAATAAATGCATTAAAAAATGAATTAGGTGATAATGCAGCACCAATATTTTTAACGCTAATTTTTTGGTCATTTGCTAATACTATACTATTTGATGTTTTAATGCCCTCATCTGAAATTGTAATTTGATGAGTTCTTGATTTATTATGCATTTTTAACATATCAGGTACTATTATACCATTGCAGGGGAAAGGCCAATAGTACTGTCCTAATGTAGGATAAATAGAAGTTAACTCAGTTCCCGGAGGTAATGTTGTACGGTCAACATTAATATCATAAGTTTGATAAGTATTATCTAATATAAAAGGCTCAACAAAGCCTCCAGCATAGATTATACCACAATGGATATCTTCACGAACTTCTTTATATGAAACGCATCCAACATCATCACTTATATCAACATATTCAGGTTCAGTTTCTTCAATTTCTCTTACATGGTCACCAACTTGAACATCGTAAACATCACCCATGATATAGAACAATTCTATCGTCCGATTTACTTTATCTATACCACCATGAGTTAAATTCTTATATCGGTTATACATAGTTTCAAGTTTATTTTTTAAACTCGGATCATTGTCTAACAATGTTTTGAAAGGTGTATCAATTGTTTCAATATTTTCAGTGGTGCCAGTAATATTACCATTTTCATCATATGTATATGACGTAGTGGTTCTTTCACCTATTAATAAATTCGGAAGATTCCAGAAATTATTTATATTCATCAATACATCAGTTTTAAAATCTTTTGTATTGGTTTCGCTGGAACTTGATGCTTCAAAGAAATATTGTAAGCCTATACTATCAACAACTTCGTAGTTTGGAAGTGTATCATTAGGATCTGTTATCTTTTTATATGAATGCATAATTATTTTCGAAGTTGTTGAAGGTTGTGCAGATGCTAATAAGTTAATTTCTTCATCAGTGATATTTGAATCATTTTTAAGAATTGCAGTTTTAATTGCACATAAATCTCCAAATACGCTAGTATCTACTCCATTGGTTTTTTCAGTAAATAATGCTTCAGCATATTTATTAGTTACTTTATTCCATACAGTGATATTACCATTAGCTAATGAATTGGATATCGTTACATTACCTTTATCAATATTTTGATATGAAGTCGCATCATATGTTTTAGATCCACGTGTTCTTTCACTATACATGGTTTCTAACGGAATAAAACGCCATTTACGACTAATCGGTATTATCTCTTTAATTCGAGTAGAACCGCCGTCAGTAATAGGTGACGGTAATCTATTTAACCAATGATCATATGACTGAAATGGAAATAGGTATGATGATGAACCTGAGATTTCTTTTCGTCCATGTGCAAAATATCTGCGAATATATTCAGTATCTAATGCATAGTATGCTGAATATATACTACCGAAATCGAGATAATCATCAAGTTCAGATAAACGAACCTGTATAGGTCTAATATATTTATTTAAAAAATATTCGAAGTTTGCATTTATTGTAGCATCAAGGTTATTTTTAATAGAATTTATGTAATCATAAATCTTTCTTATTTCGATTACAAAATCTTCTTTTTTAACAAAAATTGAATTAAGATACTCTTCAAGATTTCCAAAGAGTTCTATTATTTTCTTTGCACTAAAAGTTACATCAGAACGGTAATCTGTCTTTACTACAATATCACCCGCCTGAGGTTCACTTCCATCAGAATACGTGATGTCTTTGTAATATAATTGATGAGCACTATCAAAAGTATCATCAACATGATCTATTACGATATATTCACCATCACGTATTGTACCATTATTATTTGATTTATTTACTTTTGTATATGTATTTACAGGAATAGTTTCGTTAATTATAATATCTTCAACGTTATAAAATGCCAGTTCACCTAATGCTGTGATAAGATCGGTTAAAGTACTTATCTTAGGCAAACTTGTAATATGTACATCCGTTTCAGTATTCTCAGGATATATTACATTTTTAACATCATGACCACTATTAACGCTAAGTTGGACATGATCATGTATAACACTTCTAGACATACTTTTATTCCATCCTTTCTGTATTTAAATATTTATGTCAATGTTCAGCATACTAAAAAGAATGTAGAGTTAAATTATTTAACTCTACATTCCATTTATTTATTAATCAAATATCATTGGATGCGTATTTAAATGCTAAATCACGAACATCATTTATTCCAAAGCTTTCAAGCTTTAAAGCTTTAATGATATTTAATTTAGTATATTCCTTAACAGTTTCAACAAATGCGAGTTCTTCAGGTGTTGCAAAATGAACATCCTCAGTTGTTGATTCAGGTAAACCAAAATCAGCTAATGTATTATAAATACACGTTGGTTCAAGTGTACCGCATTCTTGCATTTTTTGATATTTATTCATTTTATTAATCATAATACCCTGGAATAATGAGGGTTCAAAATCTCTCATCGTATTAATATTTCTCAATGCAAGAGCTTCATCTATTTGAGATTCAGTTCTTATACTAATATCTTTAGCAAGTTCATCTTCAATAGCTTTAGAATCCTTTTCAGCTTCTTTAGCTCTCTGAATTTCAGACATTGCTGACATTTTAACATTTGATTTAATTGTTTCGCTCAGATTATCTAAATCGAGTTTCTTATTCATAACGTCAATCTTATTAACAAGAGCATCATCTGCTCTAAACACTAAATCTTCAGGGTTATATTTTTCAATGTTAAGAGCTTTATTATTATAATCATTATTAACGATTTTATCAGTTTCATCCATGATTTTTTTAGCTCCTTCACTTCCGCGACGGATACCTTCATGAATATAATAGGTCATTCCCTTGGGGCATCTACTATTAATAAAATCCTTCATTTCAGCATCAAGATCTTCACCATGTGCTACTTTATAATCATTATTTAACGGTAAGGCATCTTTATATAGTTTAGAAAAGACCATATCAAGACAAACACCCTTAGCATTATCTTGTTCTCTATCTAAACATTTGAGTTTATAATCTTCTGTATTTTTAAATGCATTATCTTTTGCTTCCTGTTCTTTTTGAGCTCTAACTTCATCCATGAAGTTAATTACTCCCTGCTTTCTAACATTTAAATCATCCATTATACTCAACTCCTTTTAATTAGGTTTTTTATTGTAATGTTTTTAAGATGCAAAAAACTCGTTTATAGTAATATCCGAAGTATTTACAACTAAAAACTCAGGTATATAATTTCGTCGTTCTTCAACGGTTAAATTCTTAATATCAACAGTTCTATTGCGTACTGCTTGATAATCTGAACCTTCCCCATTTATAGAGTTAAACTTCATATGATCTACATATGCAAAATTAGATTCTATTTTTCTCATTAAATTAGAAATATACAGATTATTCATCTTATTTCTATTCATTGTTTCGATTTCATTTTTTATGTAATTCTTAATTTCAGGAGTTGCTGATACTAAATCAGTACCAGGTACATACCATATATCAAAGGATATCTCAAGATTTATAGTATGAAGAATTCTATTATTTTCTCCAATAACAAAATTAGAACTCCTACCATAACTATTATAGAATTTTATATCTATAGTAGTTTCATTGCGTAATTTATTATCTACAATATCAATTAAATTATTATATTGCTTTAAGAAACTATTCATAAAGTATTCAATTAGATTCTCATCAATTGCTTCACTCCATCTAATTACGGGTAAAGTATTAAGTCTTATATCCATTATATCGTTAATATATTTTCCTGTATTAGGATCAGTCTCAATATAATTCTTAAATAATAATGAAGTTCTTACATTATTAAGAGGTTTCATAAATGTAATAGGTTCCATTAATGTCTTATATTCATTTGTAATAAAGTATTCATTTAATGAATTGTCGAAATGACTATCATTGAGTTCTCTATCTCCAAATAAGACATATTTTAAGCGTATATCTCTAGACTTATCATAATCATAATAATCATCTTTTAAGAAATCTATAAGTTCCATTTTAAAGGTTTCTTCAGAATATCTTCTTCTATACGCTGTATAAATAGAACATGTTACATTTTCCATAGGAATGAGTATATCACTATTAGAAGACATTAAGTTTACAACTCGACTCCATTCTTTAATTTCACCATTGATAAGTTTTGTCATCATTTCATTTGAGCTATATACTTTATTTACAATAGTTGTAGTTTCGTATCCGATTTCTTCAATACGTTCAATATTACCATTTTCATCATAATGATAGAATTTAGTCCAATCCACAGGGTCTTGCTTATAATAATCATCAGATAATGATTTATGGACATAACGAGCATAATCTTTTATCTGAGATAATTTATCGCAAGCGAATACAGGTTCACCATCAATGGGTGGGAGGTCTTGTGCAATGTCACTATATCTAATCATTGTTTCAGGATCGAATATAATTACATCTTCAGGTTTATCTTCATATTCATTAATTTCATCAACTGAATTTGGTACATCGTCTGATACTACTAATAACGCTTTATATACATTAGGCAAACATAATTTGTATATATAACGTTTATAAATTGTACCAGGGAGCAGTCTTAATCTACCATCGGTTGATATATGATCGTCAGTATATACCTCAGATGAGAATGTATACACATCATCATTTTCAAAATATTCCTCAGGATAAAGTTCTATATAACACACTTTAGTGTCACCGTTATTTATCACAACGAATACACGAAGATCATTATTAAATGTATTAACATTGAGAGCATTTGATGGATCATTTTTTAAAAATTTAGTTAAAATTTTATCAGTAAGAGGATAATATTCACTTTCCTCTCTAATTTCTATATCTCTTATTGACGAGTATTCAGTTTTACAATCAATGAGAGGATATTGATCGTCAACCTTAATACTGGGCATCAATGAAACAGAAAATTTAAATCGTTTTTCTTTTTCAAATAATCTATTTACCTTTAATTGATATATAATAAATTGTACATATGAGTCATCATATTTATAAGTAAAATCTACTGTAGATGCCTCATTAACATACGTCATGTATGTACTAACTAAATTTGGATTTTTCTTAAACTTAATTAAAAATGGATTTACATATAAGAATCTTTTCTTTCGTATGGTTTTATTATCATAATCCGAAAGAACTATTTTTCTCATCGGAGACTCAAAATCAAATACTGAACTTGCTACACTAAATCCTTTTTTCTTTTGAAATTCTGAAAACGGAATAGGTCTATTTTCTAAATAATGAAAAGGAATATCATTTATATTTACATACGCATTTGATATATGTTCGTCGTAGAATACTTCAGGATCATTTAAATTTATTTTTTCTAAATATTGATTATATAATCTATCATACAAATTAACTTTATCAGGATCAATAAAAAATGTGATAAAACCACGTTTAGTTTCATCTTCTATAGGTGTGACGTATTCTCCCGGAGTTATATCTGGAATATATTCCCGAATATCATTAAGTTTAATCATTACACTTGCTTTATAAGCATCATCAGGTATGTTATCATCAACCACTAATAAACTAATAGGGTCTGTGACTGTTGATCTTTCATAGAATATATTATTTACGTCGGTAAATAATGTTCCCGGATGTAACATGAAAATATTTTTTTCAACATTATCCATATCAGCAAGGTTTAAATCCATATTAACTGTATTAGTATGATAAACATAATCATCTTTTTTCATTAATATGAATGCGCCATATACTCGCTCATATATGTCGTTTCTTCTTTTAATAAAAAGAATCTCACTATCGTCATATAAAATTGGATAATTAGAAAAGTATTCAGACAAATCATGTTCAGTAGTTAATGCGGTAGCAGTGCGATACATCATTACTGCTAATTTTTGAAGTTCATCTGTAGTAAGTTTATTTCTACCACCTGATGATGCTGTCAAAGGTTTAGCAGATGATAAGTACGGGGTACTATGAACGTGATTAGAATTTTTATTTAAGTTATTTATAGAAATTTGATTACCTGTGTAAACATCAAAATTACCATCTTCTGCCATAGTGGTATATGTAGTAATTTCAAGAGTTGTTCCACGCTCAGGTGTGAAATATTCATCTTTACTATTAAATGTAATTCTTAGAGTGTGTTCATCTTTAAGCTGATAATAACAGAACGGTTCATCAATAGGTTGACTATAGATGACTAAAGTTTTCAGCTGCTTGTAGTTATCATCTGTATCATTAACTGTTTTATACCGAATATCAAATCCTGCAAGATTGCCATCAAATGGTATATCTATTACAGGATAATTTACAATACTATTGGTTACTATATCTTCGTATCTCACTCTTCTAATACATTGATGACACCGTATTTCAAGTGCAATATATTTATCAGCAGAACGTCTTATTTTTATATATGGGTCATTATTCTTATTATTTGTAGTCAAAGAGTTTTTAAAATTCTTAGGCATTACATATGATGCACTATAAACATAATCATACTTATCAGTATCATTATCTGCGAGATTTTTAATTCCTTTTTTAAGTTTCTTAGCTATCTGTAATTCAATATCGTAGTCTAATATAAAAGGAATATCTTCAACATGAATTACAGTATCTTTATCTATTATAAATTTATAAATACCAGTATCTTTATCTTTTGAAGTTGGGTCATTAAATATATTTTTAAGAATAGCTTTTTCTTCTAGTACTAAAAGAAAATTACACGATGCTGCTGTTGAAAATACATCTGATAATTGAAATATAGCAGCATGTGAATAAATACTCTCAGGAATCTGTGCTCTATTAGGAAATGTTTCCCTAAACAATACAGTTGCAGTATTAAATAAATCTTCTGAAATATTTGAAATCTGCTCTGTTGTAAAACCGATCATACCAACATGTCGATATGATGCATCTATGTCAGGGAAATATTTAGGAACTAGATTTTCAATAGTATATTTTTTAACAGAGAAATTATCTATATAATTTCTATCTACAATTGGAGTAGCCAATTACTTCATCTCCTCTTTTAATAAACTTCTAAGCTCTTCTTAGCAAACTTCAACTTATAACTTTTAGTAGTTTCGTTTGAAGTAGATGTTTGAGCAACCTGTTCTTCTATATATGGCATACCTACCCACGACGGTCCAACATGTCCGAGTTCTTTATCAAATATGGGTTCTGCGGAATTTGACTTATTTGAACCACCATTCATATTAAACTCACTTAAAATTGCAGGATCGTATGAGTTTCTGATTGAATATCGATATGTCACTGTAAACGTTGGATTTGAAATAAGTTTTTCAATATCCCAGTTCAATGAGTCTGTTGATATATTAGTTGGGAAAATACCGTAATATTTTTCCCAATATAAAATAGTCTCACCATCATTACCTGTGATGATATAATAAACGGCACCTGCATAATCTAATATTTTTTCAGTTATAGTATTTTTTGTAGGAGTCATAGTACCTCTATATACACCTGATATATATTCAAGCCATAATCTATGTAATTGGTACACATGAAGATATTTATCATCTTTAAATGTTATTGATAAATTATTAACGCTTCGTGATTCAGATATATCTTTACCATAAGCTATCTGGGTACCCGTATATGTTTTACCGGTAACACCTTCATTAATGAATTCATCATTTAAAGAAAAATTAGTAACCTTATTTGATAGAGATAACATAAATGATGGTGAATCATTTCCGTCAGTCCCAGTTCCATTTCCAGAATATGTTAATTCTTTTATAGTTGCTGGTGAACTTGTATTTGCATACTGAAACATTGGGTTTGTTACAGTTAATGGACTACCGCCATCATTACTCTCACTTATATTACACATAGGTTTGACAAAAAATACATGTCCAAACCCTCTAGTAAAAGCGTCATCTAATGTAGCAACTTTGAATCTATTATAGTATTCAGTTGACTTTTCCCATAACCATGCAGCACTTTTATTTGGAGAATCATATATACTAAGGGTTCGTCTTAATTTTTTTAAATCTGATTCATTTGATTTTATAGTATCAGGATTTAACATTTGTTTTACTAAATCGCTTGATTCAGTAGCATTATTTGATATAGACATTTCAGACTGAGGTGTTTTTTGAGCTTTGTCTTTTTCCTTATCAGAACCACCGTCTATAGAGGATGGTTCAAACGCATATTCACTAGAACCATTATTTGAACCACTGGATGAATTGTTTTTAGATTTTGACTGGTTATATGAACTAACAGCATTATTTATATTATTTACGACATTACTAATCATTGGTAAATTATTTTTAGTAGATGAACTATTTTTTATTAAACCAATATTTCCAATTGATATAGGTTCCGCCATTTGGAGTTCACTCCTTTCATTTTTTATGCATTATACTTATGTTTTTCATAGGTATTTTTACTAACGATTATATATTATTTTTTTAAATAATAAAGGAGGTTCCATAAAAATGGAAAAAGAAATTATAATCGCAACGGTGGTAGAGTCAATTGGAAAATTGGCGGAGAATGATAAGATTCGTGGAATGGTTCTGGGAACATATTCTGATGGTTCACCAAGATCAATTCCGGATGCCATAGCCGATGAACAGCTATCACCGAAGACGAAAGAAAAGCTGGAGAAGAAGATGAAGAAAAAGGCGAAGAAAAAGAAATATACCAAGTTCAAACTTTAATATCATCATAGTCTCCGAAGAATAAAAAATAACACTGTTGATTATAACATTCAACAGTGTTATTTTTTTATAACATAGAAGCTCTTAATTTACCAACAAATAGTGTATTTATTTTATCATCTTCAGGTAAATCTTTTGCTTTATTTACTAAATCAATATAGTCATGCTCTAGTGATTTTTTTATTACATTCTTACCAACGAAGTTAGCAGAGAATTCATCTGCTTCTAATTCAATCAATAAATAAATTAATAAATCGTCTGAAGCTAGATTTTCTTTTTTAGAATTTACTTGCTTTAAATATTTTTTAACTCTACGAGATATCTTTTTATCTAGTTTATATTCATCGCGATAATGTACTGTACCTAGATGCCCATTTATAACATGACCATATTCATGATATAGTATTGCTTTTTTATAAGCTGGAGATAGTTTCTTAAAGTCTTTATCAAAATATACTCTAGGATGATCAGCACCAGTAACGAATTCGGATTCTATATATTTATCAGTTTCATACAGTTCTATAATAGTTCCAAAAATTTCAACAGTGTCAATTTTTTTAGAATTTTTTTGTATAGTATTATACGATTTAGTAATTTTTTTAACAACCATTTTATTTGCTTCAGCGTCTATATCATTTCTAATTTTATCGACAGTTGAAACAAATAATGATTCTATATTATACATCATTATGAAAATTCGAGTTTGTATTGATTTATAAATTGTAGTAATTAAATTTTTAAACATGTTAACTTGTTCAGGTGTAGTACTCTCAGCATCGATATTGTTAGCTACATTCTCAACCAATTTTTTTCGAGTTTCAATTGCCTTATCAATATCAGATATAATTCCTTCAGCATATTCTATGGATTCTTTTATGGTGATTTTCTTTAAAAATTTATTAGAATCATCCATATTTTTATAGTATGAATCAATTAGATTTGTCATCCATTTTTTATCATAATTATCAATTCTATATGCTAAGTTTTTACTGAGTTTCACGTCATAATCTAAATCATCTGTAAAATCAGCAAATGTACGATATGTTACTTTTTCTTTTGCTAATTCAGGATTATCTTTAATAGCTCTTTTCATAATCTTAAGATTTTTTTTAACTCGTCTTTTTGATGAATATAGCTCGCACAGGTCTTTAACTTTAGATGTATATCTATTAAAAGCTTCTTTTAGTTTACTAAATCCTTTTTTAGTATTTTGATCAGAACTTTCATAAAACGTATCTATAATAGAAATGACTGTTTCTAGTTGTGACTTAGCTTCATATAATTCTAAACACGATTCTAAAAAAACTATGTTATCCACATACATTCCTCCTTATTTTAGGATTCTTATGATTATCTATATGTCATTTTATATTTCAATCAACTATTCTTAATAATATTAGAAAGGAGTGAGTAACATTTAAAATGGTTAATCCTATGGTTACTACATTTACAGAATGTAAAAAGTATACTGATAAGATTATGAAAATGATTACCGATCTTTTAGTATCACATGATTATGAAGTTAGTGCTGATAAATCTTCTAATGAATTAGTAGTTCAGAGTTCAAATTTAACAGCAATTAATGATCTTATTTATGAAGAATTGGATGTACCTTTTACTGTAAAAAGTACTATAATTGATACCTATGAAACACAATCTAAAGTATATATTAGATTAAAATTTAAGTAAATAATACAGTATTGTTACTCTAAAACAATCTCATAAAAAAATCCTGAAAGGAGTGATTATAATGACTGATCAGACGATTCGTCAAATAATTAAGTCTTATATATTTGGTGCTAACATCGAAGAGTTATCAAATATATATAGATTTTCACAAACTACTATACAACGAATTATTGACACCCATCAAGATATGATTAAAGCTGCATCTAATCATTATAAGAAAATGGAGGGAAAGAAATGAGTTGGGATTATAAAGGTATCGACGTTTCAGAGCATAACCCTAATGTTAACATGACAAAAGTTAAGAACAGTGGTATTAACTTTGTTATGATAAGAGCCGGTTATGGTAAGTATAAATCTCAAAAGGACAAGTGTTTTGAGACTCACTACAAGAATGCATCTGCAGCAGGTTTATGCATTGGTGCCTATTGGTATTCATATGCAACAACTGTAGCTGATGCTGAACTCGAAGCTAAGTTATTCCTTGAGATTATTAAAGGAAAGAAATTTAATATGCCTGTTGCATTCGATATTGAGGACGAATGTCAAGTAGGTCTTAATAAGGATATAATAGGAAGAATCATTACAACATTTTGTAATATACTTGAAAAGGCTGGATATTTTGCAATGCTTTATAGTTACGATGACTTCCTTACGCAAAAAGTTTCAGCTCAGATATTAAAGCGTTATGCATTATGGTGTGCTAATACAGTCGGTTCACCTACAATGGAATGTGGAATTCATCAGTATTCATTCAAAGGTAATATTCCTGGTGTATATGGTGATGTTGATTTAAATAAAGCATGCATTGACTATCCTTCAGTTATAATGAAGCAAGGTCTGAATGGTTATCCTAAGTCTTCTAATAAAGCCCCAGTTAAAGCTACATTAGATAGTACTGGATATAAATATAAAGATTCGGATAATGGTGTTTTAGCTCTTAAGAAACTTCTTATGTTAGCAAAACAGAAAAAAATAATAACTGCAACTGTTGACAATACCCCTTCGTTCGGTTCTGGTACACAGAAAGCAGTCAATGAATTTCTAAATAAACTTGGATATGTTGAAAATGGCATTGCTGGTAGTAATTTCATTACAGCACTTTTTACTGTAATAATAAATACTAAATAAAAAATAAAATACCTCGTAGCAAATATATTTGCTACGAGGTATTTTATTTAGCAGAACGGATTCTGGCATAAACTGAGATACTTCCCATCACTAAGTTCAAGTTTTCCTCTAGAAGTGTTTAAATATCTATAAGGTTCAGATGGAAATAATACATCGTTTCGATTAACAAAAAATCTGATGCATTCATATCTGACTATATAGAAATGATCTTCTATCTTTGGAAAAATACTATTTAATTGAGAAGGTAAAATATTAATATCTATTTTACCATCATCACGAACAACTGACAAAGTTACTTCATTGTAGTTTTTCAAACGAGATATCGGGAGTGAATCTATCCTTGTTACAGGTACATATTCACCATCTTCAATTATTATAAATTTATCAGACGCTTTAATCTGGTGTGTTTTCATATGCTTAGATTTGTTATCAACTATTGTTATCGGGGTTCCAGTTAAATTTGTAAATTTCATTATTAATATTTCACCTCAATATAGATTTTAATTTATAAAGTAAAAAGTCATAACGAACTTTTTCTTTTTCGGACGTCATATTGAAAATTCCTGAACTAAGTTCATAACGCATTGCATCCTCTTTTGAATTATATAATAAATACATATCATCATAAAAACTATCGTCCTCATTAGATTTATAAAAGTTTTCATATGACAGATTTTCTATCCGAGAATCAGCATCTTCAACTGTAGTATGAACACGTGTTAAATCTAATGTATCACATAGTGGAAGCAAATAGTTATAAATCTGAGCTCCCCCTATTACATAAATTTTATCAAAAGTTTCTGAAGGAGTTGTTGGTAAATATCCATTAAGAAATTCCATCATACTCATAAATATAACACTCTGATTAGCTTGAGGATGGTATTTAATAGTTGCTTTTTGCATTTTTTCATATTGATTAGTTATTACTATATTTAATCTATTAGTTAGAGGTCTACTACCCATACTTTCATATGTTTTTCGACCCATTACTACAATATTATTTATAGTTTCTTTCTTAAAATGTTCCATATCTTCAGGGATATGAAATAATAATTCATTATTTTTTCCTATATTAAAGTTTTGATCAATGCATGCTATTAGTTTCATATTATTCTCCTTAAATAGCTACTGGTATTTTTCCTACTGATTTTGGATTAAATGCGTATCTTTCTATATTAAAAGACTTCACGGTAAAGTCCTTAAAATCTTTTATATCAGGGTCTATTGTTACTATAGGAGTTATATTAGTTGAAGGTCTGGATATAACTTCTTTTACAATATCAAAATGTCTGTCATAAATATGAGCGTCTGCTATAACATGGACTAACTCACCAGGTATCATATTTGATACCTGAGCAAACATCATTAACAGTGATGCGTACTGAACAACATTCCAATTGTTAGCAACAAGAACATCATTAGATCGTTGATTGAGAATCATATTTAATACAGGTTTATTTCCACCTTCATCACTTACATTAAATGTACAAGACCAACAACAAGGTTGAAGATGCATTTCATGTAAATCTGCAAAATTAAATAGATTCAAAATCATTCGTCTACTAAAAGGTTCATGTTTTAAATCGTATAAAACAGATTCAACTTGATCTATCATTTTTAAATGATATTGATTATCATCTCCGAGAATATTTCTTTGTATATTTTTTAGTCCTGCTTGATAACCATAAGCTTTGCCTATGCTACCCGTTTCATCAGCCCATTGATCCCATATATGAGAATTAAGCTCATGAATATTATTTGATTTCTTTTGGTATATCCATAAAATTTCGTCTACTGCACTTTTTATCGCAGTACGTCTTAAAGTTAAAGCGGGGAATTCTTTTCTCAAATCATATCTATTTATTACTCCAAATATTTTTTTAGTATATGCAGGAGTACCATCTTCCCACACAGGCCGTACTTTTTGTCCTAAATTAGTAGTTCCGTTTTCAAGTATATCATTACACATTTCAATAAATAATTTATCTGTATTAGTCATTTTATTATTAACTCCTTTCATTTTTCATTAATTTATTTAAATTACGGTTAGAAAATGAAACGACCATATAATAAATATTTCCATTTCTACTTTTTGACCGTCTTATAATAGCCAATGCTGTATTATTGTAACTACAAATAGTTGAAATTAAATAATTATCTTTACCAGTTAATACATCAATATCATCCATTAATTTATATTTAACTATTACCGTATAATCATCAAATTTTTCTCCGTCAGGTTTATGACGACTAATAATCTCAACATCATCTTCATATTCAATATATTTATCACCTGATGATTCCCACCACATCATAAATACTAAAACGAAGACAATGATTAATAATACAACAGCAATATACAATAACATAGGACAAGACTCCCCGACAATAAAATATTATTCAACTGTCTTATTCTCTATAAAAACCTATGAAAAACATATATTTAATTATGATTTTTTTGTAATAAAAAAATATTATTTGAAGGAGGTTTATACTATGGGAATGGTAGACGAAATTTCGGCTTTACTTAGAAAAGGTCCTGAAATCACTTCTCAGTTAAACTCAATAAAAGTTAATAATAAATCTATAATTCGTGGTGCTAATGATGCCACTTTTCAATTTCCTTGTTTAGTATCAGATACTATACCCATTGATTTAGCTAATACATTAGTTAGGACTCTTGATAGAGTATATGCAGATTTAACACAAACATGGATTTCAATGCATCCTATAATGGATATGTCGTTGGATCCTACTCCAATGTCATATTTAAAGAGGCTTCATCAAAATATCCGTCTTGAATCAGTTCAAGAAGATAATGGAGAATTATATGAAAAATGTGTTCAAGAAGCGTATGATGGTGAAGCGTTACTATTTATGAATTATAATAAAACTTATGGCATGCTCATATCTGGAATAGACAGAGCTTCTAAAGAAATGGTTGAAAGCCATAAAGATGGATTACGTGAACATATGTCTGAATTTGATTTACATCCTTTTGCTGAAGCTGAAAGTGATATGACTAATGCATATGATTTAATGAATCGTGTAGCGGATTCAAAACTTAAGCAACTGGATAAAGAAAATCGTAAAGATATGATGAGTCAAACAGATAGGCGTATGGCTCCTAAATTATTAGATAAAGATGTAAAAAAATCTAATGATATAACTCCGTATGGAATTCAAGTTAGATTAATTGCAAAAAATGAAAAAAATGAATTCTTCCAGTATATTGATTTTATAATTGGTGTCAAAGCTGTAATGCATCCGATTAAATCAGATGATATGATTGTAAATATTCAAAGGGCTTTACAAAACAAGAGTTTATTCTTTAAATTTCTTAGATGGACTTCTGGTGAAATATCATTATTTAAGAATATAATTCTTAATCTTGATGAAATAAAAACTGATGCTGCTAATAGAAATAATAGATGGTTCCCTACATTAAGAAGATTGAAAAAGAGACATTTTGGTCTTCATGATTTAACTGTACCTCATGCCATAATTCCTAATGCTACTATTGCAATATCCTCATATGAAGCTGATTATTTAGAGAATAATTTAGCTATACACGTAAGAGATGCTGCAATTGCTAAGAGAATTATGAATAATCTTTTCTTGGTAGCATTTGTAGTTGTTGATGAAGCTACAGGAACCTTAAATATATTATACGATGGTGACAACGCATATCAGACTTATGCTCTTGAAACCCTTGAAAGAGAAAACTCTATGTCTTCTAATAAGCTTGGGCGAGAGATTGGTCGTATGATCAGTCATTAATAAAGGAGATGAATTGTATGCCGTTTAATGGAATGCTTTCCGAATCTATTAATATATTAATGGAGAATGAATATAATACTAAAACATATGGACACGAATATGAAAATATTCAAACTGTATTAGAAGATGCTAATTCTCCTGTTACAAAGAAATATCAACAAAAATTATTTCAATCAGTCATAGATAAAAAACATATAAATTTTGGTTCAATACCAAAATCTGAAGGAAATATTAAAAATTATGAGGGTTATCCCAATATGGTTGAAACTCTGAATATTCTGTATAATCTTGCAGCTGATCAGAAAAATAGTAACGTATTAGAATACGTCAATATTGTACAGAAAGCTCTTAGAAATATAGAGAACCTTTCATCTACATATATGAAAGGATATCAAACTAAAACAGAGTATGTTGAGCTTGAATATAATACTTATGTGTATACATGTGTTGAAGCTACTAGCACATTACTCTATCAGTTTGTCGATTATATGAGAAGACCTACTGACCAGATTATGACAATCGTATTAAAAAATGATACGTTGAGAGCGGATCTCTTCTATTTTGAACAACTTAGAAAATTTAATAATGTAAATGACAAAATGGGTATTGATTATAGAAAGATGCTCGAAAGCCTCTGTGAAAAAGGTAGAAATAATTTCCTTGGTTCAGAAATGGTTGTTGGACTTGCAGCTATATCATTAGTTGCTATGTCAATTGTTCCTGTAACTAGAGAATGTATATATCAAATATATCATTTAAGAGAGCAGTTATCTAAATCTCTTGAAATGCAAGCTGCATTTCTTGAAATGAATGCAGCATGTGTTAATTCTAATACTGCATTTACTGCTGAAAAGAAAAAGAAAATATTAGAAAAACAAAATAAAACAAAAAATAAATTATTAAAACTTGCAAATACATTAAAAGTAAATGCAGTTAAATCAAAAGAAAAAGGTAAAAAAGATATAAAAGAAAGTAATAAAATGTTAACTATTAATAGTATTCAAAATGAAGTTTCGGATTCCCCTTTTGAGTTCGTATAAAGGAGGGTTATAATATATGATATGTAGCGATAAAATTGGTGGGTTTATTAATAATCTTAAATCAGTTCATACTGATTTAGATATATGCAATATGAAGGCTGGAGATATCTGTGATAGATTTACCGATGAAATGCAGAAATATAAGAAGATGATTTCAACATTTTTTTCAGTAGATGTTGCAGCAAAAGATATTAGTTGGGTATATTCGTTATTCGATGATCCAAGATCAGTAATATTTAATCCCAATAAACAAGTTTGTTGCTATAGCTTGTCTAAAGCACTTGAAATATATAAAGAATATAGTAATGGTATGATTGATTTTGTTTCTGATATAATTCGTTCAAATCCTGATTCTTCGGCAGAGGTATTGAGTAAGTTTAATGACTCGTTAACTAAAGCTAAAGAGAAAGATCAAAGTTTTGTTAAATCTCTTTTTGGTGGAGAATATAATCTTTGTGAAAATATCAGTATTCCAAATGCATTAACTAATATTGAATTTATTATTAAATTCAGAAACGAAATTGATAATATGAATACAAGATTCATCACATTAGTTCAAAGTCTTGAAGGACAACAGACTATAACTCCGTTAACATGTGAAGCAATTAAACTTTTAAAAAATTCACTTACTTATTTTACATATAAAATGATAAAGAAGTGTGTTGATATTTTTAAGAATATTAATAATTGTATTCACATTAATACTGAACCGGAAGACACTTCTAAAAAATTTCAACTTTTCTAAGTTATTAATAGGCGGTGATTAAAATATGAGTAATACTAATTTCTTAACAGAAATGATTGGAAATTACTATGATTGTATAGTTAATATCGTCTATAAACTTCAAAAATATACTGATGCATTATTAATTGAAGTTAGACAACGAAACATAAATACTGAAGATAGATTAATATCTTTTTTAATTTGTGAATCTGAGAATATTTTTAAGGATATTCTTTATGTAACGAGCTTGAAAATTCTTAAATTATATGAAGATAAATATAAAAACTTTATTGAAAAAATAGAATCGAGTGAAAACAGGAAATATTATTCATCACGAGAAGTTTCTGTGTACTTTCAAGAAAAAATCAAACATATAGATTGGGATTTGATACATTATCAGTCATATAATTCTGATGAAGAAAATCGGATGGAAGTGTATAATTTTCAAAAAACGTTTGATTATTATATGAATAAATATAATTTTGAAGTATCAGATAATAATTCTATAGAAATTGATAAAAATGAATTACTTAAAGATATAGAAGAATGTTACGATGTATTTTCTAAATCAATGTCAGATTTATCAGATTTAATGAAAAAATCATTATCATTATATAGTTCAGCAGTGATAATGAATGATTTGATACGTTTTATGATAGTAATTCATGTATGCCTTTCAAAAATACATGTTATTTAATAATATTTAGAAACATTAGTATTTCTATCTTAAATAAAAGATAAGTACTAATGTTTCTAAAAAAACATAATAATAAATGACAAAGATTTTTTATTAAAAATCTAATAAAGGAGTTGAAAATAATGATTTTTAATGATATATCTGATAAAGAAATTGATATAGAATTTCTTGAATATAAAATTGAAATAGATAAACTTCTTAATGACTATTTAATTGAATCAAACATTTTATCTTTAGGTATATATACCGAAGATGAAAATGAAACAGTACCTGAACAAAAACAGAGTAAGTTTGGAGCTTTTATAAGTCGTATTGCTGATGCTATTATGAATGCATTAAAAAATCTCGCAAATGCAGTAGCATCGTTATTTGGTTCTAAAGACCATATTGACACACAGTCATTTCTAAAAAGCAATGCAGGAAAAGAAATTTATACTGTTGACATTGAAAAAATAAATAAAGAATGCGACGACAAAATACTTGAAGGTAGAAAAATGATTCAAGCTATTTCGAAAGGTACTCATATTGATGATCATGTCGTTGCTAAATATGTTGATGGAGCTGCAAATTTTGCATCGAAATATGGTAAAGCGGTAATTACATCTGCAGCAGCATTAGCAGTTGCGCCAAAAATACGTGACTGGGTAAATGATAAATTTCATCTTATTCAAAAAGGCAAAACTGAAACGTTAAGGTCGGTTGCTCTGAAAGAGTATCGGAGAGAACACAATATTGAAGAGGGTAAAATAAGTAAAATATTCAATGCAATGGGAACATATGCTGGTAAATTTGTAAATAATGGCATGAAATTTATTAAGACCTTTAAAGGTTATCAATCTGTCGAAAATAAAAAGAATGCTGAAAATAATCAAAAATAAAGGAGAGAAGTGATATGAATAATGCTAATGTATACAATGGCTATCTTACAGGTATTGAAAGATACTTAGCCATAGAAGATGCTAAATTAGATAATGCATTTAGTCGCATTGATACAATGTGGGAAATGGTAAATCTTGAATATGAACAAAATATTCGTGATGCCGAACTTAAGGTATTTTCTGAAAGTGGGACATATGAAGATTTATTATATCTTTATCAAGAAGCTGAAAATGAAGCTAATCAAAAAAAAGGAGGAATATTGTCAAAACTCTGTGATTTTATCAGTAGTATTTTCGATACTATCGGTAATTGGTTTGGCAAGTTATTTGGTAATGGGGATCCCCCGCCTCCTCCTGATGGTGAACAACCGGAATCACTAGTGAAATCTGTTAACGGATTTATGCAAGTTAAAGAAATAATAGGTTCAATATTAAATACAATAGTAACCGTATTAACGTTCGGTTTAAATAAAAAACTTGGTAATGTTGGTGGGGGAGCAGCTGCTTTAGGTGCTGGTCTATTAGTATGGACCGTTGTTCAAAAAATAGGTTTAGATAAAGTTTTTTCTAAAGAAGAATGCGATCAGATGAATGATGGACAAGCCAAATCTAGTTCATTTCTTCAACGTTTTAAGGATTGGTATCAAAATAATAAATCATATCAAAGAACTGGAAAAGATATGGTCGATTTGTCAAAAAATGCAAAATCAACATTTGACAGTTTAAGAGCTCTCTGGAAAAAGGCTGACGAAGGCGTAAAAAATGCTGAAAAAGGAGATAATAATAATAATAATTCACAACGGCCTGCTTCTACTAGTGAAGAAGTTGTTACGAATTCTACTAATGATACAATTGATTTATCATCTAGCAATTCAACATATATAACTGAAAAAGCAAAGAAAAAAGGTAAATCTTCTACTCCTCCTGCTACTAATAATCAGCCGGCTCAACAACCTGCTACTAATAATCAGCCGGCTCAACAACCTGCTACTAATAATCAGCCGGCTCAACAACCTGCAACTAATAATCA